AATTATCTAAAAAAATATCTTCACAATTAATAATTTTGTATATTACTTCAATTTTATGTTCTATAAAAGTAAAGTGTTTTAATGATTTATATAATAACTTTTGTGTTTTACAATGTAAACCTTTATAATGGTTTTTCCTTTTTTCATATTCAATAGTTTGCCCAATATAAATTTTCCCACAAGGACTTGTTATCTTATATATGTATCCTGTATTCATTCTACAAAGATACTAATTCAATTTCAAATGGTTACATTTATCTTGGACTATTCTGGTTATTTGTTTTAGTAAATAGTAAAGATAAACTATTATATCCTGGATTATTCTTCCTCAAGAATATTTTTGTATTCCTACTACGAAATCTCTTCTTCTGATTCCATGGTTTGAACATATCAAAATACAGGTTATTCAGAGTGAATGTATATCCATTGCCATCAGTGTTGATCATGTTAACATTAGCCAGGTCATACTCTCCCCTATCATTAGTAAGATCAAAGAATGTATTGAACCTCCAATGTCTCTCTACCTGTGAATATAATATCTGAGTACCTACAGCATCCACAAAAGGATATTGTAAAGCAGTATAAGGGTTATCAGGTGGTTTAAGATTAAGTTCCAACCATCCACTGCATTGCTCCTCATTGAATATTATAGCCCTATCAAACCCTCCATCAAACTGAGTAAACTTATCAGTAGAATTAGGCCGGTATAAATAAGAATCTATAGCATACTCCACATTCTGTAGGACAGAAACATTAGTACCCATATTCGCAGTGAACATAACTTCAAAAGGATATTGTACTCCATAATAATTCGTCCATAATCCTGTAGTCTGGTTATGTCTCCATAACTCACTACCCTGTGTAGTAAGAAAGTGTGTCTTAGATGGTATATTCAAAGTAGGATGCCAGTCATGCCATGATATCCACTGCTTCTCTCTACAGTCATATGATAGTGTCCAGGATACATCAGTAAAGTATACAGGATCACACGGTGCTATAGGATTCCTGTTGAGTATAGCTGGTGCAATATTACCGCAACCAGGAATATCACAAGGACTTGCTCCCGGTGTAGTAGTATATCCTGGAGGACAGGTATAAGAAATTGCATTAAAAGCAGTCTGCCCTTGTGTAGTAAAGATAATATTCAGATCGCTATTAGAAGTAACTGTAGATATCTGTAGAGCAGTATTATCATATATCTCCATTGCAATCATTCCAGGCCCCAGACTATTACTACCTAGTACTTCTAATACATGTACTCCAGCAGTTAATGTAACTGGATATATACCCATAAGTTCAAATACAGCACATTCAGAGCATGTAAATGATAGAGAAGTAAACTGTGATGTAAATAAAGTTCTTGGGCCAGGACCATTAAGGTCAAATACTGCAACACCATCTACCTTAATAATAGCAGTATCATCCATACATAAAGCAATATAGTATGTCTTAGTGCTGGCTACTGTAATACATTCCTTAAAACCTACATAAGTATCAATAGGGTTGTGAACAGTATCCCATACAGCTATTGTATTAACCTTAGTTCTCCAGAAAGCTGCTCCTAGTATGGAAAAAGTTCCTATGCCCCCAAGAGTATATCCACTATTGAATAAAGCTGGGCCCCTGCTACCATATACAGATATAGGAGTAATAGGTCCTACTATAGACCCGGTTCCTGTAGCTATTGCTCCTATTGTCCTTGTACAAGTAGTACCAGATAAAGTATACCCCGGAGCACAGTGATAAGTACCATCAGTAGTGTAGAATCCATATGCAGGATCATAAAGCACTATTCCCTGGTACTCATCCTTCAATGTACATTCCTTCTTACAGATGTATAAAGCCTCGTTAATAGCATCATATATAGTCTGTATACCACTTCCTGCTACAGGGTTATCATATAACACGTAGTTAGGAAACTGTTGTAATAGAGTAGATGGCAGATACTTAGCCAAATGCCACTTCAATCCCGGAGTAATATCCTGCAGTCCTTCTCCACCATAACAGAAGATCTTACCGGTATTCTGAGATACATAGTATACACCATGAGGTGTATTGACTATAGACAGCCTATTCTGACAACTACCATACTCATATGCATTATCTGCATTAGACACTGATTGTAATGGTTGCTGAAATAATCCCCCATCTCCTACTGTAACCTTAACACCATTACCTGTAACAAGGTTATCTACTCCTTGGAACTGCTGAGGTGCCTGATCCTTAAGTAATATAAGAGCACCACTCTTATGTATCTCCTTAATAGCAGTTATAGTAGTAGGAAAATCCTTGTAATTATTAGGCAGGTATATTCTCCAGTTATCCTTGATACCCTCCTCTTCCTGAGGCAGAGAGTAGTGTACTCTACGAGGATAATAAGAGAAACAGGTATAAGCAAGTAGAGGATCATAATCCCGGCCAAGGGTCTTACCCCAGGATAGATACTGGTTAAAGAATCTCGAAACTGATAAAGAATAATCGTACTTATATAAAGTATCACTCTTAATAATATCACTCCTGAACATCTGGTTGATATCCTGGAAGCCATAAGGATCATAGAACATCTTAGGAATAGTATCTTCCCAATCCCTATATCCTACATTCACCTCACTCTCTACATAGAAATCCCTTACTCCGTTGTTAAACAAGTAGAAATATCCCTTAGTAACATAGAATAACTTGGCATTCAAACTACCATCTAACCTTCTATTCTGGTGAGCCTCTGCAAGTAATCCATGATAGATACCATCATTGTTCAACCAGAACATAGGATAAGGGACATTGATGTAGTTCCTATAGTCGTACTTAAAGTCCTCAGGTACATCCCTAAGCCAGTCATTAAAGAAGAACATGGGGTTCTTCTCAGTATACCTATTAATGTAAGTATCTCCTCCAAATAAGATAGGAGAAGTATATACCGGCCTGAATAAAGAAGTATCTACCTGCTGTACACAACTGATAGGTACTTGCTTACCAGAATCTACCTGGCCATACTGAGCAGCCTGTGGTACATTGTAAGAAGCATAGTAAGAAGCTACTGTATGTGAACTATCCCAGTTAAAGGAACTACCTACATCACTAAGCAGATACCGACTATTATCTCCAAATAAAGGAGGTGCCTGCCTATCTAACTGAAGTGCTACATAGTTATTCCTATAGATATTGTTAACTGTAAGATTCCTGAATGACTGCACCTGTCCCTTGATATATGAGTAATCAGTAACTCCATAAGAGCCAATATTGGCATATATAGGATTATTGTAGAATCCTGAGGAATTATACTGAGCAGCATATTGCCTACCAGGTATAAGGCCCTTGATGAGATTCAGAAACTGTTGACGTACTACCTCAGCCTGTATAGGTGCAAATAACACAGCAATAGCAAAGTTAGCTGCAGCAGAAGCAAACTTAACTGCACTGGATACATCGGTAGCAGCTACATCATTAGTGTAACTATTATCAAAGTATAATGGAATATTAATAGGTAAGTCAGCAGATGCAGATAAAGTAATAGAAATAGGACTACCCCCAGTTAATGCAGCAACAGCTCCAATAACAGATATAGCCAATTCAATACCTCCTATAATATTACCTAACCAACTATCAAAGTCAGTAAGTACCTTAAACATAGGGTGCTTATAAGGTACCTGGAATTGTCCATGAGTATTACCGGACATTCCCATTACTATCTTCAATGATCCTGCTCCTAATATAGGGTTCTGAAATACAGTATCAGGACTATGGAATGATAATATATCAGTCCTGTAGCCAGTAAGCGGTGTACCTGTCTTACCATTACCTGTAGTACCCTTATCAATATCAGCTACATTAGAAGTAAGATAATAATCAGGCCGAAGATCATTATAAGGATAGTTCTGGAATAGACCCTGCTGCCCACCACTATCAGTATAAGTCCTCATGTTATTGATCATACCCTTGGCAATAACACTCTTATGCCCTTCTCTAACAGCCCTAAGTATCTCATAACCCTGTATATCAGGTATAACAACTCCATTGATATCTACTGGTAACTGGATATTCTCAAAGAATACTCCCATAACCCGTATAGTGAAGTTATTGGTAAAGTGAGTAAGATCAGGGTGTAAAGTCTGGTCAGGATACTTATGATGCATTATAGGCTGCCCACATAATAGATCCCAAACCAAAGGGCTCCTATCAGGATAAATCTCTGTGGAACTATATCCTTCCATAAGACCACTGGCAATAGTTCCTATAGATCCTGGAGGAGCAGGTGGCCCACCAAATGCAAATGTAGCAGGTGTACCCCCTGGACTACCTGGTATATGATAAGAAGTTGTCTTATCTCCGGTAGTATATACCCATCTGACATAATAAGCATATACCTCACCTCTCATGAATCCTACATTCATTCCATGCTCATTACCTCCCTTATGGTAATAGTCATCCGGATATTCCACACATACCCACTTAGTCACTATCTTATTAGCAAGAGGTTGGTAGTTAAATTCTGGCCGGGTCTTTACTCCTACCCTGGTCAGATACCCTGCAACACTATATATAGCATCACTACTCTCTATAGCAGGAGTATTCAGTGGTAATATGGATAATGGTATAATAGTCAGTTCCTGATCAACATCATCAATGTAGATAGTAGACTGGGAAGTAGAATATATACCTAGACTCCTGGCCTCTACCTGGCTATTGATCTCAGATATAAGTACCACTTCCATCTCCTGAAAAGTAGTAGTCTCAGCTCCTGAAATAGCCAACTTAACTGCTCCTGCTACATTGTTATGAGAGAATATAGACTGGATATTGGATAAAGCAATAAAGTCAGTACATGCTATAGAGTTAATAGCATACCTGATAGCTACCTGGTAAGAACCATTAAGTAACTGTCCAGACCCTTGACTCTTGGATAATGTAAGACAAGGTACTATAAAGTGGGGTGCTATTCGTAGTTTCTCACAATCCAGAACAGAAGTATTAGTACATATAACGCATCCTGAAGTAGTAGTACAAGTCTGTACCCATGGAATATTAACTGTATTAATAAATCTGTCAGGGTTATACTTACCATCTGACCAGTATACATCAAAGCCACAATCAAATCCTCTCCTGGATGCTCCTATAATAAGATGTTCAGTACTGAAGTTAGGGCAAGTCTGTGGACCGGTAAGTGTCTGATACCTACACTGTGACTCATAGAATATACCAATCTCAGATACAATATTGTTAGTAGTAAATACCATCCACTGATCATCAGTAAGGGGTATAGAACCTATAAGAGTGTAAGGTAGGTCACAACAATGGATATTAGCCGGTTCAGTAGAAATAGCTCCTAACTGACCATCTGGTAAATTCTTAACTGCATTCCGGGCATGAGAATAGGTACTGTTCTTCTTGTATAAATCAATAGGATCAGTTATCATACCTTCAGTAAAGGTATTGGAAGTAGTAGGATTCTGCTGTTGGTTCTCTGCCATTAGTAATTATTATGCTGTATATATCCTTCTGAACCATACATTCTCTGAAATGGTAACATGTACTTTCCGTATGCATTCAACCTGTGAGCAGAGTAGTTATTAACCATATCACTATAATCCGGCATAGCTGCTATAGCTAATGCAGATGCTCTTGCCTTAGTTAGTTGTACATCTACATATTGCAATCTTCTTTCCAAATCAGGATCACCATTCAGGTACAAGTTCTCCAGTATCCTCTTCTTCAATGCATACTCATAGTACATATTGATCTTAGGATGGTCGAGTACCAGTAAGTTACCATCTTCATCCTCCATAGCTCCCTCATAGCAGATATATAACTTACCATGGTTAACTCCTAATTCAATGAAGTTGTTCCTGATCTGGGCTCTATTACAACTCTGCCTGAACTGTGCATTCAAAGTAAATGCAGTAGCTTGCTTGGAAGTTACAAAGTATACCTTCTCAAAAGTAGTATATTCCCGAGTCTCAAACTTACATTGTTCAACTACCTTAACTCCTACTGTATTATCACATAGACTATATACCTTGTTCTTGAACCAGGGATCAGCATGTACTGTATTGCAATTACAAGGAGTATGGTTACATGTATTGCATGAAGGCAAATTGCAGTTAAAATCTCCTGTACTATGATCCATAAAACAGAAAGAGTTGGTGGCAAGGGTAATAACCCCTGCAGGTGCCTGAGATATATCAATATTAGAAGCACATATTTTAGTAGTTCCTGTAGTAAAGTCTACCACCTTAGTACTACTATCACAAAAAGTAACCGGTACAGATACTGCATTAGTACAGGTAACTGACCAGCAAGGACATGTGGTAATATTAGGACTAGTGTGAGAGGTCATTACTGTATGCCCCTGGATACCATTACTAATAGAAGGATATACGGTCTCCCAGTGATTACATAACAGACCATAGTTCATTATATGGAAATCAGTAGGTAACTTAGTCCGGCCATGTTCAATATCTAGTATAGTCTCCTTAGTCTGATATATCTTCAACCCAAGACTATAAGTACAATCCTGAGCAATCTTAATAAGTTCAGCAGGATCAATAGTACCATCAGCATTAAAAGCACTAAGGTCAGTCATAACTGCTCCTAGTAGCTCATCCATTGTCCTATATTGAAGAGAAGATAGTGTACTCATTACTTAGTTATTGAAACATTATCATGTAAAGGGTCAGAAGGTAATTGTAACATTACTCCCAGATCAGCCAGCATTAACTTCTCAATATCACTGAGTATATAGTCAGGTACATTAAGGGATTGCTGTTGCCGGGGCTTGCACTTATCATCATAGTTGCACTTAAAAGTAGATATATCCTCCTCAAACATTCCCTCTATTCTAACAGCAGGATAATCTACATTGGGAAAGTAAAGCCGATCATTAAGAAACCATGCATACTTCCAGGTATTATATCTAAAATCTTTATTCCTAGACAATACCTGGTACTGATCATGTGTAGTTAACTTGAATATGGTACTACCATCTAATGAGGTAATACTGCGGATCATTGGACCCCACTTACCTTCTGTAAATACAGGTAAGCTCTTACAAGTCCTCCTGAATGTAGCATAGCTCTTAATACTCATACAACCAGCTTCTACCTTATCAGTCTCTTCCAACTCTACAAAGTCCAGGGTCTCATAGATGCTATTCATAGCCATCAGACTCTTCTTCTCATCTAGCCTCTTGATAGCAAGAGCTGCATGTTTCCGAAATAGGGAATAAAGAAATTTATCAGTTAAAAAGCTATCCTGCTTAGTAGCCTTAATTATATTCCTCACCCTCGAAGTAACTGCACCAATAGTAGTTGCACTCATTATCGTAATAATTTACTGACTAATTTCATATTCGTTACTACTATATATTTTCTATAATCTGCAGCAAATGCCTTACTCATTCCCCTAGCCAGATCCCTATGCGGCTTAAACTTCCACAGGTGATGGTACATTAACTTGATCTTATTGGCCCAGGTAGTAAAGTAGATAAAAGGCATTCTACTATCAGTCTCCATATTAGCATGTTTCACTACCCTATCTATCTTCTCAGAAGAAGGCTTATTCACCTGCCTCTTGGTATTAGAAGGCATCTGATTAAATGCTCCCATGAATATCCTACCTATATTGGAAGGAACTTCTACTCCATACCTGGTATATAATATCTCCTGAGCAACTGTCTCTGCATGGAATCTGCGAATAAATCCCCTGATCTGCCTATGAGTGTACTTCTCTGACCCATCATAAGTGTCCAATAGATCCTGAAAAAATGCATCATTATCTGCCTTATAAATAGTCTCCCTATACCTGGGACCCTTTACATTCGGTTTATTATATTCTCTGTTAGCTCCCATACTATATGACTAAGATACGCATTATATGTCACAGGTGTAAAGTTCAAATCAATAAATTTCACAAGTGGTATAAACCAACAGACCCCTACCATCAAGATAGGGGTATCTGCAAGGATCCAGGAACCAACACCGGATAAGGTTAACCTGGAAGGTAGAAGGTCTTAGCACTACTCAATGAAGTATCAGATAACATCACCTTCATGGTAAATGCATATCCCGGAGTAAGTGGGTTAGTAAGTTTCGTAAGTTGTATAGAAGTCTGCCTGAGTCCAAGTATAGTAGGATCAAATGAAGTAGCTCCTATCTGTGTAGCCCCATCATATACCTTGAATGTGAGAACATTATATGGAGATGCCCCACTGTTATACACTACATCCTGTATCCAAGAAACAAATAGGGCTCCTGCTAATATATTCCCACTCTGATCATAAGCATTAGCATGGAATTGATCCAGGGTAAATGATGGGTAAGTAATAGGTATACCATTATAAGCAGGTGCCGTAGTACCAGAACTAAAAAACTGGAAGTAAGGTGGTGTAGATACAGGATCATACTGCTGAATAGCTCCTCCATTATCATATACAGGTGCAATAGCTCCTACAGTAGTGTTATGAATATACTCAGAAGCACTGGAAGCCGAATTAGCAAGTACTATAGAACTGGAAGTACTATTAGCTGGAAAAGTAAGTGAGTAGTTCAAAGTACTACCGGAACTCATAAAAGTGCCTGTAATAACAGTAGCATACGGGTTTCCATAAGGAGCAGTTACAGTAGCTATATAGTTAAGAGGTACTGCCCTGATAGATACTAGTACCAATACGGGACTATAGGCATTCACACCAAAGGGAAGAGTATCAGAGAGACTCTCAGCACAGCAGTTACTCTGTATAGTCCCTTCATAACTAGCAGGTGCAGATAATCCTATATGTATAGAAGTCTGCCCAGAGGTAGCTCCTGATGCAGATAATTCTGTATAAGAAGGATCTCCCTTCCTGCGGTATAAAGCCTTATAACCACAAGGAGCTATAGGTGTCGGATTATCAAAAGCAATATTCAGGTTCATGATAAAGTAGCTGTTATATTAGAAGGAGTTGCACAAGTAGCATCTGCCAATGTGATTACTGTATATACAAATGTCTTAGTAAACTGGTTAGCTGCCGGTGTTATTGTTATTCTATACTGAGTAAGAGCCTGAAGACCAGTAAAAGTATCAGTTACTGTACTGGTAGCAGATAAAACATGAGTAGAAATGATCACATTCGGATTACTAAATAATGCTACAGTAGCTGTGTAACTGTCCATATCAGTACTCAGATTCGGAAATGTATATCCTGCTGAACTGTTGGTCATACTGAATGTAGGATCAGGATCAGTGATATTGATACCTTGTGCTATAGGAGAATCCGGGTTATCTGCGTTATTGATATTAGTAACCTGGAAGTCGTAAATGTAGTTAGTAGTTACAGCAATAGCAGCTGTAGTACCGGAAGTACTATATTCTGTCCAATCACTAGTACCTGCAAGCCTATACCTGACAGTATATCCTGTAGTACCTGCGGTGTTGTCTGTTGTCCAACTGAAATGTGCTGTAGTAGATGCCATGATATATTACGGAATTGTGAATGTGATTGGCCCAATATATGGAGTAGTGCTGCCTGGTACACCACTGCAGTAGTTGGCTATTTGACAAAAGGCTGCCTTCAATCCATAAGTAGTATCTAATGCAATAGCCTGTAACATAGCTAGAATCACTGGTGGGTTACTGGCACACATCTTAGTCAGTATAGTAGTAAGACTGTCACCAGGTGCTATTCCAGCCCCATTACAAGTTATAGCAGTTGCTGCACTATATATCACACAATCTGTAGATAAAGCATCCTCACAGGGAGTACATGGTATAGTAGGTATAGCCCTGAAGAATACTGTACGATCTCTACATACTCCATTAGGATATTGTGCAGTAGGTGCCTCAAAATCAGTATCCGGGGGACAGCATCCACAGTTTACTGGTAAGGGTAATATACTATAGTCAGGAGGACATCCACAAGAAAGTCCTGTAGAGCACCTGGAGCATAATGATGTAGCGTTGTTATTACAGTTGCACATTAGGATGAAGTTGTTTGTGATATTAATGGACAAACAGTAGTATTACCATTATAGATAACAGTAGTACGGATATAATATCTAGTAGCTCCTGTGAGGCCTGTAAAGGTATCAGTAACTGAAGTAGCAGGATTAGTATATGTTTTAGTAGCTATAACAGTAGTACCGGATGTAGTACCTGAACTATTAATCAGATCAATCTCATATACACTGTTGGCCAGAGTAGTAGGAGCAAAAGTGAACTGTATAGAAGTCTGTGATAGACCTACTGCAGAAATATTAGGACAAGTACTGGTGTTATTAGCTATAACAGATGGTATGCCGCCATTACACCCTAGTGAAGGAGAAGAGCTAGTAAGAGCATAAGAAAGTACTACACTGTAGTTACTATTCTGTAACAGAGCACTAGCACTCACATCACATACCAGATATCCTACTCCTATTGTAGTATACAGGTTAAAAGTCTGTGTATAAGAGTGTCCTGCAGTATCTGTGATCAACACAGTACCACTAGATGCTCCTGAACCAGAGAAGTTAGTTGGTATAGAGGAACTATAGAAATAGAAAGTAACTGTTCTGTTAGCAATGTTATATACTCCCTGATAGTTGATATGTACACTAGCACAGGTAATGTTAGACTGATTAAGAGCCTGTGATATACCAACCCTTGCATCATTGTAAGCTATCCATAAATTATTAATAGTATCTGCTACTGTAGTAGGAGTACTATCCCATCCTGCTAATCCTGACATAGCACTAACTTGACTATAAGCAGGTAAAGTATTTAATGTATTACTATTCTCGGCTGATATACTATTAGCAATAGCTGTAGTAGTTCCTAGTATCTGTGTATAAGAACAATACCCTGCAGATAGTAAATTAAAGGCCTGATCAATGGGATGTGCTACATTATCATTATACAAACATGCAGGATTTACATACAACATAAATGTAGTACCTGAGGCCTGGATATTAGCAACTTCCTGCTCAAGAGTATTGATTCGGGTATTATAAGAAGCCAGTAAAGAAGATACCTGCTGATAAGAAATATTGAGACTATTAACAGCACTACCAATAAGACTGATATATTCCCGGGGATATAACTGAGTAACCAAATCTCCATTAGTATCAGTATACCGTAAGGTACTGGCTACCGGAAGAGCAGGTGCATTAAGAACATATTGTGAAATTGGTGGCATATAATAGTATTAAGAGATATTTAAAATAGTTCCTCCAAAATCAATATCAAGCACTACAGGATTAATAACAAAAGGATCAAGAAATGATAAAAGTATTGATAAGTTACCTGTAGGATAATCTAGAAATAAATAAGAAGCTCTAATAATAGTCGAAGTATTTACTATATTAAAATCAACAGCATTAACAGGGCCATACATAGAAGCTGTCCAACCAGGTGGAAAACAGTTAGTAGGTATCTTTATTAATGGTATAAATATATAATTCTTCTGATTAGTTACTGTAAGAGAAACACTAAGAGCTCCTCTTATACTAAGATCTCCATCCTTTGTCCACTTATACATTGGATTATAACCTGGACTAGAAGAAACTCCAGTAAAACCAAAATTATATATAGTATATGTGTATCCTGTACCAGAACCTGTTAAAGCTATACTTCCTGAAAAATCAATCCATTTACCTGTATAACAAGTAGCAAGAGGACTACTAGAATTAGCTAATTGGTAAAAAACTTCAGTAACAGAAGCTCCTTTACAAATAGTAATCCCGGGCAAAGAAGGTCCTGCATATACTATGCAGTTAGAACTTATAGTCTCTGCACACGTTTTACTCAAAGTATTTGAACTAACAGGATCCATTATTATTTAATTTTACTTTTTCTAATCTCCCATGCTTTTTTCAACTTAGCACGAGTGTCTTCTGAAATAGGTCCTCGGTTTCTTAAATTATTACTTATTACTAATTTCTCTTCTTCACTTCGTTTTCTACCAGTAGCTTTTTCAGATATCTTCTTTCTCTGCTCTTCTGTCATCTTCCATCCTACTCTTTTCTTTTGCTTTAAGGCCCCTTGTCTGCACTTTTCTATTGTTTCTAGACTGTGCTTTTTACCATAGAATCCATTCTTTTCACCACTAACAGATTCTCCTATTTTATCTTTCCACTCTTTAGTAAGTGTTTTACCGTACATGTGATGCTTTTCTCCTAACCTGGATTCACTATACTTTTTTCGTCTTTCTTCTGACCATTCTACTTTGTATCCACCATCCCCTCCGCCTGTAAGATTAGTTAAAGAAGCTCCTTGTTTTTTGTAAAGATCTATATAATAAACCTCTTTCTCTTTAATTTCTTTCAAATTGTCTGCATTATCTATAGATATTATAATAGGAGATAAGTTCTCCTTTTTCAAAATAGTTAACCATTTTCCTTTATAATATCTACAATCACAATTCATGTGCTCATGTAATCTTTTTTCTAAAGTTTGTCCGGTAAAGCCAATGTAACGTACTTCATTATTTCTAGGATCTATCAAGCAATATATCTTATAAGATACACAATTGGAACTTATAGGGTTATCACAAGTCTTACTCATTACATTACTCGATACTGGATCCATACTACTAAGTTAGATAATTAAAGTGATATTAGAGAACAGGTGATGGAAGATAAACTGACAATCCTGATTCATCATGATATGCTACTATAAAAGGATCAGCTGTCTTAGAAAAAGGAATAACTCCTCCACGAAGAAAATTAAGCTGCATTCTATTACCAAATGTCTTAGTAGTACACAATTGCTCCAGATTATTACTATCTCTCTGTATCCAAAAGATAGAATCCGTAGCTACTAAAGTACTTACCGGTATACCTACTGTAGGTGGCCCATAGGTAGCGCTATCTAATCCTACTATAGTATCTGCATGTACATCTACATTATTAAAAGATACCTGAATTGTTGCTTGTTTTGTCCTTAAAGCTGATGCTGACATGTGTGAAAATTATTAAAGGTTATTTAAATGAAATTACTTTAAAATTAAGTGTGCCACCATTTACACTAGTAAATGTAATTGATACAGTTCCTACTCCATAAGTATAAAATATATTCTTAGTATATAACATTGTTCCGCTATAAACATCAAGAGGGATAGCAATAGCTACAGATGGTGTAAATCCTAATCCGGTAGCTATAACTTGAGTAGTAGCTGTAGATGTACTAATATAATCAGTTACTACATAACCTGTAGTTCCAGTTATAGGTATAACTGATACAGAAGTTACTCTCCCTTGAGGATCTGTAGTTATCTGAGGAACATGTGAAGCATCTCCATATATACCAGAAGACCCTGTATTAGGAAGTCCTATAGTGCCTGAAGTAGTTATAGTACCTCCATTAAGAGTACTATCTGCTGTTACTGATGTAACTGTACCATTCCCCTTAGCCAGGAATACTGCATAATCTGAAGCCTTCAGATACCCATCAGTACCTATAGTAGCCCTGGGAATACCTATAGTACCCGTTGATGTAATAGTACCTCCTGTAAGTGGGGATGCTGCTATTATAGATGATACAGTTCCTGAACCTTGTTCCTGGAGAAACTGTAATATACCAATAAGAACGGCATTCATCTGGTCACCTGTAATACTCTTAATACCATTAGTCTTAATAGTACTATTGATATATGCAGTAAGTTGGTCTATTGTCTGGAAAGCCATATGTTAGTTATTATAATCATCATTGAAATCGTTATTAAAGTCTCCATACAAATCAGTAATAACAGGGCAAATAGTAGAAGGTGCTGATACTAGGTATATACTCTGTAACTTGGCTACCTCTAATAACTCATTACAACAATCCTGTTCACTAAGTATCTGCCAATCAGCTAATCTCTTCCTCATACTAGCCAGGTATTCCGGAATAACTTTATAATCAACTTCAATACCCCACTCACCAAGCATGTACTTAGCAAAGTATAAGGAAGTAAAATCCTTATCTATGTCCCTGATGTGCTGCTTGAAGTTTACCATAAGTTGTATTCTGTTGTAAACTCTGTAATAACTTTTCTGTCTGCTGTTGATTAATAGCGTTTAACTGGTTCTGATAGCCAGGAATACACCTTCCACATCCTATTGTACCATCTGAAGCAGTCATTGGCTGGCATCCTGAACACTGACAGCAGTCTTGTTGGCACCTTTGACATCTAAATGTAGCCATATATTGGTTCTTATATAGTTAACAAAACGGTTTCCTTGTACTCATCTTATCCATAAGAGTATTAGCATATCGAAGTTGATTAATGCCATCCTCTAAATTATGCTGGACCTCTACTGTATTCTTAGCACTAATTAGTAAGTTATGAATATAGTCAAGTTCTTTGACCTGATATTCAGTTTCCTGGTCAGGTAAGCAACATGGTAAACTAAGATCACATAATAAATTAATATATCTATTATATGCCTTTACTATTCTGAGCATTTTATAACTTACGTATACTTTATCATTAGGTGCTATTGAGTAGCGTATATCCCATAAACCGTCTGGTAATGCAGGCAACATACTACTACAGTCATTAACTCCGGAAATACCTATAGAACATGCAGTAAGTACTAATCTAAACCTGGTATCTGTAGGTAACAATGAAGCTGGTTGATTATATCCTGGAGGAGTAATCTGTACATTCAAAGCACCTACAGGTAGCAAACTATCATATACAGATATATCATCCACTAAAAGAATTCCTTCATTAGTGCAGGTGGGTATATCAAGTTGTAATAAATGCTTACTAGCCATTGGTTCAGTGTGTTATAAGGAATAAAAGGGAGTCTATAAGACTCCCCTCTATTCACATTATGGAGAGAAAGAATACCCTATTACATAGTTTCCAATGTGACATTGGATCCTGCAGCAGTTAAACAACTTGAGATCAAGTTAGTAAGTACTGTAGTAGTGGTACCGGTAGGTACTGCTATCATCAGTGATGTATCATCTCTGTCAGATAGGCCATTAGGGTTAGCATTCCTACCTTCTGTTACATTCCATTCAATACCTATATAATCATATAGAGCTGTTGCAGTAACATTAGGTACAACTACGTCATCCTCTATACCACGCATCCTAAGACTCTTAGTATACATACTATCAGGGAATTGCTCTTGACGATATCTCTGAGAAAGAACCAGATCATTCCTCAATTGATACCCAAGACCCCTTGCCTGAACACCTGCCTGAAGTTGTGTATACATATTAGGTACTGATGTATTGATAGTGGTATTAGTAGCACAAGGAAGTGCATTCTGTGTTACCAGGGAACCAAACATCTGTATTGGTTGCAGGTTAAAGTAGTCAGTAGGTGTGTATGTACAAGTACCGAAAGTAGTTTCTTGATAAGCACCTGTTAACTGGAATGAGGCTACAACTGTCTGAGGAGTAGAGGTATTAGGTGAATATGTACCATTGCCACGGCCAGCAGCAGTATCCTGAGCAGAGAACACCTCTGTCTTAGAAGCACCATTCTGTATATAAACATTAGGAGTTACAAAACTAGACAGATAAGGCATCTGTGTACCAGTAATGAAGTCCTTCCATTGAAGCATTATTGAAGCTGCATCTACATAGCCTGAAGTACATCCTGAACTACAATCTGTAGTGCAACATGCTCCATATGCAGGAAGATTCACATATCCCTGGTGATCAAGTAAACGAAGTACAGGATCTCCTATAAAGTCCAGACGGAAGAAATAAGGAGTACCACAGTTGAATAATGGACCGGTAGTAGAAGCAGAACTCTGTGACCAACCCCAGGCATCAATTTCCTGTTGAGCAGCTACAGCAGTTGCTTTAATAAACCGTGTCACATTCCTCCAGCCAATAAGACGGGATTTCAATGATACCTTAAGACCGCCCCAGAACTGAGCTATGGAATCTACAGTATGCCAGCTACCACTGATTATCTTACAATCAGTTGCAGTGCCGGTACTAATAGCACTCCCTTCTATCCCATTAGGACAGGAATAAATACCTACTTGACCAGCAGTCAGCAAGTCAGTGGTACCAGATGTTGCCATAAGCAAAACCCCATTACTGGCCTTACCTAGGAAAATCTGTTTGTACGTTGCATCAAAAAATGTCATAAAAAAAATTTAGTAAGCTGAAAGAATATCGTCTTCTGTTCAAGACTAAGATACACCATTCCTATAATACAATCCAACTATTTTATAAAAAAGTTGAAAAATATTCTATATTCCCCATATAGTACGTAAATAAGTAACCATATTACCTTGTATAATACTATTATGGTTAGTTGAATAATAGTATATTTCCTTAACTGTTATAGAAGAGGGAAGACCTCCTGAACCACTGGCTCCTATAGAAAATCCTCCGGGGGATGATGTTCCTATAGACCCTGTAGTAGGTGTCCCACTATTAACATTCAGTAAAGAACTGGCTCCATCATATATTGCTACAAGAACCTTAGTAGAAGATAATGTCATATCAGGATTATCTGTACCAAAAGCAGATCCTGCATATTGAGCAATATTAGGAGTAGATGAGTGTTGCCTAAGAAGCATTGTATTACTACCAAGACCATCCCATACACCGTCATTTGTAGACCAGTTATCCTGTTGCATTACTGCATATATAGTAACCGGTTGATTCTGTGTCCAGGAAGCATTCATAAACTGAATGGAGGCTCTATTAAAAACAATCTTAGAAGTAGTACCTGAGCCACTATAAGTAGGTTGCTGAGATCCTGTAGCCTGTAGTAAATGCCGGTTATTACCAGATAGGTCATCCCATTGACTAACTCCTGTGGATATATGAACTGAGGAAGCTACTGAACAATCCCAGTGAGCAGCAAGGTTAGCTATTGGGGGTGTAAATGCTCCTGAAGTACTATTAAATATTAATATTCTTTTCATTAGTTCCGGGTTATCTTCAAAGTACCTTGTAAGTTGTTGAGTGAACTGGTAGAAGATAACACCAATGTAACCTTAACTCCGGCTGCTACAATATTAGCTGCAGTAGCTGTACCAGTAGCAATAGTAGTAGTTACTGATACTGCTGATATACCGGTTACAGATACTCCTGCAATCTGAATAGCTGCTGTACATGATCCTGATCCTGCAATGATCTTCAACTCATTAATAGTATACCCATATTCGGCATACAAGTCCAATGTATATGTGTTATTACCTATAGAAGATCCTATGTCATTAAAAGATATACTCTCTATCAAGCCAGGAGGAGAAGTTATTGGTGCCCAGGTAGGATTACCCCCGGATACTGTCAGTACTTGTCCTGTGCCCCCTACTGCTAACCTGGTTGCCGTATTACCTGATGACTGATAGATAATATCACCCGTAGTAGTCATAGGACTGGTCAGGAAAGGAGCTGTTGTCCACTTAGGTAACCCTGATACAACTGTAAGTATCTGGTTAGCAATACCTACCGGTAATCTTGCTGCAGTAACTCCTGAAGTCTCATATACCATATCACCGGCAACAGACATAGGGTTAGTTAACTTGTTATTGAATGTAGACCAGTCATTAGATGATAGATAACCATTACTACCAGAAGAAGACTGTAAGATAGAAAAGACTCCTGTAAGGTTATTATACTGTATAGGAGAAGTGCCAGATAATGATGTAAGAGGTATATAGGAAGAAGGGTTAGAAGCCAGGTAGTAAGTACTGTTATCATAAGATATTGTAGTACCGATTGCCTTCACAAAGCCAGTACCATTGATAATAGCCTGCTTACTATTGAATGTTATCCAGTCTGCTGCACTCAGATATCCTGAAGATCCTGAAGATGACTGTGTAATACCTATAGTCCCTGTAGTAGTTATAGGTCCCCCTGTAATAGGTCCTGTAGTAGCAATATTGGTTACTGTACCTGTTCCTCCTGATGGGGTGGCCCAGGAAGGAATACCTCCTGCAATAGTGAGTACCTGGCCATTAGAGCCTATCCCAAGAGTAGCAAGAGTATTAGTAGCAGATGCATATAATACATCACCAGCAGTAAGCCCTGCCCAGGTAAGTGATAGAGTCCCTGCAGTAGTAATAGGAGACCCTACTACAGTAAGTAGTGAAGGAGTACTCATTGCTACAGAAGTAACTGTTCCAGAACCAGGTGTTCCTCCTAAGAAATCATTAATATCAAGAGTAAGCAATACCGGCATAGGAAGCCACTGTCCTGCCTGGGAATACATAACTCCCATATTAGCAGTGAATGGCCGGAGACCACTACCTAAATCCCTATTAGGACTACCTGTACCTATAATATAGAAATCGCCTATAGTACCAGTACCATCTACTAACTGAGGATCATTAGTAAGTGCATTCCAATATCCAAGAGGTGTTAATGCCATTACTTCTTATTCATCTTATTAAGTACATTAGTAAGAGTCTGTCTTAAAGAATCTTCCAGCACATTAAACATCCCATTAATGAAAGTCTTACTAAATAGAAACTCAAATAACTTATCTGAGAACAAACCAAAGAAGAAGATGGTGAGAGTCATCTTGTACTCTGTCCATCCTAACCACCTGGTTACCCAATAACCTAATATGGCCCCACAACCTGCAAGACATACTATGACTACATTGGACAAGAATGATATCCTCTTGCCCTTCTTATATTCAGAGGCTATCTTCGCCATAACAGATAACAGTAATGGAGGTAATATCTTAACAAGAGTTTCAGTAAGTTGGTCTCTATCCGGTACATTGTTCATTGTTCTTCCTGTTCATATAGTATCTAATCACCTCATTTCCTACTATAAATATTGCAAAAAACTTCTCATTCCAACCAAAGTGCAAAGGATCAAAGAATAGTTCATCCATTAAGTTAGATACTCCACACCAAAATCCTATACAAAATAATGACTGTTCTATTCTACTAAACTTTTTATCCCTAAATGCTAATAATAGTAATATCCAACTAAGAGCCTGCCCTACAGCAAATGAAGTATGATTCTCTTCCGGTATACCAAACTGAAAGCAGAATGGATGAAACCTGAATAAAGTATTACATACTATAGCTGATATGAAGTAGTATATATTCATTCATTTAGCTATTGGGCGGCTGGGCCTACCTCCCACAAGAGCTGTTGTTACTGGTACATAAGGGCCTAATATAGGACTGTACATATCTATACTGGATATATTGGTACTATATGTAGCTATAGCATCACAGCAACTCCAAGCAGTCCAGCAGAACTCAGGATGAGTAGATGTAAGTTCCTTCAATGTACCATAGATTCCAGGGGCACCATTAATGTGTGTAACCTGGTCATCTAAACTTTGATCTTGTCCTAAGTAAATTGCTTGCATTATAAGTAGTTTAAGTGTTAATTAAGGACGGGCTATCCAAGTACTAGTTCCTGCATCATATACCCATACTGTAGATGAAGGGTTTCTATTACTATATTGAGAATTCAAATAAATTCCTTCAATGCATCCTGTAGGTATAGTTATACCTAAGGTGTTAGGGTTTCCACTTCCTTGTATACGGCAATAAGTTCCAAAAATTTCAGTACTGTACATAATATATAAATTTAAAAGTTAACTAATTTAATTGCATAAGATATACATCAATATCATAATTTGGTGTTCCTGATATTGCAGTAGTTAAGGTTATATGTGTTGCATTTGTTGTTGTAAATATAGCAGAATATCCAAAAAATCTTGTATTACTTACACCCCAGTTTGCGGCAACTGTAAGTGTACCGTAATTTGTAGCACCGCTAATTACAACAGGAAGTGCAACACTTACAGTTGCACTATTCTGATCAGTATAGGCAAGAGTAATACTATTTATTCTTTGCGTAGTAATGTAACCCGAAAATTCAATCCTGTAAGTTGCGTTAGCAGATACAGGTGTATAATCTAAAACAGTCACCCCTGTACCCTGAGCACGTAAATTTGCTTGAGCAACTATAATAGGAATACCATTACCAACTGTTGCTATTCCATTTACTGATGTTATAGTAGGTAATACGCCATTAAGAGCAATAGTACCACTACTTGTTATAGTACCACCAGATAACCCAGTACCTGCTGTAATTGAGGTTACTGTTCCTGAACCACCGGAACCTCCTGATACTATACCACTAACCATTCGTTGTAGAGATTGCAGCCCTTTTATAAGCCACTGAATAGCATCTGGTATATTATTAGGTGGTTGATTATAGTTAAATGCCATGGTTATTATGTATTATGTTCTTCTATTGCTGAAAGTGTCTGTGCCTTCTGGTAGTCATTAAGATCTATACTGAGTATAGCTGCTGCTTCATCTATTATAAGTTCTATCACATTATCCGGCAATTCACACTCTACATCATCTGTTACAAAGTTACCAGTATCAGGATCAGTACAGTTAGCTAATTGTATATGTACCGGTTTCCTGTAATAAGTAAGAACTGGTTCAATTACATTAAACTGCTCATTGGTCCATATCTTAAACTTGTTACCTGCTATAGTACTGAATGTAGTGGCCCAGTTGTAATCAGGTTGTTTATTAATATCAGCCAGATATAGGTCAACATCAGCCTCATTCCCTTCGAATATAACAAGTGGCCTTACATAACAGTCTTTACATTGATCCTGGGCCTTGGCACTTATCCTGCACCATTCCATATAATCATCCGGGAATGAATTACTCTCTACGTATAAACCTTGATCAGTCCAAGTATCGGTCCAGGTAGTCAGCAATACCTGAAGATCATCTATTCTCCGGACACTGCCTTCTGCTCCTGTCTTAGTCTGGTTAATACCTTCAAGTTGTCTACGTACCCATGCATCCATAGCCTTATTAAAGGCCTCAGCCTTCATCCAGCATTCAATGTTACCGTAGTCACTAGAGCTGAGTTTGTTCACTCGTTGCTCCAATTTCACTTGTAGGATTTGGTTATTCATAGGTTACTTATTCCACTCTTTTTCAATAACTTCAAGGATCTCCTGCATCTCTGCATTGTTCATGTCATTGTTCAACCACATAGTAACATCCTCTACGGTCTTCCCCATAGGTATACTCTTCTTATGGTAGTATATCTGACCATCCCCCTTAGGGCCTATGATATTCATATTGCTGGCATCCTTGACCATAGCCCTCATCTTCAGAGTACTCATAGACAGTTTCTCCAGTTCAAGGAACTGTTCAGCAGCCAACTTCTTATTCTTCTCTACACCAAGACCTTCCAGGTGACTATTGACATCCTTATATAGGATATCTGCCGGAGTACTCTTACGATATCCCAGAGAGAATGTACCCAGGTTCTTCACTATATAGAACAACTTGTCCTTAGCATTATCAAAGAGATTGTCCAGTAATCCACCGGCCTTATTACGAATCTTACTTACTGATGTATCAAGAGCAGCTGTTTCTTCGATCTTATCCAGGTAGAACTTAGGAGGTTTCATCATGTTATTAGCAGCTTCCAGGGAAGGAGCCAGGATATCACCAAAACCACCTGCATCTATAGCCCTTAACAGCATGATATTATAAGGTTCTGTAGTATCCAGTACCACAGGATGATTACCGCATTTCAGTTCAACACTATCCCAGAATGTAGGAATACGGTTTCTCTCACTACTATTATCAAATTCATCTACTATAACACTCTTGAACTTAGTTACTTTGCTCCAGAAGTCAGGGTTGAATTTCTCTACAATATTCTCAACTGGCCTTCCACCTGGACCCTTCTTATCATCCAATTGTACTTTAACATAGATATCACTCTCTGAGATATTGTAGTTACCGGCAAGATGATTCTCCAGGTATACTACTGTCTTACGGATATCATAGATCCTGGCATTCTTTTCCTTCTCATTCTCAATAGATTGTACCTCTTTAGCACCTTCATTAAGGCCTGTTATATAAGTCTTTACACCATTACCACTATCCAGGCAACGAAGTACCTGTGCATGAATACAGCCATCTGCTATGGCCAGGCCCTGTTTAGTAAGACCCATATTACCATTATCATTCTTATTAATAAATGGTTTAATTGCTACTTGTTGTGACATAATATAATATTTTGTTGGTTAGTACTAAGATATGGAGTATTTTGTTCATCACCAATTATCTGGAGATATTTCTGGTATTTTCTTTCTAAATAGGTTATAGAATCCTTATATAAACAATTTGCTATAGCTATTGCTTCTCCGGCATAAAAAGATATTCCATACAAACATCGTCCCTTCAATCTTGTAGGATATTTCTTCTGTCCTATAAATAAATTATCCTGACAAAAAGTTATAAACCCGCATATAGTATCCAGAGTTCCTGATAAAGATAACTGACAAACACCTTTATTAGAATAGGGAGTATATACTCCTCCATCTCCATCTATACATCCTCGCCAGAAATCTCTAGAATTCTGTACAGATTTATGAGGAACAGCATCATAACTCTTCTGATTAGTAAATCCTAACTTCTGTAATGATTCAAAGAGTTTCTGAGAACCTATACGAACTCTACAGTAACCACCTCTCTTATCATCCTGAATACTATTACTAGAGCCTAAGAAATCAATGTACTTCTGTAGATGCTCCTTATCTTGTTCATGTAACCCGAATTCAATATTGTATCCTCTCTTACCAGAACCTATATGACCATCAGTATACAGCATTCCTATCCAATAGGCAGAATCAGGAGTAATGGTATCAAAGGCATCTTCTCTGAGAGTATTCCCATATCGTATTCTCCATTGTTCTGACTTACTCCGGTAATCCACATCCTTACTCTTCAGTAATTCCCGGATAGTCTTCCTGGTCATCTTAAGAACCTGCTCAATATACAACTGAGAATGACCGGTTTCATACAATTCTATAACCTTATCTAACTTACTGGCCCTGTCAGCTACAGAATCTATACCTTGTGATAGTAGTATATTCTTAACTGTCTTCTCAGAACTACCTACGGCCAACCTGATCTGTCTGATAGTCTGTCCTTCCTGGTACATCCTAAGTACCTCTTCTAATTTCTCTTGTGACTTCTTATACATAAATGCAGCGTAGTTGTTTAGTCTACGCTGCAAAGATATGTAAAAGTATTCAGAAATCCAAATATCCCAGAATCAAAGGCTTCCACCTGTGATAGGATTGGTCGCTACTATCTTTAGTAAACGGGATGGGTCTAGCACAGTCAAACAGATATGCTTCTTCATCATTTTCACACGATATCCGGAGAAGTCACCTGCAGATGAGAATACTTTCTTACCCATATAATCTGCTGTACCATTCTGGTGCATCCAGGTAAGTTCATGGTTGTATTGATCCTGGAGCAATTTGATATTGTCATTACCACGATCTGTTATATCAAATATGATATAAGAGTAAGATGATAAACGGAAGCCATTGATCATTGGGTTCTCTATGTTGTTAGCTTCTACATTGTCAAATGCAGGGTTGATAACAAACTTCACATTCGCAAGAAACGGTATAACATAGCTAGTATAAGCGAATCCAAAATGCAGATCCATACCAGAACCCTTGATAGCTCCAATCTCAGATGCATTAGTTACCAGGCCGGAGTTTACTGCCATTTTCAGAATAGCCTCATTAGCCTGTTGCATACCTGCTATACCAGTCTGTACTATAAGTTCTCTCTGTGGATCAGGACCTTCGAAGTTAACCTTGCCTACATAGTAGTTATAAATCTCACCACGGAACATGTCCATAGTGAATGTGCCTATATTGTATACCTTCTTGTAGCCATTGTTAGCCTGCTGCCATAGACCGGTATTCAACCTGATCTGGTCAGGACCATCATTACCTACTATACCACCCTGGCCCCACATAGCATTAGTCTCTATGTCTACTGCTATCTTGGTAAGAGCTCTCTTATCCTGTTCAGTGATAAATGATGCATCTATCTTACCAGCCTCAATAGCTTTCATAATAGATACTCCACCAAGTGCTGTCTGCAATGTCTGTATATTACGGATACTAGGGTCATTACGCAGATTAGGGTCATCCATCTTGAATATCTCAGTAACCGGTACACCCTTAGTACGTTGTCCACCTCTGATCATAGCATCTGCCATCTTAGAGATAGAGTATGAAGCATTGGCCTCAGCATTACCCATGATGTTGTAGAACTCCCTGTAACCGGTAACCTGGCTGGTTTCTGACCATTTCTCACCATAATCCTGACTACGGGCAGAAGTTATACGGAATACCTTAGTACCCATAGTAAGATATGCATTACTCAGATAAGTAGTATTACTATTCTTTACTATCTCACAGGTATATACATACTCGTTATTACCCATTGATATGATCTTATCCTCAGTTATACGAAACTGTACACCATTAAACTTATCATAAGTAAGTACATCTGTATGAGAATAACCACCATTCTCTGGTCCACGATTAAGACATATTCTGAACCTACGGCCATCAAGGCCTTTCTTGGTATCAGTAGGGTCTATATCCCGGGTAATATATGGAAGATCCATTGCTATCGGACTCTGCCATGTATAACGTCCCATAGGATCATCTACCATGATAGTACCACTCTTACCGAAATCAGTAAGGGAATACAGAGGCATCTGGACAGCCTGTGTCTGGGCCCAGAACTCTATAGGTCCTATATCAGTGGGTTTTGCATCTTTCATCATGTTATACAAGTGAAAGGAGTCTACGTGGGCACCTACTGCATATTCATTATCCTGCAGTAGTATTCCTGACCCAATAATCGGAGTTGCCATTGTTATTTATTTTATATGTTAATTTAACGGGGTTACTTTTTTGTTTGTATTCCAACCGGTTTTTCTTCCTTTTCTATAACCTTCTGGAATAACATCTTCACTTCTTATTAGTAAGGAATTCTCGTCATTAGTGATCCAGAATGTTCCTGTAGCAAGTCCTGGCTTTCCTTTTAATTTATCAATCTTTACTTTTCTCCCTTCTTCTGTTATATTTAACTTTCTGCCCCTTCTTGTTATAGAACAGTTGTCTCTGAATTCCTTGGATAACTTATAACCTTTCAACCCTCCTCTATACCATCCTTCCGGTATATCAGAACCTATGGGGATCATTTTAGATAATAGACCGTTAGTAATAGATATTTTACCAGTATTAGAAAGATTGCCTTTGGCAGACTCTCTCATCTTTTCTTTAGTATCTTCTGATAAATTTCTTCCAGTATTACTTTTATTACCTATTCTCTGAGCACTCATTAACTGTTTAGTACTCTCTGTATGCTGTTTACCCAGCATGTACTTATTACCCTTCAATCTATTAGTTATATCCTGTAACTGTTCAGGAGACAATTTTCTATAGTCTTTGTTATCGTGCCCTCCTTTCAGGATATTGGCCAGAATACCTCCGTCTTTTATCCTACCATACAAAGCAATAAACTCTATTTCCTTCTCACTTGCCTCCTGTAAACTGAGATCTTCAAATAGTATATCTATATCATATACCTGTTGATTCTTAGTTACTATATTATTCCAAATACTATTCCTTCTTTTATGAAGAGATCTCTTAGTACCATGTTTTCCTATACCGATATAGAATGGTTCATTCTTATCTGGCCTAATATGCCGGTATATATAATATGTAGGTTCTATAGTCAAATTACTTTATTATGCCCTCTCTAATATATTACGAGGTTTGGTCATTTTCTTTACCTGAGGTTCTTTTACTTCAGGAGTTGTCATTTCTGCCTTTATGTACTGAGCATCTTTCAATTTCTTGACAGTCTCTACTACTTTATCATTAGCGCCTAACTGCTTGACACGAGCATCATATGCATCCATATCCTTCATAAATAGGGCAAGTTTAGCTACTTTATTGAAGTCAGGTTCAACCATCTGTATCTTCTCCAGTATATGCCCTATTAGGTTAGTAGGCTTGCCGGATACTGATTGGTAGTTAGTTTCTACCAGGTCATAGTACAGATCATTAGCTTCTGTCTTATTGATCTTCATTCCACCTATTTCTCCCTTAGAGAGTACTGCTCCTACTTTCTGAGCATATGCATAAGCAGCTTCTTGTCTCTGCTTAGTTGCATTAGCTTCCTGTTGGATCTGATACTGAACCTGCTGTTCATGCATTTCATCCAAGGTAGGCTTGAACTCTTTGGCCTTCTTCTCTATCTTACCGGCATCTGCCCATTCATCAACTTGCTCATCTATCTGATCAGCTGTGAGTTTAGTAGTTACCTGTAGATAGCTACGTACTATTTTCTGTTGATCCTGCTCTTTTTCCGGATTCAGTTTCTCTATCTGGACTGTCTTAGCCAGTGAGGTAAAGAGTTCTTCCAGGTTAGTTCCACCGGCAGCTATATAGTCTATAGCATATTGCATCTTAGGAGGAAGTGCCTCACGAAGTTCCAGTGGAGCCTTCTCATAACCAATATTAGCAGCTTTTTGTATATTGCTATCCAGAAGTTCATATAGTTCTTTCTCTGGTAAACCACTTAGATATTGATCCAAAGGAACTTTCTCATCATAGTCATCATATACAGAAAATTCATTAGATTCTACTTTAGTCTTCAGATAACTGATAAGAGCATTCTTATCTGTCTTAGGCCTACCTGCTGCAGATTGTTCTACCTTCTCTTCTTCAGTTTCCAGAATAGTATCAGCAATAGTCTCCAGGCTTACAGGAGTTTTATCAGCAACAATAACCGGTTCTACCTTCTTTGTAGCTTCTTCTTTCTCCTTGGCCTTATCCTCTAGTACAGTAACCAATGATACCGGTGAATGTATACTATCATCTAGGATATTACGAGGGATGTCATCTGCTGTAATAACAGTTTCTGCACCTGCTGTAAACCCTATATCCTCCTTTGCTATATCCTGTAAACTGAAACTCATATTGTATTGTTTTGTTGGTTAAGACTAAGATACACTTCATAAGTGTACCGATTATCAATGAATACTTTCTTTTTCAATGTTTTGTGTATGATTATAGCTACATACTATTTTTTACTTGTGCTCTTTACCTTCGCTTTAGCCTCTATTCTCTTAGCCTGAGCCTGTTGATTGGTCCTTGCATTCTCAGCTGCTATCTCTTGCTCACGTATAGCCAAGGTCTTATTCTTCAATAAGGTATCTGTCAGGTGCTTCTGCTGTTGCAGATTCATAGTTTCCCGGAACTGATTCTGTTGTTCTACCCTATCTAACCCTTCCTGGTATGCAGCCTCTCCCTGATCCGGAGTCTTAGCAGTAGCAGCTCTTGCAGCAGCTTGTAACTCAGCTACATAGATATCTTTCTGCCTTTCCAGATCAGCCTGTTCAGCTTCCCACTGTTGCTTTTCCTGGATCAATTTCATCTGCATATCAAGAGCTTCCTGGTGCTGTTGCTGTTCCTGTTCCATTCTCTGTTGTTCCTGCTGTTGTAATCTCCTTTCTATATCAGACATCAGGGTATCCATTTCTACCATATTATCAGCCTTCATAGCCTTTACATGGTCAGCCAGGTTATCTGCCAGGGTATTGTTATTCATCAGGAACTGCTTGATCTGTTGTAATACAGCCCTTGTATTGGTCTTTGTCTTGCACTTTACACCAAAGTCTTTACCCATAAGCTCTGTACCATTGAGTGTCATCCAGGCTCTTGCATTACTATCTGTAGTATACTGTATACGTATAGACGGGTTAGTACTGTTATAATACTGTGCCAGGTCTGTTCTCATCTGGTGTACCCTTGGCATCAGGAAGTCACTGTGCTGAGAGAAGTAATGTTCTGTAGATGATGATGCTGCAGCTACTGCTTGTTTGATCTCTGTTGCTGTCTGTTCCTGGGATATAGGAGTACCCATCCTGGTTGGATTCAGTCCTACGGCCTCTAATGCCCCTAACTTGAAGTATTGGGCTCTCTGTATAAGAGAAGTGAATCTATTGGCCTGTGTAAGGTCTATACGTTCTATAGGAGCATTATCCGGTATACCCTCCATATTCTCCAGGGTACGGTTAGTAGGTAATACACCTCTACGTATAGAATCCATTCCCTTCTGTAAGTTAGCCTTACCCCAATCCTCTCCCATAGAATGCTGAGGTAATATATTCGGATTGAATGCCATTACCACTCCTAACTCATCTATAGTAACATCTATGATCATATTGTTGACCATATTGTAAGGTATCTGCCACGGTTTCATCTTATCTACTAGTGACCTACTACGTGTATTACCTGTAAGATCAGTGAATATACAACCTTCTACCGGTAACTTACTGTCATACAGGCTCTTATCTCCCTTGAACTGGAATGGAAGTCTACCTGGTTTACCATTATCATATCCTATATACATAGGTTGCAATCCAGTAGTTACTGTCATACCTGCCCATGAAGGGACATTGGGACCTATCTTAATACCTCCCCACTTCTCATTGATCCACAGAGCTTCAAGATGTTCACCGAATACCAGGTTATTAGCAGTCTTCTCCTTATAGAGTACTGTGTTATACATCGGTTTATCGGTTACTTTATAGTTCTCTCCTACTATATCCTGTATTAGTTCTCCTTCACCATTGATCTTGGTCAAGTGATACATCTTACGTTGAGTGGTCCAGTATATAGTACTTACTCTTACTAGGTTAATATCTCCATAGTCTACAAGATCCTCCCCTTCCAGTAGTATATCCCTTACAGGGTTACTGCCTAATGTAGTTCTTCCGGAAGCTGCAATAGCAGATAAATGTTGTCTCATTGCAATACCAGGACCTTCTGTATTCCATTCCTTACTCTGGGTACTATCATAGAACTGGCCGGAACCATTATCCAGACCATTGAGACTATATAGAGACCCTCCCAGAGGATATACCCTATTCATGTTCAGTATCTGATCTTCTGACATCTGCCAGCCATACATATCAATAACATCAGGAACTGTCATCTCAGTACTATGTATTACCCACGATGCTCCTGATATATACTTGCATTGAGGGCTTTTCTGATAGGCTACTAACATAGGATTCCATATCTCTACATTGTAGTCATTCTCCATCATCCGGAAGTGCCAGAACTCCCTATCTACTATAAGAGAATGCCTGAAGTTAAGTACCTCTAGTTCCTGCATATTAAACCGGGATACATCCTCATTCATACAGTGGTGGGCCCAGTCCTGATAAGTGGTCTTAAAGTCCTGTTCATAGAACTTCTGTATCTGAGGCATATTCTTCAATGCCTGGGGATCCATCATCTGCTTACCTTCTTCACTATCAGCAGATATACCCATCTGCATCATCTTCTGTTGCTGTTTCAAAGAGGCCTGTTGCAATAAATATTGCTCCATATCAGCCTTCTTCTTATCCATCAACTCATTGAAAGATATAGGATCCCGGAGATCGAAAGTGAGTAAGGATACCCTCTCAGCAAATTCATTACATAAGATATCTACTACCTTGTCAGTGAGACTGTAGTACTTTAACTCCATTGCAGCAAGTTCCTCAACCTTCAGCCTATCAGCCAGTTGAACAAATTCCTGCTCCATTTCCTCCCGGATATAGTCTCTTTTCTCTATCTCAGCATTGGCTATCTTGTAGTTACTTATAAACTTTCTTTTATTACGAAGAATTTGTTTTACACCTTGCCACTCAAGAAAATCCATATTAGAACTTCTCCAACTATCATCTTTTTCACTCTCCGGAAGCATTTGTAATGGTTGGTATAAAAGTGCTGTAAATGCTGACTTCTTGGTAGTAGCCCCCTTCTTGAGGTCCATTGCATTAATAATGCCCATAATAAGTTATTTTAAGTTCCTTGTGAAAGATCTGTTCCTGGAAGTTGTAGTCATACCCCTTCCTCCCATATTGTTGAATATAGATCCTTTCATATCTAAGGTAGTCTTTATTTTATTAGCTTGCTTCAATTGGTCATCAGTTCTTTCTACTCTCTTCCTGGTTCCCATGATGATCTCTTGTCTCTTGGCAAAGGCTATAAGGGCACAATATGCTATTATCCGGTCAAAGTTCCCCTTGTCTGTATAGTTCTGCATCTCTTTGAGTAACCATATATCCGGTATACGTTCTACTCCATATATAGGAGTACCAATAGGTCCTGTATCCTCTGATATAGAGTCTATACCGTATTCCAGTATTTTCTTCCATAGGGCCGGTGTATTGACCCATCCATATGCCTTGTAGGTGTTATCTCTGACCTCATATTCCTTATCGAATATCATATCATCTATATGAGCCAGGTATCTCTGCCTCTTCATTAACTGCATGTAGGATATAAACCCTGGCTTATTCTTCTCACAGGTTGTCTTAGCATTATAGTACTCTACCAACAATGACAATTGCTCATTAGTTGATATAGGATCATCATATCTACCTGTCCACCAGGCTACTATCTTACCATTCTCTATGAAAGTCTCTGTAGTACCATCTGCCTTTGTACGGGTAACTTCTACTGGCATCTTCCATATATAAATAGATGCAAGTGATTCAGAAGTCTTGGTATCTCCTGTCTCAATAGGATCGACTGACCCTATATAGGTACTCCAAGGAGCATCCTTAATAGGGCCTTCATGGATAACTATACACCCTCTCTTATCTTCCATCTTCATGGAAGAAGGGTATTCCATTGGCTTCCTGTATGTCTCCTTCTCTACTATAATGTTCTTATCATTCCTTTCCAGCTCTACATTCCTGGTATATACCTCGCCATCTTCTATTCTACGTACCTGTCTACTGGTGTGCTTAATAGGGAATATAGATACTGTACGTATAGCAAATGCCTCCTTGATGTTCCTGGGCCTCTGTGATATCTCCAACTGATGATCCTCTGCCTTCTGTATAGGCTTCAACCTGGCATATTCAGCATCCAGATACTCCAGAGCTTCCTTAACCTTGCTATTACCATACTCATCAATAAATGGAGGCATACCCCATTGTTCAGGTATAAAGAGTCCTGTACGTCCTTTGGTGCCATTTTCATCAATGAGATCAGAATCTATAGCATATATATCATAACCATCCGGTTGTAATATAAAGTTCTTGAGAGGTTCACACTGATCCAGATCACCTACAGATCCTGCTATAACGAATATACCGGTAGTAAGTGCTCCTTCCCTGAGTGCCTGTCTCATATATCCATAAGTAGTATCAGCTGTAGGAGCAATTCCTCCTTCCTCATAGAAGAACTCCTTACATGCTCCACCTACACCAGATGCAGGGTCCTTGTCAAAGGATAAACCAGTTATAGTGGCCATAGTACCTATCTGTACCTTCCTACCATCGGCTGTTTTAGTCTCCACCTTCTGCTGCCAGTCAAACATCTTATCTGGTAAGTTAGTACATGCCCAGGCAGTTTCCTTATTAGTGAAGTTATGGTACTCACTAAGGAACTTCCAGGACCCATTGGTAGCATTGATATACTTCTTATCACTGGCACCTATCTTACACACAGAACCTTCATCAAATAGATACCGGTTATAGAGCTTACATATATGAAAATAGCTACTGGCTATTTGTCGCTTCTTCAAAATAGCAGCATTCTTATCATGTAATTCAGCTAAACACTCATACAGGGCCATATGATATTGCACATCCCTGACATCAGGAAAGTCAAACCTATCCAGTGCCTTAAAGTATATTCGTAAGAAGTTACCCCAATGATAGTAGAACCGAGTAAGATACCATATTCCTCCCTTATCATTCTTATAGATACAACCCTTCCGGCACTTCTCCTTCTCTGTATCCCAGAACTCTATATAATCCCTGGACATCTCAGGTGCCTCACAGAACATCTTCTTCTTCTGGAAAGTCCTTGCATGTTGGTTGAATAAAAATGCAGTTTCGTCAAAGTTGTACTGACCTGGTTCCTTAAATATACCCTTCACAAAGTCTCTAAACTCCTCCCGGGTATCGAAAGTAGTGTAGTGCCAATTGAGACTCGGTGACCAGGTAGGTACTTTAATATAGTGTTTCATTATATGTCCTTAGTAATCTGACTCTGTACCCAACTATAGAGTAGAGGTATTCCATTAGTCAATGAGGTTCCCGGAACCCATTGTAATCTACCCTGAATCAATGTGTTATCTGAATTTCTACCTCGTACTCCCTGAGGCCCTTCAATATGGTTAATAGATAACCTCTTACCAGATATACCTATGATCATCTTAGTAAGATCCTCTATAGAAATAAGTTCATCACTTCCTATATTCAGTACATCACTACAATCACTCTCCATCAATCGTAGAATACCATCTATACAATCCTCTATCCAGGTAAAGGAACGTGTCTGCAGTCCATCTCCAAAGATATCTACAGAAGTACCATCAATAGCCTGTATAACCTTCCTGCATATAGCAGCAGGAGCCTTTGCCTTATGAGTATCCCATTCTGTATAAGGCCCATATATATTGTGGAAACGAGCTATTCTCACTTCTATATTATTGTTCCTGGCAGCAGCACTATGAATACGTTCACTAATGAGCTTCTGATAGCCGTATTCTAAATCGGGTAATACTGGATAGGCATCTGATTCCTTAAGTGCTACAACATCCGGTGACTCCTGTAAAGTCATGTTGTAAGCACATGCAGATGAGGAAAAGAATATCTTCTTCACCTTGGTTCGTATAGCATTATCTAATACATTCCAGTTAATAAGAGTACTCTCATTAAGTACCTTATAATCACATTCTCCATTAGCCAGATATTCCATACCTCCCATTACAGCAGCCAGAGAATAAACTTCATCAAACTGAGGGAGCATATCATACATATAAGCCACACCTGACTGATCACAAAGATCCTGTATAAGAAATACATCAGCAGAGCTCTTAGTAAATTCATTGTACTTAATATCCACACCTACAACAAAATGTCCCTGTTCCTTCAATCTGTTAGTAAGGTGAGTACCTATCATGCCTCCGGCACCTGTAATCAATATATTCATATAGCAATTAATGTGTTAACCTGTTCAATACAATGGTTATATATGTTCTCTATATCCAATCTGGACATGTCAAATTCCTGTATCTGTTGATAAAGGTAGTCATTCTCTTGTAATAGTTCCTTAGTAACTCCTAATATATCCTGTACATATAATACTGGTATATCCTGGAAGATGGCCCTATGATATGCATTATCCACTACTACAGGTACTCTCCTCATATACAATACCTCCCAGTCTCTATGACATTCACTGGCAGGAGCATTACCTGCTGGGCATAATACGAACCTGTGGGCACATATATCATCCAGATACCGGTTATAATGTTCAGGTGCTATAGATATCGGCTCCTTGATAGTAACCCATGGAAACTGTCTGTAGTGATCATTGATAGCCTGTCTGCTGGAATGGTTAGCTACCCGGTGGTTGATATATAGTAAATTAGACGGTTGTACAGCCTGTTGGCCTAACCTACCCAGGATAATACTCTGCCGGGTATCAGTGGGACCTAAGATACGTTGTAATCCATAAGGAATAGGATGTACCTTACCACCAAAAGCCTCTGCATTACTAGCATATACTGCAAGCACATTCTCTGGAATAGCATCAAAAATAAAGTCATCAGTAGGTACATCCTCAAAGCCGGTGAATATAATAAAGTCCATATCCGGTAAAGAGCCACATAAAGCAAGTAGATCCTCACTAGCACAAGCAGCTAACTTCTGATCCCTGAAGCCCTTCCACATAGGGTTCATAACCTCCATAGAAGTATAGGTAATAGGTGATCTCCTGTACAACCGCATATTGTCAATGAATAATGTCATGAAAGGCCTGTCAGAATCCCTACACTCTCTGTACTTGGCCAAGAACTCTTCATTGGCACTATTAGCTACCCTCATATAACCATCTGGCAATTCCTTACCTGACTCATCACCAAATGAGTAGTCTACTATATTACGTATATATGTTGGGTCAAGTAGTCTCATATCTTCTCTACACTAAAGTTATATCCTGGAGGATTGTAAGTATAAATAGACCCATTAGTTATCTTCTTATATAAATAATCCTGGTGAGTACCTGGCCATGAAGGTGTGTTCTCCTTGGTAAAGTTACTGATATTAGCAACCTGTATATAGCCCTTACTGGTCATGAAGTCCTGTAGTTCCTCATAACTGTAATGATCTGTGTTACATTCAATGAGCATCCAGCTAATGTGTAACCGGTCAAAGTCTATTCCCTTGAGTACTTCTATCTCATACCCCTCTACATCCAGTGCAAAGAAGTCAATGTGCGTAAGGTTATCTTCATCAGCTATAGACTGAAAGGGTACTCCTGAGTACTGTCCCATCTTATGTCCCATAACCTGTATATCATCATCAGATACTGAGCCAGTGGTATTCTCAAATGAAGTAAGTGCTGCCCTGAGTACTATACTGTTAGGACGATTCTTCTCACACTGCATAAACAGATCCGGACAAGGTTCTATAAGAGTACCTGTCCACCCACAATCCTCCAGTATCTTAGTGTTACTACTAGATGCTAAAGAACCATTATGAGCACCAGCCTCTACAAAGAAACCATTCTCAATGTCCTTCAGGTATGGCAGTATCTTGATATAAGAGCCTTCTGGTTCATTATCCTGTAGCCAGTGATTATACCGGCCAGTATATTCCTCCAGGAAAGTAGTTACTGTAAGGTTGTATAAGGGATCAATCAACTTCCTGAACTCCCATGTAGGTAACTGTAGGTCCTTAATGGATGCAAAAGTGGTAGATATATTCCCCTTCTTCTTGCAATTTGCTACTATGGAATCAAAGAAATTCCAGGCAAGTACTATACAAACCTCTGGTAAACCTTCTGCTACTATAGGTATATTCATTCCCGGTATAAACTTACCCTGCTTCAGTGCATTATCCTCTATAGTATACTGTATCATGGAAGAATCAATACCAAAGTAGTTGAGAGCAGTAGTAGCCTTAGCCGGTGAGCCATATCCACAAACTCTCTTACCTTGTAGTAACTTCATATTCTCCTGTACCTGCTTCTTGATATCTCCTATCCTACGGCCAAAGTCTCTGAATGTAGATACTCTATTAACTCCTAATTCAAGTTCTCTGTCAAGATATTCTTGTACAGAGTCATTGTTCCTATTGTCCTTACTGATGAAACACCTGATAGATCCTCCATGAGTATCTACATGTTCCACGTGAAACATATGGTATCCTAGTATGTTGAAGAAGTTATTGAGTGCTGTAACTGACCAGTAGTTGACATGCTCATGATAGATATTGTCAAAGGTCATATCCCGGATAGTATCCATCAGGTACTGTACCTCAATGATAAACACTCCTTCTGGCTGTAGGTTGTCAAATACTAACCTGGTAATACCCGCAAGATCATCAGCATGTGCAAAGACATTAGAAGCTGTTATTATAGCAGGTGATCCATACATATGATATGCCTGAGTAACAGCTTCCTGATTAAAGTAACCATTAATAGTAGGTATACTGTTATCATTAGCTAACTGAGCAAGGTTCTTAGCAGGTTCTATACCAACAACATTAATACCTCGTTCCTTCAGCGGTTTCAGAAATACTCCATCATTACTGCCTATATCCCATACTGTAGAAGCCTGTTGACGTATACCTCCTTCATCAATAAAAGGAGTAAGGTTGAACTGCTCAATATACTGTAAAGCAGCATCTTCAAAATGCTTCCTGAATACAGGTGATGTAGAAGATACATACAAATAGTTATCAAACATCTTAGATGCTGGTACTACTACTGATAGTTGGACATTATAACATTGAGGACAATAATCAAGTTCCAAAGGATACATATGGCACTGCTGATCAGCACTATCCAATAAGTTATTGGCCAGAGGGGAATCTCCAAGATTAACTACCTGTTCCAGTCTATAAGAACCACAACATCTGCAGGTAGTTCGGTAGTCAATACTATACTCATTCATGATCCTATTCCTATGCTCTTCATCAACCAGTATGTAAGGAATAGTATGAGTGATACCATAGTTCTCATGCTCACGTTCTCCCCTAACCAGGTTCAGGAATACACTGTCCTGAAGGAATACCATAGTATGTGCTACATTGGGCCTGATAACTGCTATATCCCCTGGCCGAATGATCTTATATTCTACAGGAGCATCAGTATAAGACAGGTCCTTAATGACAGATACATATCTACCGGATATCAGTAAGCACTTCTGTTCCTGTATAGGATGATAGTGGTTGGCCCTTACTGATCCTTTAGTAGATTCTATATACCCTATAAGGTTGATAGGTTCAGTGATCTCGTAGTTGTTAATACGACCCCTGGCATCTATATATTCCTTCCCTCCTCTCTGTATGTATTCTAACTGGGTAGATTGCTCCTTAGCAGACCACCTGGTGACCATACCCCTTATAGCATCCTCAATGTTATACAGGAACTTAAAGCCGGTAGATAGTAACTTCTTATTGGACAAGGTATATCCCTTATTAGGAACCTCATCATCAGTAGTAATCAGAGTAACCTTCGAGTTAACCTTCTTACAGATATTAGCCACATCAGCTACTGTCATATTCTCATTAGAGAGGTGATAAGTACCGGTGTTATTAGACTCTGCAAGGAACTTCATAGCACGTACTACATCAATAACATTAACCAGGCTCTTGTACTGTATACCACCACCAAAGAGAGATATGGTACCATCCTGAGAAGCTATCTTGCTGAATAAGTTAGGCATGATATTGATCCTCATATTGTCTCCTGAGTATCCATATACAGAACCTAGGCGTACTATGATATGGTTAGGATGATAATATGGATAAGTCGGCCCTTTATCAGTAACTACTATAATATGCTCACTGTTAATATCTGCTTCAGAAACAATCTTACCTGAAGCATATGTCAACATTGGACAAGTCTCTCTATCCTCTGATACGCTAAAAGTAGTCTCTTGAAGTCCCTCATATACCACATGAGTAGATGGGAATACCAACTTACAGGTAGCAGGTATACAAGAAAGAACTACCCGGGTACCATCAATACCTACTGCTCTGATCAACTTATCCTGTTCAGGGTTACTCTGAGTAGCAGTGTAAGCTACATCAGTTATCCCTGCAAGATGATATACTATATCAGCATCACGAAGGTGCTTCTGCAATAACTCTTTATCCAGTATACTCCCCTGTATGAATGTCATACCCCATGATCGCAACTGAGCTACTCTTTCACTAAGGAATCGGTTATCAATACATACTATATCCTTATACCTGGCCTCACCACTATATAGATGGCACAACTCAGTTCCAAGGTATCCTAATGCTCCAGTAACTACTATCTTCTGCTTCTTCATATAATATATTAAAAATGTGGGTATATGTGGTTCCTTCCGTGGTGCTTATGAAAGCAAAATGGTTCAGTAATATGTTGACACTCTGGTATATCTTCTTCCCGGCCAAACTCCATAGCAAGTTCCAATGGTGCAAATCTCATTCCACATGCCTCAAAAGATCTTCTCCTGTGGCAACTGATCCAGGTATCTTCATTGGAATCATTGTTGAATCTGGCCCATTCCATCTTAGCATCTGTAGGTAACTTACATAACCTATGACTCCTGAGGCCTACACTATTACCTACTCTGGATAATGGTTGGTCTCTGCCATTCTGTATAGCCAGGGCACATTCAAAGCTCCACACACTGCCAATATAATCCCATTGTAAGAACTCATCCTTCCATGACTGTGGATTCACTATAAAGCCATCAGCATGGGCCAGGAAACAAAACTCAGTATCAAAGTGCTTCCATAAGTTAAATGCAATATGGTAGTTCCAGTCATCAATGGTAGCAAATGGTGCAATATGTTCATGCTCAATATAATCAGCTAATCCCTCTGGTCGGTAAGGTGATATTAACTTAACCTTTCCAAAGGTAATCTCTCTGCATGAATATTCCAATGCCCTACCTGTAGCTTCTACAGACTGTGTGGCAACAGCAAGTAATGTAATGTTAGGCAGTTGTATCATCAAGTTGTAATTTATATATTGGTATTGGCAGCATCTTGTGCTGGTTCTTATTGTTCAGATTCTTGTATATCTTCATAGCAGCTAATTGTTCATCGGTGTATTCCTCTACACTATTGCCGTATTCCATACACCATTCCAGTAGTTCATAAGAGCAGCCTATCTGATCCTCATCAGTCCTCCCATCACTCCAAAGGCCATCTGTAGGTGCTGCATCCAATATCTCCTGTGCTATACCCATATACTGACCAAGTTCCCTTACCTCGCTCTTATACAGATCAGCTATAGGAGATATATCCACTCCACCATCTCCATACTTAGTGAAGAACCCTACACCAAAGTCCTCTACCTTGTTGCCTGTACCTACTACTATACCATTCAAATGAGATGCTATTTGATGCAGATATGTCATACGAACTCTGCTCTTGGTATTGGCTAGTGTATGGTTACTATATGCATTATTATCATGAAATGCTTCAAATGCAGTAACTAGACTCTTGATTCCTATAAATACGTTGTTACCCCCATCATCTCCTTTATACCTGTCATGAATAGTGTACACATGATTTCTAGCTATCTCTATATGAGTAGGGTCAGAGTATATATCTAGTATACAACAGTTAGTTGGTAAACTAGTCATAGCACATAAAGTAGATACTACTGCAGAATCTATTCCTCCGGATACTCCTACTACCAGTGATTGAATATTATTGGCCAGAGCATAATCCCTGATCCATTGTACTATATCATCCTGTAGCTTCTTGTAGTTAGTTATTCTGTTCATATAGATATATTGTATCCTTCAGTGATTGTTCCATAAGTAACCTTGTCTCCGTATCCTGCTAGTTCCTTCTGTACCTGGGCAATGACTGTTGGTGATTCAGTGATGTCAACACTGTATCCAGCATCCAGAAAATCCTTACATAGTCTGTATTGTTGACTCTCTACCAATATATCAGTACCTACCTTATATGTAAGTTGTGTGAATAGGAATGGAATGCTCTTATCAGGATAACCAGATGTGAAGGTATCAAAGAGAAACCTGGCATGTAGATCATTAGACTGGTCAACTGCTGTGGGTATTCTACGAGCAATTCCTACATTAGAACAATGTATATCCAGTGCTCTCATATCTCGGGGAATACAAGGGCCTCCATATCCAAAACCATATCCAAGATACTTACTGCCTATACGAGAATCCTGTCCAATAGCTCCTAGTATCTGATGCCGTTCTCTCTCTACACCACTGGAAATAGCAATATCCCCTATCATATTAGTATAAGCAATCTTCATGGCCAGATAGCAGTTAATGGATATCTTAGTGATCTCTGCTGCTGTCCTTGACATAATCCTGTCATTAAGAGGAATAGTCATTATAGACGCATATAGTCCTCTAAGTGTCTTCATTGCAATATTAGAATCAGTGCCTATAAGCACCATATCAGCTGTCTGCAGACCCTTGATAATAGATCCCTGTGCTATAAACTCAGGGTTATACACTACCTGCATACCTGCAGTCTGCAATCTTCCAGCTATCTTATTACAGTATCCCGGCATAGTAGTACATCCTATAACCAGTATCTTATCATCCATCTGTAGACCCTTCACATGTAGTTCCTGTAGATCACTTACTATCCTGTCTATAGCACTATGATCATAACTACCATCTGGTAATGAAGGAGTAGCTACAAAGCAGAATAGTATATCAGCATATAATACTGTAGCCTCAAGATCAGTAGTAGCCATAAATGCCTTACTCTCCTGTAGATACTGCTCAATAAGAGGTTCAGATGTAGCATACTCCTTCCTATTAAGTGCTTGTACATAATCACTTCTTACATCCTGGCCAAGTACTCCATAGCCACATCTCTCTGCCAGTAGTGCAAATGATAGTCCTAACTTGCCAATTCCGATGATACCTAATCTCTGTGAATTCATATATTCCAAGTGAGTTGTGTTAACCAATGTTCTGTTCCTGTAAGTAGATCGTTATTAGATCCTCGCCACCAATAGTGTTGCTCAATGGATGGACATACTATTATCTTATTCTCATGTTCATTAAACCATCCAGCCATAAGTGAGAAGGTACTCCTGGCAGTAATAATATTCTGGCAACTACTCATAGAAATAAAGTCCTCTACATCAGTATGTCCCTCAGAGAAGTCAAAGATACACCCTGGGTATAGATCAGTAGTAAACTGTTCCCGGCACCAAGGAATATCATCCGAATATATCCTGAACTGAAAGAATCCCTTATCCATCATATACTGCATGGCTGCCTGGTAGTACTCTATGGAGGCCATAGGGAATCCATCTGGTTGATTCACACAATCACCTCTGCGAATATGCAAAGCAGTTATATCACTACTAGCTCCTCTAAGGTTAATGATATCCAGTATATCCTCTCTACACTCCTCAAAATACCTGAATGACTGATAGTACCCTCTGAACTCTACATTGTCCATAGCAGGTATCTCATGATAGTATGGGTGGCCGTCTATCATAGGTTCCTGGTATATAGTAGGGTTAACAGGCTGATGACCAGTGTTAGGCACAGATATAGGCACCTTAGCATCTCTACAAGCCCATGCATATGTAGGAAAGAACCATTGTAAATCGTTCTTCTTACAGTAAGCTATTACTGTGGCCATTGAGTAGAGAATATTTCCCAGACGACCATTAAATGTACAAGTTACACTCATTGTATTGCTGTTGTTATCTTAAGGTGTGTATAATAAGGTGTATGCTCTATTGAGTTAATCATATACTGTGCTGTGGTAAGCCCTTCTGCATAGTCTCTACCGGCTCCCAGTACCTGTAAGTTGTGCCTGTATTCCTCTTCTCTCTTAGGGCGGGGATGAGCAAAGCACTCAAATCTTCCCATCTTCACCTGTGTAGTAATACCCTTCTGTACAAAGGATCGTTGAAATAAATCGTCTTCTCCCCCATATCCCTTGAACTGGTTAGAGAAGCCGTTGACCATCTCATAATGTTCCTTGCTACATACTACTACTCCTCCAAAGAACTGCTGATATGTGAGCAGATAGTTAAACTGGGAAGCCTCTCCTGCTATCATACTAGGTAGTATACAGGGACTATAATCTACCTTATCCTGTACTGGTATGAAGTCTACATCATGTAGTATCAGGTAACCATAATCCTGTGCAAACTCCTTATAGCCTGCATTGAATAGCAATCCCTTGTTCCAGGGCAAGTTATCATCCTGCTCTACAACCAGTATCTTATACTGAGGATAATGCTCCTTCATATATAATGTGAAACAGGCTAAGTGGGTAGGCCGGTTCCTATAAGGAACTATGATCAATCCTGTTATATCCGGTGCCATGAAGAAGGTGCTTGGTTATGGTCAAAATCTGCAGGTAATACAATCTTGCTATATACAGTCTCTCCAAGAAATGCTCCCCAATATCCAAATATAGTCTTAGATAAAATAACATTGGAACATCTGGCTATAAGAGACAACTGCTCAATCTCATTAGTAAGTGGAGAGTAAAAGATGTTCTCCCCAGTAAAATGTTCCTTGCACCATTCAATATCATCAGATATAAAGATAAAGGCACTTTCTCCAATAAAATCCATAGCTCGTTGATAATAGTCTATCATATCATCATTTCCTTCCTCCATGCAGATAGCTGTAGTAATAGGGTCATCAACTTCCTTAATAGCCTCTGGTGAAAGTAATAAAAGCTCTTTCATAACAGCTGGTATAGTTAAGGTGCACATATCCTCCAACTTCTTATTAAGTACATCTGCTGGTAATATATCTACCCTGTTAAGGTACTTAAATATACCCTCCTGATAGTCCTTAGAAATATCGCTATTAAGATATACTGTAGTATCTTGTTCCTGTTCAGCAACCTTCTCCAAAGAAGCTATCTGTATCAACTGATCTTGTAAAGATCCTCCTAATGTAGTTGTTATCATATATAGTTATTATATACCTAGTACCTGTTTGAATGTTGCTATCCTGCGATCAGCATGTTGTGTGTAATAATGTTCTTCTTCTGATAAGTTGTCCCACTGGTTATACCAGGGTATATGTCTACATGTAAGGTTACCTGCTACCCTGAGCCCATTCCAGTTATAAGTAGATGTTCTCTTCATTACTGCGAAGGTGGTATCTACTAGAGCCCTATAAACTATCTGTGTAGGGTGTGGTAACTGTACCTGCCAGTATCTTCTCTCAATATCCCTGACAACATTAGTTAAGTGATTCACCGGTATATCATCTATCTGTATGGCCAGTCCTACCTTATCAACCTGGAAGTCCTTAGCTACCTGTATCATATCCTCTACAAAGCCCTTGTAGCTATCCATACTAAGTTCAATATCACTATCTGTGTATACTATATACCCATGGTCCTTGAGTTCCTCTAATAGTCCACAATGCCATAAAGCCTGATGTCCAAGGTTAGGCAGGTATACTACCTGAGCAGGACATCCATTCTCATACCATTCTATAAGAGGTTGGTAGGTACTGGCATTATCCAGGATGTAGATGTTCTCATAACCCAATAACAGTAACTGATCACACAACTTCTCAGTAGTGGTAAGCCTGTCCCGGTTACATATGACTATAGGTGTGTTGCTCATTATACAGCTTGCTTAAAATCTTCTGAAGCCGTTGGCCTATAAACTACAGTAGCATCTTTCTTTGGTGTATAATCAACTTCTATTTCCTTTATAGAGAAGTACTCTCCTTCTACAAAGTGAATTAATATTCCTCCAAAAGATATAGTGGAAAAAGGCTGATCTGGTAAATTGTCAGCTATCACTAACCCATTATTCAACCATTCTTTCCTAAGATCTTCTTTAATCCTACTCATCTGTAGATTGGTTCCTGTTATTTGGAACTTCCCTTCTATTTTATTACCAAGTGCTTCCTGTACTAAGTCTCTTATAGTTGTTGTCATATTATATAGTTTTTTTTCTTACCTTTTTTACTATTTGTTTCATTGGAATATTTCTTACCTATATTACATATTCTCAACTTCTCTTTAGTACTTTCTTTCATAGGAATTCTTACTCCACAGTTATCAAAATGCCATCTAACCATCATACTTGCCCCTCCTTGTTTACCACATACCGGACATACTTTGATTTTCTGATCACCTCTCTTTTTACCCAATCTATTTATAGACATTTTCTTCTTTTGCTCTTCTGTTAATTTCTTCCCAGTATTAGCTATGCTTAGTAATCTCCTTGTCTCTTCTGTTTTTATTCTTCCCTTTCCTGATAAAGACATCTTAAGTTTACTTTCTTCACTCATAATTTTACCCCTATGGTAGTCTCCTATTTTCTTTTTAGTTTCTTCTCCTAATTTCCCTCCATTACCGCCATACTGGATATTCAACATTTTATAGTTACAATCTTTGTATTGTTGGATGATATATATCTCCAACTGATCCAGAGATTCTTGAGTTACATCTTCTGGCAACCCTTGTAGTGTATCAAACTGATGTTTACTCCATCCATATTTCTTTATAGACTCATATATCTTTACCTGTCTCTTGCATTCTCCTCTTCTATAAGCACCTTTTCTTGAGTGAATATTCCAAGATTGTCCTATGTATACTTTACCAGATGGACTAGTTATTCTATATATTCCTACCATAAAATAAAATAGTAGACTATAGTACAGGTGCAACCAGTCATCATCTCATAGAGAGGAACTGTCCTGTATATAGTCTACAATATTGTTGAGTGTTATGAATCATTGATAATGACTGGTTGCACTACAAAGATAAGTAAACTATATGATAAATCAAAGAACTAATTGTGGATAGTTAATACCCGATCTAATTTCAATACAGTCTTTAAAAGACCAGAATCAATACAGTCTTTTATAAATAGCCAATCTGCACAATATTGAGATGGATAGTTAATCCCTACCTTCTTAGCAATATCAGTTCTAATAGCAAAGTTACCCCAATCAACTTTAGACCATTCCAGTGCTGCATCTAATACCATACAAGGACCTACAAGGTGATTAATACTGTTGAATATAAGTATGTCAGGTTGTTGTTCCTTCAATACCTTGTTGATGTACTCTACTGCCTGAGGCAACCAGTAGTCCTGCACAGATGTCTGTATGATATATTCAGTAGTACATTCATCAATAGCTGTCTGCCGGTTAGCTGTACCCCAGTTACCTGTATTAACTTCACTATCCCATACCTCAATATTACCATCAGTATACCAGGTATCATCCATAGGTCCATTATGAATAACCTCAGCCCAGAAACTCTGATCAGTCTGTACCTTCATAGACTGTATAAATGACCTATGCCATCTATCTTCCATATGTGCTGTAGCTACAAATGTTACTATTGGTTCCATTAGTCCTCTTTAGAGTTAGTGTATCCTGGCATCTGGTCATACCTTATCTTATTGCCGCCTCTTACTTTAGCCTGATCCTTGTTAAGTTCTTCTTCCATCTTCCTGTAGGTGTTCCAGTAATCGGGTAATTCCTTCATGATACCTCGTATAGTTGTAGCATTCCCCTCCTTACCATCAGTAATCTCTTCTACATCCAAATAAGTAGCTACCTTATCCAGCATCTTCTTAGCCCCTACAAATGCCCTGAGTACCGGTGTCTCATACATCTTCTTACAGCGTTCTATAGTCTCCAGTATAAGCAGATCCTCCAGGTAGAATGTTGGCTTCAGGTCAGCTAATAATACAGTATCTCTGTCATCCTCAGCTATGTTCCTGTATGGGTTCAATGTACTATCTGGGCATGTAAGATAGAATATATACTTATATATCTCCAAGTAGTCATTAGGGAAATGATCCATTATCTTCTTCAACCAGGGTATTGCATAGCAATGTACCGATGGTACTACTCTCTGGTCCTGTACATCAAATAATGGTATCATTGGTACTTAGTTAATAGTTTACGTAATCTATCTGCACATCTGAGCTCTGCTGCTGCTCTGTTCCATAAGTCATCTGTGCATACTCCATTCTGTGGAGGTACTTGTATTCCCTGATTCCTTACATAGAGTATGCTATCCCTCATATTCTCATGATAGGTTATAGCATGTCTGAGTATTCTCCGGGATATCCATTTCATAAAAGTGCTAATATACTATCCTTCCTGATCTTATTCCAATCCTGGAGCATATAATTCTTCTTACAATATTCTGATAACTGCTTGCCCATATCAATAAGCTGTACAGGATTCTTCAAACACCGCTTGATGTGCTCTAACCATTGAGCAGGTGATTCTACCCATAATATACCAGGACAGTCCTTGAGTACAGGATAGTAAGGAAGTACCTTAGAGCAGATAACTGGTATAGCCTTACATGCAGCTTCCTGTATCTTCAATGTACTCTTGTAACTATTCCATGAAGTATCTACCAGTGGACAAAGTGCTACATCAGCCTGGTCATAGTAGTTAATATACTCATCAAGGTTAGTAGTAGGTAGTATCCTGTAGGACATGGTATCTGCAAAGATAGCTCCCATCTTGTCATATTCTCCCCTGGTATCTTCTATTACGAAGTTATTGTTATTGGCCAAAGCATCTTCCCGGGTCTTGAATGTCTTCTTCTTGCCCTTATCATATCCGGCTAGTACAAACTCTGCATTCTCCTTAATGAAACTATCACTACCTATTCTCTTGAACTTACCTCGTAGTAGCTCTATATCAGGTAAATGAGTAGATCCTCCCATATACAGGAATGTCATCTTCTTATGTGTAACTGGCTGTGGCTTATACATCTCACTGCCATAAGGAAATGCATTAGGGATATATAGTGTATTGTTATTCAGTTTCTTAACCTCCGTCTCCAGTAACTCGGATGTACAGATAACCAGATCAGCTAACTTGATGTGCTCTGCTATAGCCTCTGAATGCCCTGTCTTGGCCCAGTGACTGTAGTTAATATGGTTAGTAGGAAGTACCCACATGTCATCTACATCAACTACTATCTTCATTCCCTTCTCCTTAAGAGCCTTGAGTATAGGTATAGTAGTAGCGCAGTACTTGTTGTAGATAAGCACATCACAGTCTATCTTGTACTCATCATCTCCTCTCCAGAGTAACTCACAGGTATATCCTTCTGCCCATTGTATATAGGATAGAGGATTAATGATCCTATGATAATCACTACCTGAGTTCTTAGATACTATAAACTGAATCTTCATTAGTGTTTCTTTATACTATTTCTATTAGCAGGTGTCTTCAACCAGTTCATAAGAGTAAGCATTTCACTCTTCATGTATGGTAATTCAATGATCTCTATTCCCTTCACTATAGGTTCCTTATTTTCATCCAGTGCTGTAATAGGGTAAGAGTACTTATCCTCTCCTGTAGTCTCAAAGGATACATGCTCTATAGTCAACTTACCCGGTGTAAGATGTGGGTTATGACGTAGTATCATGAACATGTATAATGATAGCTGCAGGGCATAATGGTTGAATTCACAGTCATCAAGGTGGGCCAGTGGCTTAAACATCTTCTTAGTAACACCTTCCCAGTTAGTGAATCCCTTTCTCTTGATCTCCTTATTCGTCTTATGGTCCCTGATATTAAGTACTTCTCCTACAACTTCTACTATATCACTCTGGCCACATATACCTGCTGACTGTAAGTAGATAAGATGTTCAGGGTATATTCCTTCCTGTAGTCTCTGGTCAGATGCCACCTTGCATCCATTGGATATGATAGGAGCATGTACCTGTAGGCCGGGAGTAGTATATAGTTCCTGTTCCTTCTTATTGTGATACCAGGTACCTAGTTCAGTTGACCGGTTATTCTCGCCTATCCATGCCTTCTGAATCTCTTCAGGAGTCAGGCCATACCACTTGCTCTTCTTATTCTTACTGCTCTTAATAGCCTGTGCAGGAGCATCAAACTGTTCAGTCAATGCATGTATCAGAGTAGTCACTGAGAGCCAGGAAATGTTATCCGGTACTAGTGAAGTGTATGAGTGATCTTGGTCAGTAAACTGTATCATTAAGGTTGTTGGTTCTTTTCCTGTTGTTTCTGGTATGCTATATTAGCTATTTCCTGTTCTTGTTCCAGTGTCATATGTGCTGTCCACTGTGGTATTCCTCTTGGGTGTCCTGTGACAGGATCAATATCTCCGAGGTAACACTGACAACTCATACAGTTCTTCTTTAGGCCCAGTACACAACCACATCCTGCACATGACTCTGATCCTTTAAGTACTGCCTTCTCACTACTGCCATCCTTATCATATAGACCACACACATTCGATCTGCAGATAGCCAATCTCTCCTCAGCAATATCCTGTATCTCCTTAGTGTTATTGATATAGGTATTGTATAATCCTTCAACTATAGATGCCTTATTCTCCCAGGCCAGTTGTATCTTCTCTCTTAATCCTGACATATACTCTCTTTGGTTTACCTGATTGTATTCTTTTCTGTTCCTTCTTCTCTATGTCTGCCCTTAGCTGTTCTACTATCTTCATGTAAGGCCCATCTTCATATTCCATATCCTCGAACTCCTTGAGTAGTGATGCAGGTCTCTTGACTATGAATCTACCCAAGCCAAGTACTTCTATCCTAGGATGAGCAAGCCCTTCTAATGCTCTGGCTACGTGTCTGTAATAACAGGATATTATATGTCTCAGATCCTCTTCCGGTATACCCTCCTTCTCTGCATGAGCAGGGATCATCTCTCTGAACTTCTTGCCTATCATGATATATAACACCTATATGTAAGAACATCAGCCATATTCTCTATACCCATAGTATGTGGTAATGACAACTTCTTCCGGCCAGTACCTATAATAGCCTCCTTGACTATAAGCCCTTTGTCCTTTAGCCGGTCAACAGCATTCCTGGTACTACCTACTGTCTTGAATATACCCATCTCCACTATCTTGTTACAGAACTCAATGAAATCTACCTGACCCACAAGGCCTAGTACAGTAAGACAATCTATATCAGCATTGGATACTATAGAATCCTTCGGCTTCTTCTTGGTCATATACCCATTCACCTGACAATATACCATTACCTGAAAGCGCACAAGTTGCCCTCTCTTCATAGGTATGTCTATGATGATATCTTCTTCTGTATATGACTGGTTGTTATTCACCTGGGGTGTTAGGTATTGCTGGTTCCTGTTCCTTATTCTTTTCTTCCTCTGCCTTCTGCTGTTGCTCGAAAGATGCCTTCCATTGCCCCATCTCTGTCTTCACAGATAAGTCCCTCATCATGAGCTCAAGGCCCAGGATACCAGGCACTGTATTAGCTGGTCTTGCTCCTGTCTCTACATCCCTGATCAATTGTTTCATCATCAGATCCTCATACTCCTGCTTCAACCGCATGAATGGAAGTTCCTTCTTATAGAGTTTTAGGAGATTATCCTTGTAAGCATCTATCTCTTCCTGTGTAGGTACCTTGGTCTGCTGTATCTCTGTTGCTGGCCCATCTGTAAATTGTTCCTTGATAGAGGAAGTAGGGGCTTCTGTAGTCTCTTGTCCTAATGGTTGTTGCATATGGTATGTGTATAAAGTTATGAAGTGTATTGCACTTAGAAAGTGTAAAGATATATCCTGCTGTTGAATATTCCAAACAAATATTAATAACTTTGTAAAAAATATTCTATGCCCTTATTATATACTATAGACCTTAACCGTGGAATCAAGTCAGCTGCTCTGTTATACAGAACTCCTGGAGGCAGAGCAATACTGGAACAAGAACGAATGATAAAGGCTGCTATAAAGGAGTGTGGTACCAGTATAGTCAATATCAGTAAACATCCTAGACCATTAGACTGGTTCATAGATCCTCGAGTAGCAGGTAATAAAGTATCTGTTGCAGAGCAGATGATCAATGGAATCCTGGATAAGTATAGAGTAGAATACTACAATGAAGTCAGCTTCTATGGCCTGCAGTTATCAAGTGGAGGGTATGCCCGGTATGACTTTCTATTAAAGGTACCAGGTGGAATCCACATGATAGAGTACGATAGTGTAATCTGGCACAGTCAACCGGAGAACATAGTGAAAGACAAACTGAAGACTGAGTTCCTGCAATATCATGGTATACCACTTACTAGGTATGATAAGTCTCATTATTACCATATGGAAGAATGCCTGAAGAAATTACTGGGTAGATATGGTATCAGAAAGAAGTAATGGCATGATTCTACTACTGATATATCTATGATACAGATAGCAATAGATACTATGATGATGTGGATGTTAGTCCAGATGGTTATAAGGGCCTGGAAGTATACACATTAGTACTCTTAACTGGGCTCGAACCAATATCCAATCCTTCGTAGGGATTCATTCTTCCATTGAACTATAAGAGTATAGGTGACTAGAGGGAGTTGAACCCTCTTCCCTTGATTCACAATCAAGTACACTAACCAGATGTGCTATAGCCACAGTAGAGAGTAATGGAATCGAACCATTCTATTCAGGTTCAAAACCTGACATACTAACCGATGTATTAACCCTCTATAATGGTTCCAATTCTCCTCGTCACCATAAACCGTGTATCTCGTATAGCAGACTGGATTCGAACCAGCGAACACTAGATTCCAAGTCTAGCCCATATAACCATCTGTGGAACTGCTATATAAAGTACCGGTAGAGAGACTTGAACTCTCAATCCCTTGGGCGGTAGTTTCTAAGACTACTGTGTATGCATTCCACCATACCGGTATAAAACAAAAATCCCCAGCTTGTGGGCTGAGGTCAGATAAAACTATTGTAAACAGAATAAACTATACAATACAATCTTCCTCAGCACAAAATGCCGGTGGCTGGAGACGATGTTGTAAATTGTTATTCATGTCACAAAGATAGGTAAAGAAATCAAACTACCAAATAAATTATAAATAAAAAGCCCAAGGTAGAAACCTCAGGCCGATATGAGTAGTTAAAAGTAAAACCTTAAGCTGTAGGAGTTACTATAGCAGATAGTTGTGTAGCTACACTGGTGATCTGAGAAAGGAGAGCATCTGTATCTGCTGCTGATAAAGTTCCTTCCTGTGCTGTCTGCAGTTGCGTGATCTTAGTCTGTATAGCAGTTATAGAAGTGCCAATAGAGTCAAACTGTGCCTGAAAATCTGTAAGTTGTGTCATTATATTCTGAAGTTTAAAAAGTGACTTGGTATAAAATATCAAGGTAACCAGGAGTGTACATCCTATAGCTATATCAAATCCTGTTCCCATAGTGCGAAGATATGTACTGTTTGCCATATTCTAACATTAATATACTCTAATGTATTCGTGCATTACCTAGATAAGATAGTATACCAAATGCCTGTAGCAGATATAGTACTAGGAAGATCACAGCTACGATGTTCAGCAGACTCTTAACCGGTGCTGACATAGGAATGTAGGTGTTGCAAAGCCAAAGCAGAACTCCAACTACAATGATAACGATAAGTACAGTTAGTATAGACATGGTATAAGTTTATTCAGACAATACTATAACTGTGCCAAGAAAGTAATCCTGAAGCCGATTATATATTCTAAGTGCTTCTTTAGGAGTTTCAAATAACCATCCTGTAGATCCACTGATACCGTTAAACTCTATAGATACCATCCACTTGCCTTCCGGATTATCATAGTACATATCAACCTGAGTAAGATCTCTCTTGAGTCTGGTCCATCTATAGTTAGTAGAGCATTCTGCCCAGATACCTTCCTTATCATGAAAGTCATCAGCTTCATAGGTAGCAGAAGTCTTATACTCTAGATACTCTTTATGAAGTAGTAAATAACACTCCTTAACAGTTACATCTCTCCGGTGCAAAGTTTCTACAAGTGGTAAATCTATCCTGGTTGCTGTATCTGTTACCATATTAACAGTTGAATATATTAAATAAAGAGTTGATCCTGGTAAGCCGATTACATTCATTCCTTGCCTTCTGCCACCAGTTCATATTGACAGCTACATAGATATTACTGTGTAGAATAGAACGAATCCTAAGATACTGGTAGAACTTTCTCATGATGCTGTAATATTACTTTCTTTAGATATTACCCTTTCAAAAGCATCAGATACTACAGCAACCAAGGAAGGTAAAGTGAGTATTCTAAGTTGTTCCCTTTCCAATTCATTAGATACTGCCCCAGTACCTTGATTCTCAAACCATATGTGTTCTCCGGAAGTTATCATGCTAACCTGAGCACCTTCTAAACTAAGTCCTTGTAAATGATGATATATATTCTCTACATTATAATGACATGTACAATGACTAAGTGGAGGCAATGGTGTTATCTCCAGTATTGTGTGTGGATCAATTGTAGGTCTACTATCAAAGTAAACACTGCATAGGTTGTTCTCATGTCCAAATGTCTCCTTGAACTGCTGAAACAATATATCCCTCACATCATCAGAAGGACAAACTCTCATACGAATAACTGGTTTATTGTCTGGCCCCAGTTCAACCTTAATAGAACTCTTCATAAATAAATAGATTAATAGCCTGGGTGAATTCCTCAAAGCTGACACAAAGATAATAGAAATAGTAGTATAACAAAGGGTAACAGAATAAAAAAATAATTTTCCAAAAAAAATATTATGAGGGTGTCACTGAGTATGGCTACCGTCAGTTCAGCACAAAAACCTACCGTGAGCTCCCTTGCCCCCTATATCAAAGCAGGGCATTCCTTATAAGAGAGCCTGAATAGTGGACATCATAAGTATGTCATATAACCAGAGAAGCCGAATACTGGAACCATAGTAGGCACAATACAAATATAATAATAACGTGTTATGAACACAAGACAAGATGCAAAGAGGGCTTATGCTATGGCAGTATTAGCCCAGTTGAAAGGTAAAGGCGGTGTAGTAGTACTACCTGTATTCATTAATGAAGGTACTGATGCAGCTCCTATATGGACTCCTACAGATACAGTAGCTATTGAGGGTAGTAATCCTGAATGGTGTGCTGTTAATGTTATGGCTGTCCAGAGCACATTCTCTACAGCAGGGTTTGAGAATGAGCGTGTTATGAGTGCTCTTATACGTCGTAAGACTATAGGTACTGATGATAAGTATGCTCCAGGACAAATCCTCAATGGCAAGATAGCTGTCATGGAAACATTGACACCTACAGACCCAAGTGACCATAGCCGTGATATCAAGGCTCCAAGTGCAGCTCATGCAGAGGCTGGTATCTACTGTACTGTTGCCGGTGAACCAATATACCAGCGCAGGTACTATACAGAGAACCTTGCACAGGCTGATATCACTATAGCTCATGATAACCAGGATGAGATAGCACAGTTCACAGCCTCACAGAAGGCAGCAGCTAAACCACAGTCAGCTGGTATCAAAGCAGCTAGTGCTAAGAAAGTGACAGGTGTAGCAGGTAAACGCTAATAGTAAACAGGAACAGCAGGGACTCTAACCAGTCCTTGCTATCCTTTTTTCACATTCATTGATATACATTGAGTTAATTATGTGAGATATCCCTTCTCCTGTATTCTATCAGGATACTTAGCTATCCTGTCAGATGATGAGAATAGAAATGGGTTAGTCCAGAATACAGTCTTATACTTAGTATACTGTAGGAACATATACCTGATAAGCTCATCCATAGCAGCCAGATAAGTTGTATTGCTCTTGACATTGTTCTTAAGCATGTAATCCTCTCGGTTAATCTGTATATAGTCCTTCTTCCTCTCAAGGTTGTATAGTATATACAGGTATAGTCTCTGAGCCTTATCTGATAAGTTATATACAGAGTGCTTGCATCCAGGGCAATAGTACATCCTAACTGACTGTGTCTGTTCTATATGGAATGTATCTCTGATCAATGTACCTTGTTCACCTTGTACATCAGCCGGTAATAACCTGAACTTATCTGATACTACCTTAGTAGTAGGTATCTCCAGTGTAAAGGAGAATGGGTTGTTCACCAATATGGACTCATCATACTCTTCTAACTTCTTGCTCATAATCATTCAATTAATTGAACAAAGATAGTATAATGGTACAATAATACCAAACTATCCAATTAAATGAATAGAATATAGGCAGAAATATCCAAGTACGTGAAAGTATAAATTACTATCATACGGTATACTGGTGGCTCAATACAGAGGATATCCAGCCTCACACCTCTGCGCTATACAATATATAGTTGGATAGGTGTAGTATAGTAAATACAGCTACAAGTCAATACCAGCAAGGATTGTAGCTGATTATACCTCATTCAATTAATTGAATAAAACTAAAACAACAATCAATCATGAACAACGGTTATATAATAGTGGGCAAAGGTAATAATGCTCACATAATATCTGTCCTGGATACAGAAACTCTAGCTGAAATAGAGAGAGAATCCATTGAAATTCAATTAGTTGAGGTGTATGAAGAGATGGAGGACTATTAACAATCAGCCTTTATCTCCTCTTTCTTCGCCTTATTCAAAGACATTCGCTATATGTAATACTGGTACTGGAAATGCTCTTTCCTACTGCCTTTAAGTATAACTATGGCTAGTACTATACCATTCGGTATTATATACTGGTTGGTATATTCTGTTACCTTGATCACTACTATTGTATTGGTTGGTTATATTATTATTCAGTTCACTATTAAATCTTGCTATTATGCAACATTCTGTACAAGGGCCTAAAATAGTAGGTCATATAGTTCTTCCGGAGCCAGTTAGAAAGATGTGCCAGTGTGATCATTGTAATCGTAAATGGTATGGTAATAGCTCCTTTGGTAAGTTATGGCCTCAGGAGATACTGCACAAAAACAACCCAAATTAGCCACTAAAATACAATGCTGGGGTACTACTACCAAACAGGTAAGATGTAAGCGTATGATAGATCCTATGGCCCCAGGAAAGGCTGTTATGGATGGTGGTGGTGTATACTACTGTGCTCAACATGCTAAACAGGCAGATATGAGGTAATCAATTCACTAATAAAACACATGTATATGACACTCGACTATAGAAAAGATGTATATATAGCAGATGAATCTGTATGGCCAATAGGAGGAATGACTCTGGAATGGACAAATCCTGCGGTAGATGGTACAGTAGAAATACACGGCTATGATGGTAATGAAATGTTCTCCGGTAATATAGAAGATATTCGTAACTGGCAAGATGAGGGTAATGATGATCCTATCATAGGTGTACCCGAATGGGTAGTAAAGATATTCATGGACCTGGAAATCATTGAAGATATAAGAACTCCTGGAGATGACAGGGTATTCAACAGAACATATTAACACTATTAAATAAACCTACAGGAAGTAAGAATGGGTTAAAGTTCTGGCTGAGATAGCGAAAATCTCTATAGCGTATAAATGAACTGGATAATATTCATCTTCTTCCTGTAGGTTATTACTAATAACAATAAATAAAAACAATATGGCAAGTATTCATGAAATGACATATGTACCTGATGAATGGACTCCCTTTTATGGTGATTATAAGAAATGTGTACAGGATATAGAACTGCAAGATGGTACTGTATTATATAAATGCTATCCTAATGCAGGAGTATTCCTGATATTTGGTAGTAAACATGCACCTGTACCTGTAACTAATGTAAAAGCAGTAAGAAAACACAAATTAGTACTGTAACTAAAACCTCACTCATAAGGGTATGAGTACAGTAAAACAAATAACAAATTCATCTCATCAATCACTAAAACAGTCAATTATGACAACTACAAAGAAAGTACGGAAACCAAACAGAAAGACAATTAAGGAGAAGGTGATCAGCTACAGGAATAAGACCTGGGAGTATATCATGGAGGCATACGAAAGGTTAAAAGTTAAGTACAAGATGAAGGTGAAGCTATCTAGTATCCGGCCTCAAGGTGCTGGTTTGTACTTCGGGAACTTCATAATAGCATAATCTCATCCATCAACTAAACAAACCATAACAATGGCAAAGAAACAACCAGTTCCTGCTACTATAGTAGGGCAAGAAATCCTCATTAATGAGGTAACAAAGATCCTGGAGATATTCAAAGCATCTGAATGTACAGTAAGGCCTCACTTCATACTCACAGGTCCAAGTGGTAGTGGTAAATCCCATACAATCAAGAATATGACAGAAATGCATGATCTGGGGTTCCTGGAAGTAAATGCAGCCCAACTGACCAAAGAAGGTACTAGTGGTAATAGCCTATCTAAGGCATTAGGACCACTATTACAGCTAGGTAGTAAACCAACAGTAGTATTCGTAGATGAGTTCGATAAACTGTTCATATCAGGCAATTCTAATGAATCTGCAGCACATGAATCTACTACCGGTGTACAAAATGAGTTCCTCAAGGTACTGGAAGCAGATACATGTAGTGTATTCGGTGACTATGGTAAGTATATCAATGTACCATCAAAGAATGTACTGTTCATATTCGCAGGAGCATTCAATGGTGAGGAAGATATAACACTGGACAGACTCCGGGAAATAGGACTCAAAACTGAGTTCCTGGGAAGAGTAGGCCTGGTATATAATACTAAACCACTAACACTGGAAGATATGTATAATATCATAGACCATTCCCAATTACTGGACAGCTATATAAAGCTATTCGAGGATATAGACCGGGAACAAGTAGTATATGCACTCAAAGGACATATACAGAAAACCTATGAAATGAATACATTAGGGGCCCGGTTGATCAATACACTCATTCACCAGTACTTCATAAAAGGAGGCCAACTAGGTGAGGACAAAGTAAAAGAGATATCATTCCAGAAAAAGCTAAAACTGTAATATGAAAGATCAGATACAGAGTATAATAGATCAGTATGAAGTGCCCTCATGGGAGATACCTGAATAACATTCATTAATCAATAAAAAACCAAATAACAGATGGAAAAGTTCAAGGAGGGTACATGTGGCTGGTATATAGCCTGCATAAGAGACCCCGTAATAAGAAAAGAGGTAATAGCAGGTAAAGACTATCACAGTCATAAAAAGGACAATGTAGATGGATTACCACAGGCTATTATATTCGCTACTGATAGCTATGAGGATGCTAGAAAGTACAAACAACAGGCATATGATGGTAAAATAGCAGTAGCTGACCAACCAGTAGAAGATAGTATAGGTGCAATCCCTAGTGAATATTGGGTAGAAAATCCATTCCATAAAGATAATGGTGAAAAGAATGAAACCTGCGAAATGGCAGTATTAGCTAAGAAATTGGCAGATATAAATGGAGGACATTGCCCAAATGGTACCAGTAAGTACTATAAGTATACAAATGGAAAGTATGCACTGGACTTTCGAACTACTACACCAAGTGGATATATACTCCCATACGAAACCTGGAAAGCATATGTACTGGAAGTAATAGGAGAGAAAGTAGTGGGTAGTGGAGTTAGTGTATTGCCTGCAGAATATCAAATATCCGGTAGAGGACATCAGACAGATGAATTCAGAAGGTTACTGACCATAGCAGTAGGTGAGCATGATATGCTGGGAGGAAGTGAGTGGTATAGCATCAGAAATGGTGAAGTAGATGCTCATAGTGAAGATACAAACCCCGGACTACCAATAATCAGTTACACTGACTGGAAAAGGATACTGGAAGGTAAATCAGTAAAAGAAGAAGTATCTGCTGCTAAACCTATACAACATACATACTCTGTTGGTGATTGGGTAGTACCTATAGTAGATACAAATGATAGTGATTATGAACTGGGAGCAACTGATCTGGAAGTAGGGAAAGTATACCAAGTACAGAGAGTAGCCAAAAACTATCAAGGTAAAGACTATGTAAAAGCCGGTAATAGTCCTGCTAATTGTATACTAACTACCAGCATCCGTATGGCTACACAATCTGAAATAGACCAGGTAAACCCTCCTAAAGTTAAACCAGTAGATAAGATAGAAGTAGGATCATGGGTGATGGTAAATAGTGGCTATATACCCGCTGATGGTAATTGGAATAACTGGGCAGGTGAAGGTGATAGATTCCTATCAGTAGGTCCCTATCAAGTAGAGGAAATAGGAGGACATAACTGTATAAGGAAGATGGGTGGAAAAACCTGTACATTGTCTCTTGAGAGATTCCGGTTAGCAACAGCAGCAGAAATAGCCAAAGCTACTCAAGGTAAGGAGAAAGTAAGTGATAAGGCTCCTGAGATAGGTAGTTGGGTAATGGTCCGGTATATGGATGGTAATGGTATCCAAGGTCAAGGTATAGAAGAATGGTTAGCCCAAGTAATGCCAATAGATACTACAGCAAGTGGTAAATTAAAAGAGGCACCTAATTGCATAGTAGTAAAAACTGTAAAAGAAAACTACCCAGGCAATTACAGAGTACAAATAGAAGCTACTAGACCGGCAACAGCTGCTGAGATAGCTACAGACCAACTTAAACCCACTCCTCCAGAACCATGGTCAGCTATAACTACTGATGGTGTAAAGGTGTATGAAGGTGATAGAGTATGGTGGGTAGAAAAAGATGGCAATGCCCATAACACAAATGCTATGATAAGTAAGTCCTATGAGTCTAGTATAAAAGATGGATGGCCGTTCTTCTCATCCAAAGAAGCAGCAGATAGGTATATAGCTGAACATATAGGTAAGAAAGAAAGTCCTGTAGATGAGTGGAAAGTAGGAGATATATTGCCAGAAGAATGGCTGAAGAAAAATCATTACTATGGCAGTTATAAAGGACATAAAAACAAGACATGTCAAGCCATTAATGACAGGGAGGTAAAAGAAATAAAAGAAGGGTGGGGACTAATATCCGGTTCAAGCAACTGTTGGTTAGGCCCAAAAAGTGAATACCCAACATACAAAACAGAAGTAGAAGGAAAACAAGTAACAAGTACAAATCAATCACAATCAATTAACCAAACAATTAAAACAAAATCAAATGTCAACAACAACGAAGAAGGCAGCTCAGACAAAGACAGTATCACAGATAGCAGGTACAACTTACGAACAAATCCAAAGGTCTCTGAAGGACACGGCGAAAGTAGAAGAGAAACAGCTTCAGCAATCCGTAAAATCCAACCTAAAGTCGCTAAAGACTAAGATAGAAAGGACTAATGAAGATCTCAATGATGCTATTGCTGGCCGGGATAGTGCTCTGGAAAGTGCTAATGTAAACTGGGACAACCTGATAGCTGCAGATGCTGAAATAGAAGCATTACAAATGGGCCTGGATAAACTGAAGTCATTTAGAAATCAATATTTCCCTAACTGGCAGAGTACTCTGGTAGCTGACTAAGTAAAATAAATATAGAAATATCCAGAAAATAGTAGTAACTTAGCAGCTGAAAAGTTGCGGTAACAACTATCAAAAGATATTAAATTGGCCTGATGAGGGGGATCTGTTACCGCAGTGAACTCTCTTCAGGTCATTCTATTTTATGAAACTTATAGAACTACAAGGAAAACATGGGTCAATAGCAGGTAGATATGCACAAGTATCAGATAGTGATTATGAGCATCTAAACCAATGGAAATGGATATGTGTACATAAATCTAAAAACTACTATGCAGTAAGAGCTGTATATAATAAAAATAAATGTAGAAATGTATTAGTATATATGCATAGACAGTTACTAGAAGTAACTATTACAAAATTATGTGTAGACCATATAGACCACAATGGTCTCAATAACCAACGAGAAAATATAAGAATAGTAACTAATAGTCAGAATCAAGCTAATAGTAACCCCCACGAAGGAAAGCCTTATAAAGGTATACGTAAGCTAAAAAATGGAATATATGTATATTGGATGGCAAGGTGTATGAAAGACGGTGTGAGAACTCATGGGAAATGCAGAAAAACTATAGAAGAAGCTATAAATGATTATAATATAATGGCTAAGAAGCTTCATGGAGAATATGCAAAGATAAATATATAAGGCTGGGAAAAGACTCTGGTACAGGACTAATTAGTATCCGGTAAAAGTATAGTAAATTAGCAGAGAGTAACTAGTAACTGTTAGAGGAACATCGGGAGGAAGTAATGGCCCAGAATCTGAAGTTACATAGTTACTCTCTGTTATATTATCAAAATCACAATAAAATCATCAACAATGGAACAGACAATAAAGATATTAAGTGTACTACTGGTAATAGTACCTATAGGGGCATTCATACTGGGATACTACCTGTGCCACAGAGAACTCAGTATGACAATAAAACAACAGCAAGAGGATAAAAAACATTCCTGTGCAGTATATGAAGAAATTATAGCCAATATGGATATAGAACTGGAGTTATTCCGGGATGATAATCATGAGTGGAGAAAACGAAATCAACTACTGGAAAAACAGCTAATAGGAAACTCTGTAATAGGTTCCAATATCACAGAAATAGAGCAGTTGCACACAGAAAGGGATCAATTGTTTAAAGATATCCGAGAAGGGTATACAAATTGTTGAGCCATGGATAAGATAACAAAGGTACTATCAGGTATAATACTGGTAGGTGTAGTAGTACTGGTAATAGCTAATATATGCAGTTAAGTCGTAAGGTAGATAACAAGGCTCCTGTAATCAAAGCAGATAGCTCATATAAGGAGAATAAGGGGTTCAAGGTCTGCCTGGATACAGAAGTACCAAATGGCAAATACAAGGGAAAGACAGGCCACTGGATAGCTACAAATGATCCTGGATATATGAAGTGGTTACTACAAGAAGATATCCTAATAGGTTGGGGTATAATTAAGTCTCCAATAAAAGTACAAACTAACTATACTCACTTCCTAAGTAGTAAAGGAGAATATTGGATAGATATAAGAACTGTAGAAGCTAAAACAAATCCATCAATATTCTTGGAAGATTAAGAGAAATATAGTATCTTCGTAGCTCTCATCAGTTACCCAGTAATGAATAACATAACTACTAAAAATACACACCAGTACATAGATGCAGTCCCTCCTGATGGAGTAACTGATGAGACATCTGTGTGCTGGTGCTAATTATTGTTATGGAAAAGCAAGAAGAAATCTGGTTGCCAATAAAAGGCTATGAAGGCTATTATGAAGTAAGTAATAAAGGGCAATTAAGAAGTATTAGCAGACTGGTTAATGCTAAACTCAACAGTAAAAGAAAAGTAATAAGCAGAATAAGAAAATTATCTGTAAGTGGGCATGGTTACTATAAAGTAAACCTATCTATTGGTGATAAAAGAATATCAGAACTAATACATAGACTAGTAGCAATTACATGGATATCTAATCCTAAAAATAAACCACTGATCAATCATGTAGACGGTAATAAATTAAATAATAATATAGATAACCTAGAATGGTGTACAGCAAGTGAAAATACACAGCATTCCTGGGATATTGGTATAAAAAGGGCGGCTAAATTAAAGCAAGAACAAGTATTGCAGATAAGAAATAATTATCAGGGAAACTATAAAAAGGGAGCTGAGTATTATGGGATGGCATATAATACATATAAGTCAATAATATTAGGTAAAACCTACAAAGACATATAATACAGCAACCAAAGTCAGATAAACCCAAGGTCAAATACTCTGGATACATAGATGAAAATGGACAACAATGGTTGGGTATTCGTATAATACAAGAAAATAGTAAGCCAGTACCTGAATGGTGGCTAAGAGACTAATCATGGTGATGTATGGTTGGATTGATGATGAAAGAAGCCAGTACCTGTAGTAACATATGGGTACTGGTTATTAAACCCAAATAATATGATAACTATAACCAACAGGAATGTGAGGAAGCAAGCCAACAGAAGTACATTCATATGTAAACTGGTATGAGTGGATGATAAATATCCTAAGTACCAGTTCCTCGAGTATATCCATGGAAGTACTAAACGGGATGTAGAGTATAAAGTAGAACAAGAAATTGCTAAAATATTAAATCCAGAACAATGATACAAGCAAGTGAAATAAAAGCAATAGCAGATAAGGCCAGGGTACAAGTAATGGAAGCACTGGAAGAACAGATAAAATTCCGAGCAGATCAAGGGTATAACAGTACATTCACTAAGCATCCTCTGGAACCAGAGCAAGTAATGGAAATAGTAGCTGCCGGATATAAGGTAATCTACTCAGAAGCCAACTCATGTCATCAGATCACCTGGTAAGAAGTATATACAGTAAACTNANCTCCTACTAAAAACAAGAGAAGATAAAAATAAAAGATATGAAAGACTTCCAAAAGAAAATACAAGAGCAACTGGATAAAATGTGCTCTACAGGTAAGCTATTCCGGGCCAAAATAACTGGTGATGAGATATATAGTACATACCTACTATCATTCCCGGATAATACAGATCCTATATTCCGGGATCCTGAAAGTAGTACACATAACTGTAACAACTGTAAGAACTTCATACGTAGGTATGGTAATATGGTAGCAGTTAATGGTAATGGTGAGCTGGAATCCATATTCGCAATAGAAAGTGCTGATGAGTATGGTATAGTAGCCAATATCCTGAATACAGTAATAACCTCTAAAGGTATAGAGAATGTGTTCTTCGAAACCTATGAAATGCTCAATACAAAGCTCAACTATGAGAAATGTACAAAGAGTCAACAAGTATATAGATTAGGTACTGCAGTAAACCATAAAAGGTATACAAAGGAAGAAGCTGAGAAATTCGGTGTAGTAAAAGCAAACCAGGTGGTAACCTTCGATCACCTATATATAGATGTACCCACAGCATTCGTAGATAAGAGTGGTAATAGTGTAGAATCTCTGATGGGTATATACCGGGATAAATACCAGGTATTCAAGAGAGCCATGGAAGAAATATCACTGGATACACTCAATCTGATAGAAGACCTGATCAATCAAGGTAGTCTATTAGATGGTACTGCTCACCTACATACTATCAAAGATGTTATCAAGTACAGGACAGAGTACAGTAAGCTGAAAGGTAATATAGACAACTGGCTATGGTCATGTACATATAGCCTGGATGAAAGAACTGCTAAGTTCCGTAATACCCTGATAGGTGTACTATGTACAGAACTGTCCCAAGGTGAAGAACTCAATAAAGCCTGTGAAAGCTGGAATAAGAGAGTGGATCCTGCAAACTATCATAAAGCTACTGCTCCTATCACAAAGAAACAGATAGAGGAAGCTCGTAAGTTCGTAGAAGAAAATGGCTATACAGAGTCCTTCGATAGAAGGTTAGCTACTATAGATGATATCAATGTAACTGAGATCAAGCATATATCATCCAGTACAGCAATACCATCAGTAACTATCTTCGACCAGGTAAAACCAACTGCTACACAGCACAAAAGGGCTAAATATGATGATGTAGAAGAAGTAACTATAGACAAATTCATGTCAGATATACTCCCTAAATGTACATCAGTAGAGGCACTGCTCCTCAATAACCATGAAGGCAATCTGGTAACATTAACTACTACAAAGAACCATGAGAGTAAACCTATATTCAAATGGGATAATAACTACTCATGGAACTTCAATGGTAACCTGGCCGGTAAATCACAAATAAAAGAAGCTGTGAAAATGCAGGGAGGTAAAGTAGATGGTGTACTAAGGTTCTCAATAATGTGGGCTGAAGGAGATTCGAGTGATAATAGTGACCTGGATGCATGGTGCCTGGAACCTAATGGTAATAGGATAGGGTTCTCAAGTAAAGTATCCTATGGCACCGGTGGTAACCTAGATGTAGATATAATGAATCCATCAGGTAGAAGTCATAAGAATATAGTAGAGAACATTACATGGCCTATTATGCAAAAAATGCCAAATGGTACCTACAAATTCTGGGTAAACCAATACTCTGATAGAGGGTCAAAAGGGTTCAAAGCAGAAATAGAGTATAATGGGGAACTATATACCTATGAGTACAATAAGAAAGTATCCGGTAATGTAATGGTAGCAGAAGTATCCCTACAAAATGGGCAATTCACTATTAACCATTTACTACCTGCAGGTGAATCTAACAAAGAATTATGGTGCCTGGAAACTAACCAGTTCCATAAAGTAAACCTAGTATGCCTGTCACCTAATCACTGGGGAGATAATGTAGTAGGTAATAAACACTACCTGTTCATGCTGGAAGGATGTAAGACAGATAAGGATGTAAGAGGGTTTCATAATGAGAATCTGCTACCTGATCTGCTCAAGCACAAAAAAGTAATGGAAGTACTGGGTAATACTAACCTGATCAAAATAACCAGTAATGAAAAGCAACTATCCGGTATAGGGTTCAACAGTACAGTAAAAGATGAAGTAATAGTGAAAATACAAGGAAGTCACAAAAGAATGCTCAAAATCAAATTCTAAACCAACAAAAAATCAAACAAGATGGAAATGTACAAACAAGCAAGTAAACAGCAGCTAAGGTTCCAGACAGACAAAGGTAACCTGACAGTAGAACAACTATGGTCACTACCAATACCGGTCCTGGATAAGTTAGCAGTGTTTCTGGAAGAGCAATTCACCCTGGCCAAAGGTAAAAAAACCTTCCTGACAGTAAAATCACAGGAAGACAAGACAGCCAAATTAAGGTTCGATATTGCCCTGGATATACTCACTACTAAGGTAGAAGAACAAGCAGCTGCTAAAGAGGCCCTGGATACCAAAGAACACAACCAAAAGATCCTGGCACTCATGGCCAAGAAGAAGGATACTGAACTGGAAGGTAAATCAATAGAGGAACTGGAGAAAATGTTAAAGTAACTCCACTACTCTCCTCCCTATTAGTAGCTCCTGGACATAAGAAAGTGTAAGAAAAAGTTGGAAATGTGAAAGTGAGTGTGTAATATTGTGTCAGATCCGTGGGAGGAATATACAAGATGCTGGCACATCTATTACACACATAAGATATCCCTACAGAGCCAATACTCCATGCCAGTGGTGAGGTTCTGTAGGGATTCTCTATTATGAGCAAAAATAAACCTACAGACTGGTTCATCACATCAAGACCTCCTAAACCATCTCCTACAGAGAAGATAATAGCAGGCATGTTAACTGATATGAAAGTGTTCTTCTATAGAGAAGTTAGTTTCCGTGGTATGAAATACAATAATACAGGCTGTCATGCAAGATATGACTTCTTTCTACCTGACTTTAATACCTGTATAGAGTATGATGGAGAAGACTGGCATTCAGATAAGAAAGCTATACAAAGAGACAAGTTAAAAACTAACTTCTGCGTAATAAACAAGATAAAACTTGTAAGATTCAATATAACTAACTACCGGTTAGGCCTGGAAAGTGAAGTGAAAAAGCTAATGGATAATAGTTACTATGTAAAATACCCATTCCGGCAAATAGATCCTATAGCTCAAAAAAGAAGTACTTATAGCCTACAAAAGAAAAAAGAAGCCTATAAGAAAAGAGTAGATAAAGCTCATTTACCAGCTAGTAAAGGTGGCAGTAGTAGGCCGAGTAAAAGTACAGAGAGGTTTATGAGAGGCAAAAGCAAAAATAATGCAGTAGGTTGTATATATCCACAAGGAATGTCTAAGGAGCAATATGAACTTAAGAAAGTCGAGAGGGCTCTAAAAATAGAACAGTATAAAAGAGGTATATTACCTGAATAGAAGCTAGGACATATAGAAAAGCAACACAAAAAATAATAATATGAAACAATATACAAATGAATCCAAATACCCTAACCTATCCAATACAACAAATGTAAAGGGTAAGCCAAGGAAAGGGATAATCAAGAAGAATGCACACCAACCAGTACTAACAGATAGTAGTTCACCAATAGTAATACCAAAAGATACAGATAAGAAGAGTCTGTTGGTGTATACAGATGGTAGTACTCTAAACAACGGACAAGCCAATAACAGGGGATCCTATGCATATATAGTAGTAGAGAACGGCAAGACATTGCATGAGTATAGCAAAGCTATTACCAATACTACGAATAATAGATGTGAGATGCATGGTGTCATAGAGGCAATACAATACCTGGAAGAAAACCATAAAGAAGTACCTGCAACAATATACTCAGATTCACAGTACTGTGTTAGAGGGATCAATGAGTGGGCCAGTGCATGGCACCAAAGAGGGTATACAGGTATAAAGAATCCGGAAGAATGGAAGGTACTATATGCACTGGCAAAGAGCAATCCACATATAAAAGTGTGTTGGGTGAAGGGACACTCAACCAATATATACAATCAGAGATGTGATACTCTATGTACCCAGGCATATGACAAAGTAGAAGTAACACCTATAGGTAATACACCAGATAACCAGCAAGGAGCCTACATCAATCACAAAGATGGTAATCTCAATAACAATGAACCTGCTAACCTGGAAATAGTAGATATAGCTGCTAATAAGAGGAAAGTATCCAAGAAAGAAGTATACAAAGGTCCTACTCCGGAAGCAATAGTAGAAAAAGTATGGAAAGAAAAGAAAAAACTCGATGAACCTAATAAATTGTTGCTAGAAGTATACGAGCTAGCACTAACTGATGGAGATCCAATACCAACATTACTAAAAATTACTGCCTACTTGGTTAAAAGTAAACTAATATGACAAGAGCAATAAAAGGAATACCGTTAGACCTATGTACAAGGACATGGAATATACTGAGAGATGGGATAAGAATAACTACAATGAAACAGCTATTAGCAATGACAGCAGATGAGTATCTATCAGTACATAATGCAGGAGTAAGAAGTCTCCTTGAACTAAACGAACAGCTGGAAATGTATGAATACCCTATTAAGATACCGGTAGAAAAAGAGAATCTGGTTAAGTATATAGAACGTGAAAAAGAACTATACCCTGCAAAATACATGAAAGAACAGATAACTGAAGCAGAAACTCTCCTGAATGAAGTATGGAAATGGGTAGATGAACAATATCCATAGCAATCTCATGGAATAAAGACCAAGATAGGAGAGTACTTCATAAAGTATAATGGAAAATAAACAAATTCATCATAAACTAAAAAGACAAAATTATGTCAGAAATCAAACAAATAACTCCTGTGGAACTGATACAGGAAACGGTTGCCTATTATAGTGCAGATCCTGTAGGTAGGAGAGCAATACTAAGTATAAATGAGGTACCAGAGAAAGCTCCTTTATGCCAATATCAAACACTGGATAACAGAAAGTGTGCAGTGGGCCGATGTATGCTGGATAATGACAACCTGTATATGCTATCCGGTAGTATAGATGATGCATACTGGAGAGATGAGTATGGTGATAGAAAAGAGAATGCTAAATGGCAAACTCTGATAAAACCAGAATATGAAGATATACCTAACGATCTATGGGTACAACTACAGCAGTTACATGACACTAATGATAACTGGGATGAAGAAGGGTTATCTGAAAGAGGTATGAGAGTAACAGAAAGACTACTAAAAGAATGGGCATAATCAAATTCATCAATCACAAATAAAAATCAACCAATCATGGTACAGACAACAAAGAAAGCAGAACTGATATTCTCCGGAAGAACATTGGAGAGAAATGCAGCATGGGAACCAAATGGTAATATCAGACAGAAAGGTATAGAGAAAGCCTACTGTGATGCAAGAGGATATAATGCCTATAAGAGTGAAGAGAGAAAGAAGGCCATACTTGCTGAAATAAGCTCAATAAGGACAGAAATGAAGGGCATAGTCATGAGCACTCAGAGAACCTCGGCAACCTGTGTGAAAAGGCCATTACCAGCTAAAGCAAATGCAGCACTAACCACTCTGGAGAACATAGGTAAATTCGTAGAAGGGGTATTCACAACTGCAAAGAAACACATCCAGTTAAATTCAATCAGAAACTATACAATAAGCAACTAATGGAAGATCACTATCTGAACTACCTGGAAGCAAGAATAGTAACACTGGAAGAAAGCTACAAAAAATACAAACTTCTGGAAGATACAGATAATAATGAAGGTAACCTGATGTCAACCTATTATAGTGCAATGGCAGCAGGTGTATTCGATTGTATCTGTGAGGTAAAAGCAGCAATTACAATATATAAAACACTAAAACAATAACTATGACTACAGTCGTAATTAAGAACGGAGTAACAAAACTCATAATATGTCCACAGACAGAGATAGAAAAACTCTTACTCAAGGATCTCTTTGAAGGGCCGGTGGATGTCATATACAGAGACAAAATGCAAGTAGATGACAAGAATATGGTAGACAGCTATGTAATATCACCTGCAGGACCAGTAAAAGCACCAGCACAAGGATGAAAGAACTAATAAGACAAGCCAATGAACACAAAGCAATATCCGGTATACTAATAGCAATAGCATGTGTACTGGTAGCTGAGATAGGGTATAGAGTATGGAAGAAACTAACTAATAACTAAACACATAGTAACAGATACCAGAGTAGTATTATCTCTCCAGTACCTGTTACTATATAAAATAGCAGATAATGGATAATACACAAGAAAATGAAAAATACTGGCCAAAAGGAGGGTTCAGGAGAATAGATAATACAGAGCCAAATAAAGGTCAATGTATATCACCTGCTCATAATCCTCCTAGTAATATAGTACTACAACCGGGAAAGTGGGAATATACATGCCCTGCATGTGGTAAAACTACAGTAATAAATGTACCTAATATATCATTCTAATGGATAAGAGACAAAGAGATCATGACTATAAGCCAGATACTCACCCAAATCATGTCCATACACAGGAAAGAGAACAGGAACTAGCAAGAGTAGAAGAACTACACAAAGACATATGTGACCTAATGATGGATGATGTCCTACAAGTAGGTAGTGATAGCTGGTTAGAGGCCGTAAAGAAAATAGGAGAACTCCAAAAAATATGTGTAATATCAATAAAAGCACAATATAAATAATAGTAGTGACTGTAAATAAACTGAAGTAAGATATGGAAGTAGATCAATCAAAAATATGGCTATATGACATCGAGACCCTTGCTGAATTGTTCATGTTGGAAGCTAAAAGAGTAGGACAGGATACATGGAAGCAGTTCGTAGTATCTCCCTATGAGAATAGCCTGGATGCAATGATAAAGTGGTTGAGAGAGGAAAATATAGAGTATCTATGTGGGTTCAACTGCAATTCATTCGATATGCAGGTAATACAGTATATCCTAGATAGTCATGATAGATGGTTCGATCTCTCCAATCAAGAAATCATAGACAAGATATATCGGTTTGCACAGGATCTGATCAGCAATCAGAACTATGATATCCAGCCACCATACAAAGAAGAGTTCTTCGATATTAAGCAAATAGACCTGATGAGCATCCATGGGTACACCAATGAGAACAAGAGAGTATCACTCAAATGGATAGAATATATGACTGATATGGTAGTAGATGAAATGCCTATAGAACATAGTCAGAGAAATCTCACACCAGAGCATTGTCAAATAATCAAGGACTACTGTAAGAATGATATCCTGGCCACTGAGAAACTATATGAGTATACCAGAGGCAATAGTGATAATATCCTGTACAAAGGTAAGGACAAAATACAGGAAAGGTTGGATACTATAGAAGAGTTCAAACTGAAAGCATCATGTATCAACTACTCAGATGTACGCATAGGAGAAACTATCAACTTAAAAGGGTATATGGAAGAAGCTGGTATCAAGAGTATGGCAGCACTATATGAGAAAAAGAAGAATAGAGGAGCTGCTAAGAAGTTCACCTTCGGGCAATGTATACCAAAGTATGTGAAATTCCAGTTACCGGAACTACAGCAATTCCATGCAATAATGAAAAAGGAACCTGTAGACCTAAGTAAGAAGAAAGACTATCCAGTAACTCTGAAAGGAATGGAATATACTATAGCCAAGGGTGGTCTACACTCAGTAAATCATCCGGTAATACTGGTAACTACAGAGGAATATGAGCTAATAGAGTTCGATGTATCCTCACAGTATCCGGCATCACTGATCAAAAGAGAACTGTACCCAAGTCATCTGGGAATAAGCTGGTTAAGGAACTACAAGAAATTAGTAGATATCCGATTAGATGCCAAATCACGGGGTAAAAAGGAACCAAGGTACAAAGGTATTGCTGAGAGCCTCAAACTGGCTGTAAATGGTGGAGGATTCGGTAAAACCAATGATACCTACTCACTGCAATATGATCCCTTTGTCCACTTCCAATGTACAATAGGAAACCAGTTCGAGATACTCATGCTAATAGACTGGTTAATAGTAGCAGGTATAAATATCCTGTCAGCTAATACAGACGGTGCTCTATGCGGAGTACCTGTGAGTAAGAAAGAGGAATTCTACCGGTTATGCAGTGAATGGGAGAAAACAGTAGGTAATACAGTAACTGGTCAACTGGAGTATACTATGTATAGTAAGTATGTAATGCTGACAGTAAATGACTATATAGCCATTAAGAGTAATGGAGAACTGAAGCAGAAAGGTGACTTTCTGACTGATCATGAGCTCAACAAGAACAAAAGTCGTAGAATAATCCCAATAGCTCTTACAGAGTACTATACAAAAGGTACACCGGTAGAGGAAACTATAAAAGGATGGAAATCTATATGGGAGTTCGGAATAGCTAAGAAAGCAAGCAGGGACTACTACTATAAAGGAATAGATAAAAAGACCGGTAACTCACAGGAATACAATAAGTTGATAAGGTACTATTGTTCGAAAGGTATAGGAGAAAAGCTATATAAGTGTAAACATGAACACTCAGAAAAGACGGGACCTAAGATAAGTCAAATAGAAAGCTCATCAGATACTCAAGTACTGTTCAATAAGCCAATAGAATATACAGATATAAGTGAGTTAAAGATAGACTACCGATGGTATATTACCCAAGCATATGGAATAATAGACCAACTGGAAAGAGAAAAAGGCAGAGACAGGAAAGAAGCAGAAAAGGGCTTACTCAGTCTATTCGGATAAACTAATAAATAATGAGTAATATGATATGGGAATATAAAGTAGAAAGAAGGCCCTGGTATGAAACAGAATGGGTATATCCAAATAGTACCTGGGAAGAAGATTACCTAAATAATATAGGAAAAGAAGGATGGGAACTATGTGGATCACCTGTAACTGATAGCATGGGCAGTAGCTGGATATACTACTGGAAAAGACAGATATCGGAGTAAAATAAATAACTCCTATCACTATGAATAATGGATAAGAATACGTAGATTGTGTACCCGATAAAAATCAAGATATGGTCACGGAAAATGAGTATAAAAGTATAATAGAGTATGTAAGAGATGAACTCCGGAAACAACTACTAATGGCTACCTATGATAATGGATATCCGGCCAAAGTAGTACCACAAGCAACTATAGAGAGTCTCCCATCACTATGTAAATACAGTGAATGGAAAGAAGTAAAGAGACCGAAGAATAAGAAAGAAGGTATATCACAGGAAGTACAAGATGCATTCGAGATATGGTGGTCACAGTATCCAGGAATCAGTAGATTCACCTATAAGGATAAGAAGTTCCCAGGAGAAAGAGTATTGAAAGCTAATAAACAGAAGTGCCTGAAACTATATGCAGATATAACCGGAGAGAAAACAATACACGGATGGGTAGGAAAACCTCCTGGAACATTGTTAAATGCTCTCTTAGTACAACTGGAAAATATCAAGATAGAGAGCTATAAGACAGGACAGAATAGGATGCAATACCTGAAATCAGCTGAGGTATACCTGAATCAAAAAGCATATGAGCCCTGGATAGGTGAAGAAATGCCTGAACAAATAAAAGAAGTAAAAATAGTACAAAACTCAACAGATCTATAATGTTAAGACAATATACTCCAGGTACTACTATTGGTAAATTATTATTTATAAGAGAGGTAGAATCTTCACTTACTCGTAATAATAAACGAATTAGAAAAGGTGAATTCGAATGTCCTCTTTGTAAGAAACCTATTATTATAGCAATAAATAGTGCTGTAACAGGTCAAGGTTCTTGCATGGATTGCTCAAAAAGAGGATCAAGAAATCCTGGTTATAGCCATGGTCACACAATAGGAGGCCATGACTCATATAGTAGTACTTATAGAGTGTATAGTAGCATGAGAGCTAGATGTGAATGTATTAATGGAACAGGGTATAAAAATTATGGTGGAAGAGGGATAACTGTATGCGATAGATGGAAAGGAGTAAAAAGAGGGGAAGGTTATAAAAACTTTCTTGCAGATATGGGCCCAAGACCCTCAATTAATCATAGTATAGACAGGATAAATACAAATGGCAACTATGGACCAGAGAACTGTAAGTGGAGTACAGCTAAAGAACAAAGTGTAACAAGAAGAGTGTCTATAAATAAAACAATAGATATTATAAGAACAATAATAAAAGACTATCCAGAAAATATAAACAATATAAGTTTTTATATAAGTTGGTTAGATGTCCAACTAGTAAAACTAAAAGTGGAAGAAACTAAAAGATAAATATATGCCAAGCCACTTCCAGGTACTAAAAGATGAAGTAGAGAAAGGAATACTAGGAAAGACACAGGGAATACCTATGTCAGTAGCCCGGGTAAATAAGTTCCTAAGTATAAGAAAGAGAATATATACCCTATTGGGAGGAAATGGTGGTACCGGTAAGACAAGCTATGTAGATAGTACCTATGTCCTGGAACCCTATGAATGGCTACTACAGAACCAGAAGAAATCAGATATACGTATAGAATGGGTATACAGATGCATGGAGCGTAGTATCACTGATAAGCTGGCTAAATGGTCCTGTTATAAGATATGGAAGGATTATGGGGAACTAATAGAACCAGAAGTACTCATGGGCTGGGGAGAAAGGAAGATAAACAGTAGACAGAAAGGAATGTTTGATGCATGTGAAGAGTACTTCACTACTATGCAGGATAGTCATATAGTCAACCTAATCTCCGGCCAAGAAAACCCAAGAGGTATATTCAAGCACCTAGAGCAATATGCCCTGGAAAGGGGTAAGGAGGAGCAGATAAGTGAATGGGAGAAGATATATCATCCCAATAATGAGCACCTGATCATAGTGCCTGTAATAGACCATGCAGGTAAATGTCGTATGGAAACTGTAGATGGTATGAAAAGTCGTAAGGGAACAACTGATAAACTCTCTGAATATATGAGTATAGTAAGAGACAGATTCCAGATGAGCCCTGTAGTAATCAGTCAGTTTAACAGGAGTATCAAATCAGAAATATTCAGTAAACAAGCTGATCCAGAACCTACACAGGAGTCATTTAAGGATACTGGTAATATGTACGATGATGCAGATGTAGTACTCACCCTGTTCAATCCATTCAAGTTCAAGGTATATGACCATATGGGATATGATATACAGAAATTTATAGATAACACTAATGGTAATAACTACTTCAGGTCATTGAAGTTAATCAAGAGCAGCTATTCAGCAGATGATATGAGGTGGGCACTGGCATTCAATGGTGCTGTAGGCCAGTTCAGTACCTTGCCCCGTAAAGATGATACAACAGATGCAGTAATAGATCAGGTAAAGTCACTCAGATACTTCCTTCGGTAACCAGTAATAATACCAATAAAGAAAGATAAATATATGAAAAAGTACAAACATAAAGGCACAGGTAAGATAGCTGAACTGATGGTTGATAATAACTACTACCATGTAGAATGTGGGCATCATCCTGTAGCTGCGTGGATAGTAGAATCAGGTAATGACTGGGAGGAAATAGAGGAGCCTAAGGAGTATGAAATACAGGCATATGTAGATATAGATAAGCCAGCACACATATACAATAGAACACCTGATGGAAGATTCGCAAGAGAGTTAACCAAAATACCTTGTGATAAGGATATACTACTAAAGAATAACTGTAAGATATATTCCGTGAAACGATTATCTGATGGTAGTATATGGCGGATAGGAGATACAATAGTACATAGTAACTGTAGACTAGAAGAAGCATTCATAATAGACAACTTCCAACTGGGAGTACAGAATGATATATGGGCTAATCCAAAAGGAGAAAAAGGTTATTGCCACTTCAGTTACTGGGAGAAAGTAGAACCAGTACAAGTACCTACAGATAGAGAGAAACTAGTGAGAGATGTGGCTGATATAGTACGCTTCTGCAATCTGAGTGGTATAGCCTATAATGATACAGCTAATCAGATCCTGGAAGTAGTAGAAAAGAGAGGAGATATACCAGTAGAGAAGAAGGAGGAAAAGGTGGTGTATACAAGTGAAGATGGTGTAGAAATAACAGATAAATACCAAACTCTGTATAGTATAGTATATTACCTAGAAGTGAATGGCCTATAAAGAGTAATCTAACTGCCGGTAAACTAGGTAATCCTCCTACAGGTTGTTCAGCATGGAATGCATGGAAGCACTTCAGTACAGAAGAAGCTCGTAAAGAATATATCATCCAGAACAAACCAATATTCTCAGTAAGAGATATAAAGGCACAGGCTAATGGTGCTATCCAGAATGTATTCGCTAATCAGATGGAAGAAATAGCAAGAGAAAAGCTATCAAAAACTAAATAAGCAACAATATGGACTACAAAGAAGATCGAAGAGTAGATGACGCACTGGATACTGTACAATGGCTAAAAGACCTGATAGAAGAACTCCGAGAACAGAATAACAAACTGGAAGAGAAAATAGAAGAACTGGAGTATGAAATAGGCTGTCTAAATGGTACCAAGCAACGGTAATACAACTGGAAGCATCTTAAAGAGAAGTAATAAAGAAGTAATCAAAAACAAAAGCAACATATATGCAAGAACAACAAGAAAGTGTAGAGAGGAAAGGTATTACTCTACCTACACAGGCCCAGAAGCCAAAAGCAGTGAACATTGAGAGCCTGATCCTGTATGGATTACCAAAAAGTGGAAAGACTACTGCCCTATCAGAGCTTCCTAACTGCCTAATCATAGATGTGGAGAAAGGTAGTGCATTCATAGAAGGTATGATAGTACAGCCACCGGAAAATGCAGGGCCTGTAAGCAAGTTCAAATGGCTAAAAGAACTGGCAGCTGAGATCAAGGCACAGGGTAAGCCATATGACTATGTGGCTATTGATACACTCAGTCAGTTGGATTCAGACAGCGAGTGGGTGGGTACATGGAACTATATGCACTCAATCCAGGGTAAGAAGTTCAATAGAAATGCCAATGGTGAGATCATGAAACCATCAGATAGTGACTATGAGAGTGTATTGACTCTAGCAAATGGATATGGATACAGGTATACTAGGGAAGCAATAATGGATATATTCGAGTCACTAAAAGGTCTAGGTAAGATATGTACCATCTTCGTGTGCCATGTAGCTGATAAGATGATATCCAAAGGGGGTACAAGTGAGGAGGTAATGGTCAAGGATCTGGCACTGGTAGGTAAGACAAGAGATATACTGCCAAGGTTAGTAGATGCTACAGCCAATGTATGGAATGAAGAAGGACAGTTCATGATATCATTCAAGGGGGACAATCAGCGAGTGGGTGGGGTAAGAGCCAAACATCTATTGGGGTATACAGGTCCCTTAGACTGGAATAAGGTGTTCATAAAAGAAGACAAACAAAAATAAGATAACAACTAAACAGAGAAAAACATGAAATTCGAGAAAAGTACAGGACAAGGACAACAGACATTGCAAATTGGCATATTCGAAGCCCGGGTAGTAGGAATCAATATGACCAGGAAAGAGAAAGCCGCTTGGAGAGGATGGGAAGTAAAACCGGATGATAAGGAATATGAGTATGTAGGAGAAGATAAAGATCGTAATACCCGGGTAACACTGGAGTTCTGTCTGGAAGATGTAGCTACCGATAAACCATTCGAGCATAGGCTACAGATAACAGATAAGAAATCAACCAGTGAGAAGTCCGGTAAACTACAGTATGTGTCCCAGACAGGTATGAGTACATGGGTAGATGATAAGAAAAATCTACCTGAATGGTTCCTGCAGTTTAAGGATAAGGATAAAAATGTAATAGGTGAAGCTGATTACCGTCAGGCCTATCAGGGAGAAGCGGATGTATATGAATTCTTCCGTAACTGGTTAAATAAGGTCAACTGGTTCAGCCCTAACACAAACGTACTCCTGGATATGAAGAAGATATTCCGGGGAAATGTAGATGAAATCAAAGGAATGATACCTACAGCAAATACACCTGAAGATGAAGTGTTAGCTACTACTACTGTAATGATGGCTACTGTGTATATCAAGGATACCGATGATGGTAAGAAGATGTATCAGAACCTGGCCAGGGTGTACATGCCTGGATACCGTATGAAGACAGCAAGACTCAGTGCTACACAGAATAGCTGGGATGCTGATAAGAATACCAAGAGGTTCAAGGACTCTATAACCGGTGAATACGGTGTGAAAGATGCTTACTCACTAGACCTGCTCAAGGATTTTGTTGAGTCAGAACATCTGCAGGCCACAGAGAGTGTCATTAAACACGACACTACAGAGGTAACAGATACCGAATATTGATCCTATAAAGCTCTCACAACAACCCAATAGAGTACACAACTAAACAGGAGGCAGGTACATCACATATATGGTGTAACTGCTTCCTTAATAATCAATGAGATATGAGCAAATGGATAATAACAATAGATGTAGATGAGGATAATCTGAGGGCTAGTGCCCAGGAATCTGCAGAAGATGGTGAAATAGAAGAAATGACAGTAGAGGATATGATATACCAGGAGATGGGATGGGTAGGGCAATCAGGTATTCATGTAGAGTCTCTGGAAGAAATGAAACAAGCCTAAACAAATAACCTATTATGGAAGATAAGATAGAAGAACTGTTGAAGGAAATAGATGAGATAGCTATGAGTTTCGATCAATATGCCTTTGGACTACCTCTGCATGATGTAAGTGATAGACCTACTAAGGAAGTACAATATATACACAGGTAAAGAGCAATAGTTATGGAATACAGATATAAGGTGGACTGTTATGAAAAAATGTGGAGAAGGTCCTGGGTAACTATCCAAGCAGATACCCAGGAAGAAGCTGATGAAGAGATCAAAACCACTATGAAAACTGATATGTACTTGGAACCTGACTGGTCAGAAGACCTCATAGATACTGCCTCACAAATGACAGTAGAAGAAAATGGTGGAGATGCTACTATAGAGATAATCCGGGATAATGAAAGCAATGAAACCCTATGGACAAATAAGCAATGATAACAATAAAAAGGAAGAGAATGGAGAAAGTAGAAGATTGGCAGATGATAGAGGTAAATGGTCTATGTGAGGCCCTTGCAAAACATGAATACCGGGAGATAACTAAAGGAGTACCTAAGGTTGATATAGAAGTAACAGAACTAATAGAAAGGTCGGGAGAGATATATGTGGAGAAAGATATCCACTCAAGGTGGTCAACTCTATACACATCCCTAGTAGATGGGTATAAATCACTTATTGAAGAGTATACTAAAAAGAAAAATAATGGCAAATAGAAGGTATAAAATAGAAATGGAAATAGATATAGATATGTATATTGGAATAACAGATAGTGATCTGATAGAAAGTCTGCAACCTATAAGTAACTATCATGAGAATATGGTACTTATAGACAACTTCTCCATATCAGCATGGGATGTAATAGAAGATGAAGAAGGGTATCAGACAACAGATAAAAGTGAAGGTGGAGTAAATTAAGTAGGAAAAGTCAAAGAGTCAGTGTAAATTCACCGGTTCAAAATTAAATATATGGTCCTGGAAAAAAGAGTACAACTGAAAGAGCTGATATTCTCCAAAATAGATCCATATGATGTGTACCAGATGTATGTACCTGGAGTAGGTATAAAGAAGAAGATGAGATCTCCTATAAGGACAGATAAGCACGAAGGTTCCTGGGGAGTATTCTATGTAGATAATGAACCACTATGGAAGGACTTTGCTACCGGAGAATCAGGTAACTGTATAAAGCTGGTACAAGAGATGTTCGGAGTATCATATGGTAAAGCACTGGAGAAAATAGCAAGAGACTTCCTGATAATAGAAGGTACTGATAACTACAAAAAGATCATAGCCAACTATCAGAAACCAATAATACCAGCTACACAGAGTACACTCATACAACTAAGGACAAAGAAGTTCACAGCCAAAGACCTACAATATTGGCTACAATATGGTATAACACCACAAGAACTCAAGGAGAATAATATATACAGTATCAAAGAGGATGAGTGCTACATAAATAGACAGAAGTGGAGTATCAATAAAGGGGAACTTGCCTTCGGTTACTATTATGAACACATACAGAAATGGAAACTTCTATTCCCGGAAAAGGCCAAGGAGGATAAATGGAGAAACAATCTGCCACTAGCAACTGTAATAGGACTCGAAAATCTAAATAAAGACAGTAATACAATAGTAGCTAAAAGTCTCAAGGATTACATCGTTACCCGTAAAATACATCCTAACTGCTGCTATTGCCAAAATGAGAGTCTGCAAGCAATACCCAAGGAGAAAGCAGATATAATAACAAGTAACAGTAAGAAGGTGTACTATTCCGGTGACTGTGACCAACCAGGTAAAGCAGCCAGTTACAAGATCACAGAGGCCTACTGCTGGGCACATCTGAACCCACCTGATAGAATCATGCCCTTGGGAAAAGATATGGCAGATTGGGCAATGCTAGAGGGAATAGAGCCTATAAGAGAACATCTGGTCAAAAAGAAAATCATATGAAAAAATGGGAAGTAATATACACTCTGAAAATAGAGGTAAACGGAGAAGATGAGAATGAAGCTCAATATAATGCCTGTGAGGAACTGGAAGACCTGCTAAAGAGCTATGAAGATGATCCTCTGTTCTTGACAGCAGCACTGGTAAGAGAACCAAGAACGATAAATGAAATAATATGAAGACAGCAAAGACAGTACTCCAACAGTACAAAAGTAGAAAGTTGGCCGGGTGTGAGTATAATGAAGAAGTAATACTGAAAGCAATGGTGGAATATACAGCCCTGGTAATAGACGACATACTCAGTAAACCATCAATGATATATGTAGAGGATGGAGAAGCAGTGTATGACTATGAAAAATTCGGAGAAATGGTAAAGGCATTATAATGGCATATACAGATCAGGTAAAAGCAAAACTCAAGTCAAAATATCCAATAGTGTATGATAGGTTCAAAACTGGTACTGCAGATATGGAGATCCTGAGATGGGTAATAGATAATATAGGTACATTCATGGATAAGAAAGTTCCATATACAGTACTGAAAGAAAGCCAGTTAGAATCTGTGGATAAAGATGGGGTACATAAATACAAAGAAGTATGACAACAGAGCAGATAGTAACAAAGATAGTGTTCACAGGAGATTGGCAGGAAAAGTATGCAGTTATGAGAAAGTATGAAGGACATATAAAAAGACAATGGAGAAAGCAATTACAGGGAATGTCAGGTATAGAGGTACCTGTAGTACGTAAATCAGTAAAAGAGAAGGTATGATAGTATATAGAGGGAAATCCTACCCAAGTAGAGAAATAATGTTCGATGAACAAGAAGTAACAGTATGTACAGAGCAGTTAGAAGGCAAACTCCTGCATGATATGGAACATGGTGAAACAGAAGAAATAGCAAATAGGGCACATGACATAGATACAGGCATCTTCTGGTACTGTAATGAAGAAGAATATGCAATGGAAGCAGAAATGCTAAGTGCATATATAAAAGGAATATTATAATCATAAACAACTAAAACAAATAACAATGCCTGAATTAGTAGAGCCACAAGATACCAATGACAAAATAGCAAGTAGGCTGAATAACCAAGAAGAAGTATTCCCAAATAACCTGGATACAATGAGTGCAGGTGAAGTAGCAGAGACACTGACTAATATAATAGCAGAAGGTGCCAAAATAACACCAGAAAGTGGGTATGTAGCTAGTACAGATCCTGTGAAAGTAGATAATAGTAAGGAAACCCTAGCCAGTGTAACAGTAACCAAAGCAGAACCAAAGGCTACCAGAGCAAGGAAAGCTACTCCTGCAGTAGGTAAGCCAGTAGATACAGCAACAGTAATAGAAGATCTCCGTAAACAGGCCCAAAAAGCTCACACAAAGATAGAAGTAATAGAATGGATAGATGAGTGTGTAAATGTACAGGATATGCCAGCAGATATGGATAAACCGGTAAGAGACATACTCCTGCAATATGCAAAGGAACTGGAATCCGTGAGAGCAATCTATATCCAGAAAATCCAATCACTATGAGAACACTACTGATACTAGGAAATATAACCTTCGAGGAAAATCCTAATAAAGCAATAATACATGAAATAGAAGATGTAATGTTGGTAGATGGTATACAAAAAGCACAAGAAATAGGAGAATCTATAGTAAATATGTACTATGGATATATAGTGCCCTCTGTATATAAAGGAGAAATAATCTGGGAGTAAACTAATAACTAAAAAGAACAAATAAGATATGGAAGATACAATAGTAGATCAAGAACAAGCAGCACTACAAACACCAAAAGAGTACCTGTTAGCAGTTCCTGTGCCTGAGCAAACATGGTCATATAAGCCAGTGGCACATGGTGATCTGATAAGAGTAACACTGGAAAGTATAGAGGCCTGTGGATTCGAACTGGTAAAAGAGATATATACATATAGGAAAGAAGGTCTGATAGCAAATGGTAAATACCTGCTAAAATACGGAAATGATAAAGATATGTCCCTAATGATAGCATGGCAGAACAGTTATGACAAATCACTATCACTGAAATTTGCTGTAGGAACTTGGGTGTTCATCTGCAAAAATGGCTGTGTAAGTGGTAATATGGGAGCATTCCGGAGTAAGCATATAGGAGATGTACAGGTAGTATCTCCAGCACTACTAAGAGAGTATATATGCAAAGCAGGTGAGCAGTTTGATACTATGGTAGAGCAGAAAGAAGCCATGAAGCAGATAACACTAACTCATAAAGAGAAAGCACAGGTACTGGGAGTACTGTTCATAGACCAGAAACTGATAACCAGTACACAGCTAAATGCAATAAAGGCGAGTATAGAAAAGCCTACATATGACTATGGGTGCCCGGATAGTGTATGGGAGCTGTACAACTATGTAACAGAAGCACTGAGAGATATATCACCTCAATACTGGTTAGCAGCACAGGTAAATATCCATCAGTTCTTTGTAAAAGAGTTCAATATCAACTAATAACCATAACAACTAAATAGAAAGAGATATGAGTATAGTAACAAAAGATATCGCAAACAGAGTAAGTAGGCAGATAGTAGAACCTATAGGCAAGAAAATAGAGGAGATAGAAAAGGAAATGGGGGAATATGTACGGGAAATAGCAATAAAGAATATACCGGAAGAAATACTAAAGTTCTATACAAAGCACCCTAAATACATGGATTCCTGTACACGAATATACTGTGAGGGAGTAGGGATAAATGACTACAAAGTTGTAGATATAGATGCAATACCTACTAATGAAGGTTGGAGTAAGACCATCAATCTCAACAAAATAGATGCCGGGAAAGTAGTAAAATGGGATAACAAGATAGATGATCTGAGTGATAAGAAAACTACTACTAAAAATGAAATATATCATCCATTGTTGAACCTACGTACATACAAAAAAGTCCAAGAGGCCCTTCCGGAAGTCTACAGCTATCTACCTAACATCAATGCAGGTAAGCAGTTAATGATCATACCATCAGTAGTAAGGGAGAAGATAGCCTGCTTAATCAGTACCGATGTAGAGAAGAAGTGCATTCAGGACATCAAGTAAATTAACCATAACAAACAACCCTCCGGAGAAATACACCTAGTAATGGGGTACTATCTGGAGGGTTAATTAATATTCGTAATATGAAGAAGATAATAAGAATAATCCTGAGTCCGGTAGTAGCAGCTATAGCAATAGGTAGTTACTGTGTGATACTGCCTATATGTAGTATCTTCCTGATAGCTGCTCTGGGGTTCTGGATATATGGAGATACTGATAATGCAGAAAAAGGTTGGGACATGACAAACAGTACATTCCTGGGCCCATTGAGAGTAATTCGCCACTGGATACAAGGCTATGAAGACTAACACCTATACCGGAGAGTATGAACTAGTAGCAATACTGGATGGGTGGCACTATGTAAATGATGCACCTGAGGACTATCCGGAAGGATATTGGATGTATCCAGAAAGTCACCTGGGCCCAAGACAGATAAAAGATATGGAGTATAGTAACGACTGGGAATGGGTAATGGGTGTAATAGACAAAATAGAAGAACTCGGATACAAAGTAATAATGAGCAGTGACCAGGTAGAAATATATAAGGGAATAGAACTACTAATAGATGCAGACCAACAAGACACATTCCTGGAAAATGCAAGTGATGCAATAGGAGCATTCGCAGTATGGTATAATAAACAACAGAAAGATGGAAAAGATTAATAAGATATGTAAGTTGATAGTAAAGCTCACTCCTGTAGAAATATCACAAGCACTAGAAATGTGTGACCAACAGATAAGCTACCTGCATCCACTGAAAATAGCTACTCAACGTAAGATAAATGAGATGGGTAGAAATAATAAGGAGATAGTATATAAGATAGCAGAACTACAGCAGACTATCAAGAAAAATGAAGAACCAAGTAAAACAAAAATAAAAACTATATGATAAACTACCAAGAAGAAATACAAGATGATCTACTGAAAATGAAAGCAGGGTTCGAAGGTTCTGGAGATTATATGTCTGGAGTAGGTGATGGTATATGGAATCTATTCAATCGTATATATACAGATGAAACAGATGATCTGTTACAGAAAGTAATACGAGCAAGAGTATTTAATGTAGCTCACAGACAAAATAAAGTAGGATGATACCAAAGAAAATAGCAATAGCTAAAGCCAAAGAAATAGCTCAGTTAGGATATGATGAAGTAATCATAGTAGGAGCTAACTATGAAACAGGTACACAATCAGTATGTACATACGGTAAATCACAAACAGCCTGTGAAAATGCAGCTATTGGAGGAAATACCATAAAGAAGCTACTCAACTGGCCTGATGAGAAGTGTAAAGCAAAGCCAACCAGACAATGGAAAAGAGAGAAATATGAAGCTATGGAGAAAGTCCTCAAAGGTATAGTATCTGCTATAGAAAATCCATATGAAGAAGATACTCTCAACCTGGCAAGACTAGTAGGATTAGCTGTACTGGGTAGAAATATAGTAGGAGGAGAAAAAGGTGAGGCAATAGAAAAATACAAATAGCTATATGAAAATAAAGAAAATGACCAAAAAGAGTATGAATGAGACTGCAAAACTGTATGCTCTTGAAATGCTAGGTAAGGAGCAGTATGATAAGAATAAAACGGCAGTAAGATCAATTATAGAAGACTGGACAAAAGGATTCTTCTATGCAGAAAGATATTATATGGGAGAAATAGAAAAGCAAAAGTGGTTAGAAGAAAATGAATGGCAATATGGTAAAATAACTAAAGTAGAGCAGTTATGAAAAAAGAATGGACAATAGAAGAGTCACTAGAGATGCCAACTCCCTGCCAAAGCTGTGGTAAATGGCAAGAACTAACTGATATGGTAGGATCAGATAAATGGTATCCGGGAACAGTAATATGTGAAGAGTGTAGTGACCTGGAAGAGAAGGAAATAGAGCTCGATGAAGAGATAGAAAATGAAGAGAACAACTTGGCAGATGCTAAATGGCAGATAGAAGAGAGTACTAAGGAACTGGAGAAACTACAAGTAAAGAAGATAGAGCTGGAAAATAAAATAGAAAAACAGAGATATGGTAATTAATGAGAGTAATGAGGGTAAACTGAAAGGGCAATTTGGTGACTGGTATGAGCTTATTAAACCATTCCTGTTAACAGATGCCTTCGATAAGATAATAGGGCACCTAAAGGCTACTGTAAATGCGGGGAAACAGGTAATCCCAAAGAGCAATGAGTTGTTCAAGTCATTCGAAAAATGCAGCAGACATAAGGTAAAAACGATAATCCTGTTACAGTGCCCATATGCCACTAAAAGGCAAGATGTAGTAATAGCAGATGGTATACCAATGTCTTGTGGGAATATAGCACCATATATGCAACCTAGCCTCTATCAGTGGTACCAGGCCCTGGAGAAGACATATGGATTCGATGTAGACAATGACCAAAGACCAGATATAAGCTACCTGCTGGAGGAAGAAGGAGTACTACTACTAAATAGCGCATTATCGGTAGAATACCAAAAAGTGGACAGCCATGCACAACTATGGGAGCCGTTCACAAAGTTCATTCTGGAAGAAGTAGTAGGACAATATATGCCGGGAATACCAATAGTGCTCTGTGGAACTGCTGCTCAGAAATATGAGAAGTATATACTCCCTATGAAGAACCCTATCAAGAAAATTGAACATCCGGCAAGTGCTTCCTATCAAAATCGTGACTGGAAATACGATGATATATTCAAATGGATAAACAACATTATAGAACAAAATAATGGCAAAGAATATACCATCAGATGGATCAGAAAGAAACATGAAGTAGCTGATAAAGATAATGTTGCCCTACAAGAATGGTTAAAGCCTATGAAGAATGAGAATGATGAAGTAGGAGATCTTCCTTGGCAGAAAAAAATACAATGATAAATAGGAATACTGCTGGAGATGTTCTACCTTAGCGGTATGGAAAAGCTAAAAAAAGGTACCCAGGAATGGAAGGATGCTATAGCAAAAGGCAGAAGGAAATATACATGTGATGAAAACTATTTCGAAAATATAGATACAGAAAGTAAAGCATACCATCTAGGTCTAATGTATGCAGATGGACATAATAATAGAAAAAAATGTCAGATAGTAGTTAATCTACAAGAGATAGATAAAGATGTACTGGAAAAATTCAAAGAAAGTATAAAATATACAGGAAACCTTAGTATATGGAAAAAACCTGCTCCTAGAGGTAATCAAATAGCACTTGCTATAGTATCTAAAAAATTATCAGAAGATCTGGAAAAACAGGGATGTGCTCAACAAAAAACCCACCATTTGAAGTATCCTTATCATATCTCAAAAGAACTGCAAAAACACTTTGTAAGAGGGTTCTTCGATGGTGATGGTAGTATATCCAAATCCAAAAAATATGCAGTTAACTTCTCAATGATAGGAACTTCTGATATGTGTATAGGAATAGCTCAATACCTATCGGATAAATTAGGTAAAGAGATAAGAGTAACAAACTGGAAGGAAGGAAAATACTCAACAAATAATATCCGGTATGTAAGATTATCTGGAAAAAAGGATATTAAAAAAATAATGGATGATTGGTATGAAGAAGCTGCTATATACATGGATCGAAAATATCAAAAATATTATCAGCTATTCTATATAGAAAAACTAGCAGACTATGAAAAATATACTAGTAATAGCCATGCAGGTAAAAATGGTGGAAATTCCAAACCGGTAATACAGTGTGATATGGATGGTAATGAAATAAAAAGATGGAAATCAGTAAATGACGCACAGAGAGCAGGTTATAATGGAGGGTATATATGCACTATATGTAAAGGAAAAGGTATTATGCACAAAGGCTATAAATGGAAATATGCTGTATAAGGCAGTAGATAGTGATATACCAAAAGAGCAATTAAAGGGAATTGATCCATTGCCCTGGGAGAAAAAATAGACAATATGGAACAACAAACAGAAGAGCAATTCTACGAGAAATATAAGACAATACCCAATCATATAAGGCCCAATGAAAACAATGAGTGGGAAACATACGGAGATGAGTTGGAGTATATAAAGAAGTTAATAGGAGAAGAAAAAGCCGGGTATATATGGACAATCATAGACAATAACGATGGCTGGATGGGGATAGTAGCAGGTGTACATGTAGTTAATAGAATGTGCTATCTGGTTACTACAAAACCCTGGGAAAGTATGGATGAGGAATACACAGTGTATGATACTACAGAACTCCGGGAACAATGGGATAGTCTACCTGTAGCTGCTATAAGTGAAGTATGTGGTACTACATGGGAAATCACAAATGAAGATGATCTACAGGATATAAAAGACAGTGAATTCTACATGTGGGAAGAAGCCTCTGAATCATACAGAGATGAGATACTAACTAAATACAAGGACCAACTAAAAACTCAAATATGAGCAAAGTACTAAAGACAATACAGAGTAAATACAGCTACTGGAAAGCACAACAAGAGAAATCCCTGACAAGATATGTAGAATCAGGAAAACTCTCTGACCGGTTAATGGCAATGAGGTTAACTGAAAAGTGTAAAACCTACCAGGAAGTAATGGAAGTAGTGAAGGAAGAGCAAGTATAAGTGAACTAAAAGTAAAAAAAATTAATAGAAAAGTTGTAATTTCTATTAAAAGTTGTATCTTTGTAACATGTTAAGAGCCTACAAGTATAGAATGTACCCTACAGATTCTCAAAAAGAATTGTTAGATAAACATCTAAATGCTTGTAGGTTCATATATAATCTGGCATTAGAAACTAAGAATAGAGCATACATATCCTGTAGAAAAAATATTACTTGTTTTGAATTGATGAGGCAAACTACTGAACTAAAACTGGATTGTCCTTGGTTAAAAGAAGTAGATAGTCAAGCATTACAGCAATCAATAATAGATCTGGATAAAGCATTTACACAGTTCTTCAAGTCAACTAAAGGATTTCCTAACTTTAAAAATAAATATGGTAAACAATCTTATAGAAGTCCTCATGAAGACCGTATAAGAATAGAAAATGAAAAAGTAAGACTACCTAAATTCAAAGCAGGTATCAAAATAATACAGGATAGAAAGTATAAAGGGGAATTAAGAAATGCTACTATAAGTAAAACTACTACAGGTAAATACTATATATCTTGTCTAGTAGAAACTGGAGTAGAAATACCGGTTAAAAAACCTATACAAGAATCTACAGCAATAGGTATAGACCTAGGTATAAAGACATATATAGCAACTTCTGAAGGTAAAGAATACCAGAATCCTAAGTATCTGAAGAACTCAATAGACCGACTAAAGATCCTACAGAAAAGAGCTAGTAAGAAAGTAAAGGGGAGTAGTAATAGGAAAAAGGCAAACCTGAAAGTAGCATTATTACATGAGAAAATAACCAATCAGAGAAAGGATTTCTTACACAAACTATCAACTGAGATAACCAATCAGTATGATACTATATGCTGTGAAAACCTGAATATAGAAGAAATGGTTAAGAATCATAAACTGGCAGGAGCTGTACAGGATGCTGGATGGGGAGAATTTGTTAGACAGCTAAAGTATAAGAGCGAATGGTATGGCAAAAATTTATTACAGATACCAACATTCCAGGCATCTACAAAGGTCTGTAGTACATGTGGTACTATGAAACAAGGGCTGACTCTGGCTGATAGGGAATGGGACTGTGATAACTGTCAAACTCACCATGATAGAGACATCAATGCAGCAAAAGTAATCAAACAATATTGTATAACACATTCAGGGCAGGTATTGCCCGGTGAGTCTGTGGAGTTGCCAACAATGGTTGGGACTATGAAGCAGAAAGATACGAAATTATTAATACATTAAAAGTAAAACTGTCAAATATGGCAAAAGCAGATAATATAGTAGAGACAATAAAGTACAGAGGATACGAAATAGAAATAGAGTATGATAACGATCCTATGAACCCAAGAACTGACTGGGATAGTGCCTGTACAATGTGCTGTTGGCATAGTAGGTATAATCTAGGAGATTGGAGAAATGGTAAAGTACTGAGTAAATACTATGATGAACCTATAGACCTACTATATGAACTAGCTGGATTGGATAGAAGTGACTGCCAGGATGAAGAAGGTAATGACTGGACATATGAATGCCTGATAAGCAGTATAGAAGAAAGAGGTACAATAATAGCTCCTCTGTACCTGTATGACCATAGTGGTATATCAATATCAATGGGAGGATACTCATGTTCATGGGATAGTGGGCAAGTAGGGTGGGTATACATAGAGAAAGACAAGATACAAGAAGAATGGAATGGTGACTATGAGAAGGCTAAGAAATGTATGCAAGGAGAAGTAGAAACCTATGATGACTACCTGACAGGTATGGTATACCGGTGGAATACAGATAATGATGGATGTGGTGGATACTATGGACAAGAAGGCCAAAAAGAGGCTATTACAGAGGCAAAACACTCAATAGACTACTATATCAAGGATAAGACAAATAAACACCTGCAAAAGCTCAAGGAATGGATAAAAGCAGGGGTGAATATCCAGTACAGGAAAGCAATGGCAATATAATGTAATAACTAAATAAATAGTCATCTAATGGCAAATGAAAAAGTGAATATAGCAAGTCTACATCCATATGCTGACTTCTTCGAGGAGTTCTGCAGAGATATAGAGAACTGGGTAGTAATACCAGTATGCCAAGGTAAACCGGATATAAAGAAATTGGAGCAGATATTCAGTACTCTGGGTGACTGGGACTCATTCAAAACAGTAATGCAAGAAATGCTGGATGATGAAAGCTATTATAAGGACAAATATGATGAGCAGGAAAAAGATAAAGAACTAGCTGAAGAAACTTTGGCCCAGACACAAATAGATATCAAGGAGATCATGGAAGATATACAGGATCTGGATAATGCAGAAATACCAAAAGAAATAGACCTGCAGATACAAACAATCTATGAAAAACTGGAAATAGAAGAGTATGATGAGGATAATAGTGATTGGTTAGTGTGTACAGATAGTGAGGCAGATGATAAATGGGAACAGGAATTGGACAACTATATAGAAGAATGTATATATCCGGAGCTGTCTGGTACACTCAGAAACTACTTCGATGAGGATAAATGGAAAACAGATGCAAGGTATGATGGTAGAGGTCATTCATTGGCAAAGTATGATGGACATGAATGTGAACAAGAAATAGAAGGTACAACATACTATCTATACCAGCAAAACTAAGTAAATTCGCTCATGGCAAGGAAACAAATAACCGATGAACAACTCCTGAAGCTACTCCAAATGCAGGGTATTACCACTATCATAAAAAATATCGTGGTAATCCTGCATGAGGATATAGGAGAACAGGTAGAAGCAAGTGATAGAGGTATAGAGATGTATGCCGGTAGGGTGTTGGAGAAACTCAAACAGAAATGTAATCAGGCAATATCAAAGAAGAACCTGGATGTGAAACAAAGGGATCTATTGGAGCTGATAGAATCCATAAAAGATGGCACTGAACCTCATTGGACAAATAAACTAATAGACAAATGAAATACAGAATAAGGCAAAGAATAATGCCGGGAACAACTACTAAGTACTGGTCTGAGTATAAGAAACATTGGTATAGTAGATGGTGTATAATAGATGAACACAAAAGTAGTGAAAGTGCAGAAGCTCTACTTAAAAGAATAGTAGAAGTTAACTCAGCAACCCCAATAGAAGAACGGATAACTGATTACCCTCATAAATACTATGTATAATGACCAAGATAGCTAAACAGAAAGAACGGGTAGTGGTAATACCCTGGGTGTATGAAGGAGAGATAGTGAACGAAAACTCAGTACCTTCCTGGGCAGTAGCAATGGTGTATAAAATCACACGAATAGCTACTGGAAAAATCTACATAGGTAAGAAACACCTAACCAGTACCAATAGAAAGAAGATTGGAGTGAGAGAATTGGCTAATACAGGTACCAGGAAGAGGTTCAAAACCATTGTGAAGGATAGTGGCTGGATGACATATAACTCGTCCAATATACAGCTAAAGAATGAGCTACTACAAGCAGAAGAACATGGGCTATTACATGTATACCATAAGGAAATCCTGCATTGGTGTCATAGTAAGAAACACGCCAGTTATCTGGAGGTTAAGGAACAGATGATAAACCACTGTCTGGAAGTAGACAGCTATGTAGATAATGTGAATGGAAAGTGGTATAGGCGTGACCTAGTAAGAAAAACAACAGAAGAATGACGAAAAAGTATACAGAAGAAGAACACACCAAGTGGTTAAGTGACTCATACAGCGCACTCAAGGTACAATATAAGCTACTCAAAGATGAATGTGCAGAGAAGGGTAGAAAGAATGCAATACTAAATGATAAGTACCTGGAATGCCAAAGGAAGATCAAGTGGTTGGAAGCAGAAACTCCGGATAGTCTGCTGGAGAGAATACACAATCTAACAGAAAAAGTGAGAGTGCTAATAGAAATACAAGGACATGAAACAACAGCAAAATAACTACTTCGACTGGAAAGAATACTCCTGTATAATAGTAGGAGGTACATGGCCAATAGAGGCATATAAGGCTAACAAGGATAAGAGTGAGTACTATCGCAGTTATTATAAACGTAAGAAAAAGGAAAAGCAGTATGCACAATCAAGAGGACATAATGGAGGAGCAGATGGAAGAGTCAGTAGACAATAGTAAATTCGTAAAAGTAGTCGTAATATCTCTAGTAAGTATAATAGTATTGTTAACAATAATAGCAAATATATGCAGCTGATGGTAGTGTCAGTAAATAGTCGTACCTTCGTATAGATATACATGCTAGTCCCATGTCAAAAGAAATTGCCGGTAAGGATACCTCTGTGGACTAGACATAGGTAACTGAACCGGCAAAACTATTTATATGAAGTTGATACCACTAACAGGAAAACATGGGCAAGGAATGTATGCTCAGGTAGATGATGAAGACTATGAAAGACTGATACAATGGAAATGGAATTATCATAAAACTACTAAGAAAAATGGAGGATATGTAGTAAGAAATTGCGGTCCTAGAGATGGTCCAAGAACAATCGGCATACACAGAGAGGTTCTCTCAGTAATAGATAAAAATATCTATGTAGATCATATAGATGGTAATACATTAAATAATCAAAGAAGTAATATAAGAGTATGTTCACATGGTGAAAATATGTGCAACAAAAAAGGATATGGTAAATCAAAGTATACAGGAGTAGTGGTTAGAGGAAATGGATATGCAGGACAGTTAAGAAAAAATGGTAAAACATATGCAAAATATTACCGAACAGAAATAGAAGCTGCACTCTGGTACAATGAAAAAGCAAAAGAAATGCATGGTGAGTTCGCAAAAATAAATATAATAGAAAAATGAATCTAGAAAGAAGAGTAGCACAGAGCACAATAACAGAGAAAGAATACAGAGGACTAGCAGACCGTATATCCAGTAGTGATATCCGTACCTTCATAAAGTCCCGGAAAGCATTCTATAAGACATGCATCCTGAAGGAAAGGCTGCCAAATGACGATACAGTAAGTACCACTCTAGGCAATATCGCAGACTGCATACTCACATGTCCAGAAGAGATAGACAATAGATTTGTAATATCAGTATACGGAGTACCAGCTGGCCAACTAGGTGAATTATGTGAGCAGTTATACAAAAGGTCACTGAAAGGAATAAATCCTGAAGGAGTACAGACAGAGGAGTTCTCAGTAATATTCACTGAAACTGTACAAGCAATGCAATCACTCAAGGATCCTAAGTTCAAAGGAAAAACTGTAGATAAGGTACTGGAACTGTTCACATCCCCTGATAAGGATGGAATAACACCAGAGCACTACTACCGGGAGAAACTGGACAGTATAGGCAAACAGGTAGTATCAGTAGATATGATGACAAGTGGTGAGAAACTAGCAAGGGAACTACAGGAAAGCCCTTATACAGCAACTATAGTCAATGCAGTATCCGGTAGTGGTATAGATGTGTACAAACAGATGATAGTACTGTTCACCTACAAGGATATCCAAATGCGGAGTATGATGGATATGGTAATCGTAGATCACAATAAAAAGACTGTACAGCCATGTGATATAAAAACGACATATGATAATGAGGGGTTCGATAGAATGTATCTTAAGGGACTGTATATCCAGGCCGCTGTATATGATGCATCCCTGCAGAAATGGTGTAAGGAACATGAACTAACAGGATATGAAGTGCTGCCAATGAAGTACCCGGTGGCAGATACAGCCAATGAGAATATGCCACTACTATACCAACTAACAACAGAAGATATCAAGAAGGCATATAGCGGGTTCAGCCTGAAAGGAAGTAATAAATGGTTCCCAGGATTCGATGAATGTATACAGGATATATCATGGGCAGTAGAAACCGGTAACTGGAAAATCAGTAGACATGCACATCAAAAAGGCGGCAAGCTGTTCCTTGAGTTCGAATACCAGTAAACAACAGTAATATGAAAAGAGAATATATAGTAACAATCCTGGTAGATCCTAAAAAGGCCACAGAATATGGAATACTGGATGAAAGTGAAGAAGTAGAAGCGCAAATAATGGTAGCCTTGCAAATGTCATTGCATAACAGTATCATATTCAGAGATATGGAGATAGAAGTAGACAGAGTGGAAATGATGGATGAAAATCCAGGTCCTATAGGTAATGATGTTAACTGGGATGATGAATACTAAAAACTAATATAAATGGATAATAATGAAAGATTAGCAGAAATAAATCGACTACAAGTACAGCAGATTGTTGTAAGAAACAGAGATGTGTGTGATGTAGAAATAATAAAGCAACTAGTAGAAGTGGTCAAAAACCAGGAAGTCCGTATACAGCAATTAGAGAACTACAAAGGAGTATGTATAGGTAACGGTATATGGCCAGTAGATACTGGTAGTAAAATGAAAGATGTATGATGTACAATAAATACCCGGAAATAAGTGACCTATACATACTCCATAGGTATAGTATAGGTATGTCCCAAGATGATGAGTCCTTCCTGGAAGAAATAATAGCCAGTGGTGGTGATAGAGAAGTACTGGAGCAAAGGGGTAGAGAACTGTATCCTGATGGCCCTATAAGTACTGCAGGTGGCTGGAGACAAGATCATTGGGTACTAGTAGTCAATACCAGTACAGAGGCAGGAAGGGCCATGTATGAGAGCCAGAAAGCAGAGTGGGAGTACCAGTGGAAGCAGATAGATGAACATCCGGAAGATAATGAAGGATGGTTCATAGCTGGTGACAGGAGAAGTAGTGACTACGACTTCTCATTCGAGGTACAGAAATCCATAGCATATGCAACTCCGGTAGCCTACACAACAGATATAGGTACTAAGAGGAAATCAAATATAGTCACCAGGTACCACACAACTAAGGCAGTTAGTGTACTCAAACTCGGAGATGGTAGCAGAGGATATGGTAGTTGGCCAGAGGCAATATCAGCTAATAACTATCAGCAGCTGGAGGAGAAAGTAAACAAGTACCTGGATGAGCTCATGGCAGCAATCAATGAACCACTACAGGAATGTACCTGCTGCAATGGCACTGGAGTAATGCTAACCAAGTAACCACAATCTACACCCAGGATAATCACCTGTACCTGGAAACCTCGAATATATAGCAGGGTACTATCAGAAAAGAAAAAGTTGGTAGTATAAAACAGATGTACTATCTTCGTAGAAGATAAGCAGTCTGATACACTGTCAAAAAACATTGCCCCAAGTGAGTACCAACTAGTATCAGTAGTTGTACCCATGAGGGGCAAAACTCGTTAAAGATGTACACATATATAATCAAGTCCCACAACCTGTATAAAATAGGTAAAAGTGCAGATGTAGCTAAGAGAGTAAAGACATTCAAAACCGGTAATCCTGTAATAGAACTGATAAAAGTACTAGATGGAGATCGGGAAAGTGAATTACATGTCCAGTACAAAGATAAAAGAGTAGCTGGAGAATGGTTTGAGCTCAATGTAGAAGATATCCAGGCTATTAAAGGTGTAGAAGTAATAATAGATATAACACCTTGTGACAAGAAGGAGAAATTAAAGAAAGTAAAAGAAGAGAAATTCCTAAGTAATTTCCTAGGAGTATCTGATGACAAATGGAAAACAGTTCATAATATGACAGACAAAGGGTATCTCCCAAAGAATCGTATGTCATTAAGAGAAACCTCAATAGAGGAGCTATCCAATATAGATAATTATGTATATGATGAAGGATTCAAATGGAATATGAAATACCTGAGTGGTAAAATCACATATGAAGAGTATGAGGAATTCCTGAATATACTAAGTACTAAGTAGGATCAATAAATACCCAGATAGAGTCATCGTAAAAAATGTATGGTAATGAAGAAAATGAAATACAAGAAGGGGGATATGGTCAAAACAGAAGATGGTGTAATACTAATCACAGATGCCACATGGCTAAATGTCCCTGTGTACAAAGGCAACCTGATAAAAGTGTCAAGTAGGATACTGCTATGTGAAGATAATGTATTCTACAAAGTGAAGTTGGAAGAACTGAATAACGAAATATCATAAAAGTAGCAGACCAGTTACACCAATAAGTAAAGAACAACTAAACAACCATAATATGAAACAAGAAGACAAAGTAGGAATGAAAGTACATCAAGCATATCCTGGAGATGATCAGGTAATGAAAGACTTCATGAATATGCCACCAACTGAGTTCACAGAAAAATGGCCAAAGGTAATGGTATCTGATGCAAATCATAAACCAACAAGTCATCCGGGGTACAATAAGTATATACAGGATGAACTGAATAAAATAGATGCAGAATAAAGAACAACTAAAACAAGTAAAGTAATATGGAGATAGCAATAGGTAAAAAAGGGAGAGAAGAAATGGACAAGTTCCAAACCCTGCAGCAAATAGTAGAACAACTGGAAAGTTGTGAGTATGAAACAGAAGCCGGAGTACTGAAAAACAATATAGCGTTCCTGAGATTAAAGGAAATGGCAGATGCAGAGAATAGTATCCTGGATAAATATGAGAATGCAGTACACCAATATGCAGTACTGGGAATGCCAGGTGCTTATGACATACTGGTAAATGGTACTAAAATCAAGTAGCATGAGCAGATGTAGTAGTGGTAAAGTATCTCATGAGGATCGCAAATCTGCACAAACTGCTATCAACTGGTAGACAAGAGAGTATGGTGCCCAAAATCTCCGGTACTATAAATGTACAGAGTGTATGGCATACCATCTAACAAGTGGTACAGGTACTCATAAACCCAAGCCAGTACTACTACATCATGCAAAGGAGTTCATAGCACTAATACCAAAGAGAGTACGTAAAAAGAGATAGATATGGAACTACAAACAGGAAATAGAAAAACAACGGTATCAAGAGCCAAAGTAGCAAAAGCTGTGAAAAGTGCTCATGAATATAAACCTACCAAAGAACAGTTAGAAGGTACTATAAAAGCAGGGTTCATACCAGTACCTGCCAGCAAAGTAAAGGGATGGGTACCAAAAGGCTGGACAGTAGTAAAGATACCAGACAGTGCAGTAGTAAAAGCACTAAAGGATATGATAAGAACAATGAAGAAAAGCTTGGTAGTAACTAATGGCAATGAAGCTATAGTAGACTACAATAGTGGAATACAGCAAAGTATAGGTATACTGGAAAGAAGGATCAAGAAAGAACAAAAGAAAAAGTAATTCATAACCAACTAAAAACAAATAGATATGAGCACAGTAGAAATGCCAAAAACAATGAGTAAAACTATAGAAATATTCAGTACAAAAGACTATGACAAGTTCTTTCTGATAGAAGGTAATAGAGTAGTAAGCCAAAAGCATGTAGAAAAGCTGATACAATCAATGGGAGAAGAAGAATGTGTAAGTCCAATACAAGTGAATGAGAAGATGGAAATAATTGATGGCCAGCATCGTTTTCAAGCACTTATGCGTATGAAAAAACCTGTATATTACTATATAGTAAAAGGTGCAGGACTCCATACAGTACAAAGGCTCAACAGCTACACAAAGAACTGGACAACTGATGACTATCTACAGAGTTTCGTAGATGCCGGATACAAAGACTATATCCAGTACAAAGGATTCAAGGATATGTACAAGTTCGGTAATAGTATAAATCTATTACTACTTACTGGTAATATAGATAGAGGTGAAGAGGAATCTAAATTCAAGTCTGGTGGACTCAAGATCAAAGATATAGATAAAGCTGTAGAATATGCAATGGCATTAGAAAAAATGTCTAAGTATATATCCTGGTATAAAGAAAGATCATTCTGCTATGCTATTATAAAGGCATATAAGACTAAAGGATTCGACTATGATAAGTTTCTAAGCAAGTGTGAGTATCAGCAAAGGAAGTTAGTCAAATGTGCCAATACAGAGCAGTATCTAGAGATGATCGAAGAGATATATAACTACCACTCACCAAAAGGAGTCAAATTACAGCTAAGGACAATCAAATAATCAATATAAGGTAGAGTAGTAATAACCAAAAGCTACTCTACCTATATAAATAACCATATAATGGGAGATAAGAGTATAAGATTGCAGATACAGGAATTGCTGCAGAAGTACAGAAAAGAATTCCAAATACTCACCGGTATTCCATTAGTGTGCCATGCAGATACAAGGTTAATGGACATAACACTGGATAAGCTGATGAAACTAACCCTCAAACACTTCGAAATAGATAGTATAGCAACTGGACAGGGTAGAAAGTATGAAGTAATAGCACCAAGGAAACTATTCATACAAGCAGCAAGAGAGATAGGATATGACTACCAGGAAATAGCAGATATGGTCAAGAGTCACAGAAGTACGATCTATCAACATGAGGATAAACTCAATGATATCCCGGGTATGGAGAAGATAAGAGCAAAGTATATAGAAATGTTACATAATCAATAACTGACATACATATGGTACTAAAACGCAAACACATACAGGAGTTAGCAGAAATCCTGGTACAGAAACTAGAAGAATCCGGTATCAATGTAGCAGGAGCAGAACAAGTGATCAGGGATGGGATAAAAGAGTATCTTGAGGATAATGAGTCATAATATGGAAGAGATAAATTGTGTAGGGCCAGAAGGAAACCCATTCAAAATACTATTATCTCGCAGAGCATTTAGTGCAGAAGAGATAATAACTGGAAGTAGAAAGTTAAGAGTAATGTCAAAACCAGTACAGATAGAGAAACTGATAAAATCCCGGTGGTGGATAATCAACTTCTGGAGAAGGATCACTGGTACTGAAAGGATAGAAAGTGTATGGGAATATACAGTAAAAATGATATAACATGAAAGATAATAAGTACTATACACCGGAGCTGAATGAAATCTGGATAAACTATGAGATGGAGTGGTTACAGAAAGCCAATGGAGATTGGTCAGTACTGGATGGTGTAGATAAAGATACCTGGCAGAAATGGGACTACAACTTCCAAGGATTCTCTATAAAAGGCATAGAAGGACTAATACAGGACCAGAGAATCAGAACCAAGTACCTGGATAAAGAAGATATAGAGTCATTGGGATGGAAGTTCGATGGCAATAAAGCAGATGACTGGAAATACTACTATGGAGAATACCAACTCTACTTCCCATATGCAGATCAGGAACCGATACTAATAACAAAAGCACCACAATCACTGTTCTATGGAGAGATAAAATCAATCAACGAGTTGAAGAAGGTAATGCAATATATAGGGGTAATCATAACACACTAAAACAATATAGACAATGGCAGTATCAAAGAAAGCACAGGAAGGAGAAGTAAAAGACAAGTTCGAGGAGAAAATTAAGGCCCTTGAAGGCAAGTTTGGCCGGGGGACAATTATACATGGTAAAGATACTGATGAGAAACTAGAAGTAGTACCTTCTGGATCATTGACAATAGACATTGCCAGTGGTTGCAATGGACTGCCTGTAGGTAAACTGATAGAGTTCCTGGGTATGGAATCAAGTGGAAAGAGTACTCTGTCATTACATGCAATAGCTAACTTCCAGCAGATAGGTAAGACAGTACTGATAGACTATGAACAGGCCTTTGACAGAACCTATGCAGAAGCACTGAACATTGACATGAGTAAACTGGTAATAGTGCAGCCAGAATGTCTGGAAGATGGGTATAACATAGCAGAGGAACTAATCAAGACAGGAGAAGTAAGACTAGTTGTAAAGGATTCTCATACAGCTGGAATGCCACGTAAAGTAGTTGATGGTGATACTGGAGATCAATCAATAGGACTACAGGCAAGGATCAATAGCCAAGGCCTTGGTAAGATAAAACCACTACTAAAGCCTAACCGGTGTACTATGATAGGTATAAGCCAGATAAGGCAGCAAATAGGCTCCTATGGTGATGTAAACCAATCTACTGGTGGCTTGAGTTGGAAATTCTACAGTGATATGAGGTTCAAGTTCACTAAGTCAGTAGATAAAGAAGGAGAGCAGAACAAGACCAAAGTAGAGATAATCAAGAATAAATGTTCGTGCCCTTATGGAATTGCCACATTCAACATTACCTGGGGACATGGAGTAGATCGTGAACAGGAGATAGTAGATGCTGCAGTAGAGTTCAAACTACTCCAGAAAGGTGCTGCAGGATGGTATACAATAGGAGAAACAAAGTTACAGGGAGATGATAAACTCAAGATATTCCTACGAGATAATCCTGAGTATAAAGAAGAACTCACAGCAATGGTAATGGATAAGATTAATGGTAAACCAGAACCAGTAACAGTATAAAAGCAGATGTAATATGAGAAGTATAGATGATATAATATTCGATAGTAAAAGAGAGGTCCTGTATGCAGAAAATAGTGATGGAAGTGGCAACTCATCTGGATGGGAATATATAGAGGTAGTAGCAATGATGAGAGAATATGCTAAAGAAGTATTAGATGAATTCGTTACAGAGATAGTAACTAATAAAAGAGGTATATTCCCTATAGAAACACCTATGGGAGAAACTCCAGATGTAGTAGCTAATATGTATGCTCTGGAGCAATTCAAAGAAATAGTAATAGACGAAACATTCAAGTAACCAATACCACCAGAGGAGTAATAGGAGAGATGTTGTAGCACCAATACACACTCTTCTGTACTCTGGGGGTAATAAATTGATAATCATGAAGTTAGAAGAAGTATGGGGAGAAAAATTCCAGATAGAAGGTATATCAGATATATGGCGAATAGCTACTCCAATGATAAATGAGCACATAGATAATGCTCCCGGATACTGGTGTATAAATCAAGGTAATGTAGGAGCATGGTTCGCTAATGAAGTAACTGTAATACCTGTAGACAATGACATAGTAGGAGAAGCAAGGATAGAGACAAGTGCTGGTATACAGGAAGAAGTACAGGGATGGATGAGTTATGAAGATAGTCAGAAACTGCAAGAGAAGAAAGATGAAATGGCTAAGAAAGTACTAACTGGAGAGATACCATACGAAGGATATCCAGGAACAGCAGCAGATAAATGGTATGAGGAGAAGTTAGCTGAAATAGGTAAAATCGACTATAACCAGAGAGTACAGGAAACATCATGGAACCAGAAGTTGTATACAAGTCTTGAAGAAATCTTAGAAGATCTAAGGCAACAAAAAAGGCACTTGACAATAATGAGTAAGTTGCATGATACTATAACTGCTGGATACCAAATAGCAAAGAAACTAATAGAAGATCCAGGTTACCAGATAAGTAAAATAGAAAAAGATGGAAAATAAGAAGTTTAGTAAGGAGAAAATGGAAGAGGTATTCCGGGAGATATACAAAGATGGCCTAGGTATAGAAAAGTGTGAATGGATAGAAGATGGACAACTATGTCATACCTGGAAAGTAACCACAGGCAGAGGTACTATGTACACCAATGATGCCGGGATAGAACAAATGAATAAAGCAATGAAAGAAGAAATATTAAAAGACTATCCAGATGCCACTAAAGAGAACCCCATTCAAGACCAAACAGAAACCACTGAATAGAACAAGTACCTTCAAACAGTCATTCCAGAGCCTACAAGGTAGTAAGAGTGGGTTGAAAAGATCAGGTAAGCTCAAGGTAAAGAAGAAGACAGATGAGGAGAAATTGGCCCAGAAAGAGCAGCAAGAGAATGATAAGGTGTTCTATGACCAACTATGGCAAGTAAGAGGGCCCTACAGTGAGATAAGCAATATCTACCTGGGATCAGAAACTAACAAAGCCTGTATACATCATATAGTGCCTAAGAGTGTGTGGAAAGAAGGTAGATATGTAACATCAAACTGTATACTGATGACAGTAGATGAACATGCGAGTGTAGAGAATGATCCTACCAAGTATCCGGAAGTAAATAGAAGAAGAGAGAAGATCAAAGAGAAGTACAATCTGTAATAAAATAAATACAGCAAATAATAGGAATAGTGAGTAAAATATAGTACATTCGTAGTGCTGAATACACATTGATCATGATACTAATAATCCAACCTCAAAATATCCCCCATACAGGAACCCACCTAATCAGTGTGTATCAGCACCTGTATGCGGGGAAATATTGATATCATGGAAATACCAAAACCAATATTCATAAGAGAAGCAGAACCGAGAACTTATCTACATAAGAAAACCGGTTATTACTATAGTCACCCAATGGGTATATACAGATGTCATTGTGGAAAAGAGTACAGAACATGTGTAAAAGCCGTAGAAGCAGGAAGAATAAAAACCTGTGGTTGTATACAAGGTTCCTATAAACACGGGAAGTCAAAAACAAGTGAATATAAAACTCTAGTAGCAATAAAACTAAGATGTTACCAGTTAAAAAACAAACATTATAAAGATTATGGAGGAAGAGGTATAACTGTGTGCAATAGATGGATGGATAAAGAAAAAGGATTCCAGAACTTCCTTGAAGATATGGGGCCTAAAACAACTCCCAAACATAGCATAGATCGTATAGATAATAACAAAGGCTATAGTCCGGAAAACTGTAAATGGGCTACCTGGACAGAACAAGCTAATAATAAAAGAAATAATCTATACCTAGAATATAATGGAGAAAGAAAAACTGTAAAAGAGTGGTCAGTCCAAATAGGTATATCAATAGAACTAATTAAACATAGGCTAAAATGGAAGTGATCTATGGAGAAAATAATAAGTACTCCGGTAAAATCCTATAAAAAATCTATAGAGTAATAATAAATACTGCTAACTTTACAATAAAATAGAAAAAATGTTGTATCAGTGCCCTTGTCATACATTGGAAATTCCTACATCCTTTTTCTGGTATCTTACAATGCGAGAGCTAGAGGCAATGTGCATGGACAAGAATATAATAAAGTGGAAAGACCCCTTCACAGATTCATTGATAGAGGCAGAAGGAGAAAGGAGCTACAAGAAGAATATGAAAACATCACTGGATGATATAGACTATGAGGATGACGAGGATGAAGATACCTGGATAGATACAGATTATAGTGTATCTATAGAATGGGAAGAGTGATAAAAAGAAAAGCTAATGAGTATAAAAGAAAACATAAAACTAAGTAAACCCGAAGTAAGCGATAATGGCTATGAAGGTACTATAAACATCATAGTAGATGATAATGACAATATCCAGGCATGTATAGGAATAGAACAGAAAGAAACCTGGGTAGAAGATGAGAAAGTAAAGAAAAGGATCAGGAGAGGCGTGATCAGTGGTAATATAGAGGATGTGGTGAATATAGGATGGATACCGGGGAATGTGGTTGGAGGCAGGATAGTACACCGGGAAACTATTATACCACCAGTACCTGAGGATCCCGAAGCACTACTCTCCTGGGCTAATGGAAGAGTAAGAAAACACAAAGGAAATCCTATATACGTACTTCAATACTATAGCTTCTCAATAAAAGAGAAAGATGAACTACTGGAAGATGACTAACCCTCTCGCATAACATTATCAAGACCTCTATACTCTATACAACCGGTAGACTCAGCAGTATCATAAATATTCTTGATAAGAGTACCTACAGCAACTAAAGAAGTCTCCCAGGATGAAAGTTCCTGCCCACTGGCAATATGCCCCTTAATAGCCTCAATCTCCTCCTTACTCCTTCCCTCAAGAAGATACTGCTGACATACTAATAAAGACTCTATAAGACGAGTACCTATAGATAAGTCAATGACAGAATTCTTCTTGAGGAAAGAGAGTTGAGGTATAGTTGGTTCCATGATGTAAAGATACTAGTTCCAGATGATATACTCCAATATCCCGTACATATTAGATGGTTTACCTTGACGAGAGAACATACTATTAGGAATGATATCACCGGTTATACAGTTAATACGATAGAAATAACGGAGTTTATTAGGTCCCCAGCACCTTGTCTTACCAGCAGGCACAGTCATTTGTGTCTTAGGTAATCTTCCTTCTCTACAAAAATATCCAGGATCTGTCTTATTATCCTTGATCTTAGAGAACATTGTACCTGGAATCGGGTGTCCAGCAGAATCAAGGTGGACAAAGAAAAATAAATTACAGTTTGTTGTTACAGTTTGCATAATAGTTGTTGTTACATTGTGTAATACTAAGATACAAATTATTTACTATTCCCCAAGTAGAAGCTAGAAATTGACTGTAAATTCTCCCATTGGCGTAATTCCTTCTCTATAGGTACTACCTTCTGTAGGTTATTATACAAATGACTCTCTCCCTTAAAATTACCTCTCTGTATATACCTATGAGCATCATCCTGGAAAGGGTATTCAAAACTATCCTTAAGAATAATAGCAAAGTTCCTTAATGTTCCTGTAGCTGCAAATGGGTTAGAAGCAAGTTGATAACTTTCAACCAAACCAAAACCAGGTACAAATACACTAACTTCCTGTAATCCCCTATCACTCTGGTATAATAGCCAGTTCTTCATCCTCTTAACATAAGGGTCATCATCTCCAAGCCCCTCGGTAGCACTTCTTACTATAGTAGCAAAAGCAAATAAGCTACAGATATAGATAGCATCAGCTAAGTCCTTCTTGAGGTTACTTCTCTGGTGATCAGTAAGTTCATTCCACCTGTCAGCAGATACTCCTAACTTAGTTATTGCCTTAATGAATGTCCATAAAGACTGGTATCTACCTTCTATATCCATACCGCCACCAAGGTTCTCATCAAACTTACCTGACTGGTACCTACTCTTGAAGTTAGGATATACCCATTTATGGAATTGCAATATTAACTTACCTGCATAGTTTCTCTCTAACATGATCTTATTAGCAGGATCATAGTTACCGTGTATCCTGTCATTAGTCTCATGTATACGGTTGATAATAAGGTATTCTGCCTTCTTCTGATCCTCAGCAATACTGCCATCCTTATTGAGGTACTTGTACCCTTCTATAAGTTCTGTCTTACCTGTATTAGGGTTGAACTTATGGGCATCATATACTGAACAATCCTGTAACTTAGGATCATTGCCGGTGTACTTCATCTGGATACTATCCAATATAGCATTACCTACAAGAGATTGAACCTCCCATTCACCTGCTTCGTATCCTGCATAACCACCAATCTCAGCTAAGAAATCTACTCGAGATTCATTAGTGTTAAGGTGTCTAACCATCTGGAACTTATGCTCAAGGCCTTCGTACTTAGAACCTACCTTCTTATCATTATATCCCTTATTACCTACATTCTCAAATCGTGTCTTAATATATCCCGGGATATGCTCTGTGTTATATACACCTATCATCCGGTTATAAGCCTTCCTGTTAAAGAAGTCACTGCCAATAGAATCTATCCTGTTATTGATCCTGGCCATGAACTTGTTATTAAGCATACCAAAGATATTCAATGGTATAGATATAGCAGAAGTAACCTTCATGATCTTGTTAATAGCCTTCTCTGTAAAAGAATGAGATGCCTGTTCCCCATAGAAGGTACTATTGAGTACATGTTCATATAACCTATAAGCATTACTCTCAGGGCCATATACAGTAGAACCATTCTTCTTCTCAAACTCCATCACCTTCAATTGTTCCTTAACTGCAAGTACTTTATCCTCAATAGCAGTCATAACATTAAAGTTCTCACTCATCTGGATAAATGCCTCCAGGCCCTTAACAAGGTCAGGATGTAACTGATCAGCAGTCATTTTATTAGCCTCTCTCTTGAGCATATCTATAAGCCGGTCATTCTCCTTATGCCATTCCTTGAGAGCATCACCTGTCTTATTACCCTTCTTAGTACCCCAATCAGCAATTTCCTTCTGTATAGCCTGTACTCTCTTCTGATCCTGCAGCTTACCCATATACATGATAGGTATAGACTGTGAAGGAGCTTGTATAATACGATCACTGTTAGTATAAGCAGTTATCTCAAAGAAGTTCTTCAACTGGTCAGTAATGAATGAGGCCAACTTAGTATCCTTATCAGACAGCATCTGTACCCAGTTAGCTCCTATCATAGGAATATAACCCTGTTCAAACCACTGCATAGCTCCAGGAGGTAGTTTCTGTACCTGTTCCTTGAGAATAGATACATATGCCTTATAGAACTCTCCCTGTGCCCTGTCAGTAGCTGTCTTAGGAGTCATTATCCTCATATACTCACTATCCCATAATATCTGTCCACTAGGACCTTCCATACGAGGTAATGAGTTCTTCTTCTTAATGAAGTAATCCTGCTTATCAGTAACCTGTCCTGTAGGCTCTAACTTACCTGTTGTCTTATTGAACTTCACTACTGGCCCTACCCATGCCTGCCAGTCATAGTTAGCTGCTCTCCATTCAAGATATGCAGGATCTTTCTCATTCTTAGGAATCCATTTACCATATTGCTTAGGATCCTGCCTCATATACACCTTCCTCTGCTCCTTGAACTCTTCAGTGAGCATATGATAATCACCATCACCAGAGGTTACCTTACCTGTCTTATAATTACCATCTACTATCTCAGGAGCCACGAACTCTGTCCTGGCTAACTTCAGGTAGTACAAATCCTTATTCCATTGTAGATCCTCATCAGTAACCGGCTTAGGTATATACTCCTTCCTGGAACCATCAAGATTGAATAAAGGATCCAGTACAGCACTCTGTGCTTCCTTATATGCAGTACCTATCTGGGATATGATCTGACCATTCTTCTTACCATTATACCCCTTCTGGAACATAAAGCCATATAACTGCTTAGGATCACTGGTACCCATAGCTGCTATAAGGTTATTCCCAGCTTCCTTGATCCTCTCTGTAATGATATGAGTATTCTCAATAACCTGTGCCCTGGCTGCTGCAATAACCTTACCTGTATTCTCTAGTAATGGTACACCACTATTGCCTATAGTATCAGCTAACATAGTAGCCTGGTTAATATCCTTGTTCCTGGTAGTATCTGCTATAAGAGCAAGTTGTCCCTTAGTAGTTGTAGTGCCATCCTCAAGAGTGATAGGAGTAGGATCAGTGTACTTAGGGTTAGTGCTCCAACCAGCCAATAACTCCTCTGTATGGTCCTTAATAGCCTGTACAATAGCAGCTTCTACATCCCTCTTAGTCTGCTCTACATTCACATATAACTTCTGTTGATGAATATCAGCAAACTTCTCTGTATGAAATAGATCCTTGAATGTATCTAAGTACTTCTTAGCCAGGAATATACCACGTACATAATCATCCTTAACAATATTGTCAGGGTTAGTAAGGTACTTCATGATACCATTCAGATGTGACTGAGTAGTGGTTAGGAACTTAGTGTATATTCTGCTATAACCACCGGTCTCAGTATACTCCTGCTCCATATGATGGATAAGGTCATTGACCTTCCTAATAGTACTATCCTCCGGTATATACCCTACTGTATTCTGCAGGTTATCCAGGTAATCTCTCCAGGACTCATAAGCCGGTAGAATATCATATAGTACTCTCTGTTGTAACTCCTCTGCATTGGCAACTCTCTGTTCCTTGGTAACAGGTTCTTCTCTCTGAGGTTGATCCCTACCTTGTAACTCAGCTAACCTATCCTTACCCTGGTATACTGTAGGTACTATCTTATCAACAAGTGCCTCATTCTCTGTAGGTACATGCTGTAACATACCCTGGTCAGTGAACTTAGTAACTTTACCATCCTTGGTATCTACTAATAAATGATAAGTCCTGCGTTCTCCTACAGGATATCCCATAAGGTTAACCAACTTCGCATAAGTACCTACCTGTACAGAATGACTCTGTGCCTTAGATAATGGTGTAGTAATAATAGCACCTTCACCTGTAGAGTACTTCGTGTTATACTGCTTATCATATATACTACTCCAGGATGTCTTCAGGTCAATGATCTTCATATCACCAAAAGGACTAACCAATAACAGATCAATAGAACCAGCTACTTTAGACTCCTTATCAGCTACTATAACCTGTGTAAGAGCAATAGAACCATCAGAAGTAAGTCCTGCTATCATACCCTGCAAGTAAGGAATAATCTGTTCCCGGACACTATCAGTTAATGAAGGAGTATCACGAATATCCTTACCTTGAATAATATCAGATAATACACCATCAAAGTTATTGCCCCACATCCTGTTAGCCTCATAAGGATCATTGTCATCTTCATCCAGGAAGTTCTTCTTACCACCTATAGCAGTAGTAACTGAAGTATAGATAGTAGGGTTCTCAATATTCAGGTCACTATATATGTGTGTATCCAGGTCAAGAATAATTCTGGAGTGAGGTTCCAAATAGACATCATTAATAACCTGTTGCTGTATAGGAGTAGCCTTCTTCAACTGACTCTTAACAATAGCCTCATCCTCCTTACTCAATTGGAAGTAATATTCTCCTTTCTCATTAGCTGCCCTCATATCATCCATATCCAGAGCAGAAGTATCTCCAGCCAATATATCCTTAGCACTCTGTTGAAAAGCATCCAGATCCTTACCCTTGAATACTCCTTTGATCCACTGTACCAATCTCTGTAATAATGTCTGGGCCTTCTTATCCTTATATTGTTCTACTATAGCACCGGCAATCATCTTACCTATAGCTTCTATAGCGATCTTATCTTCATTGACAGTACCATCTTTATTCTGATAGTGGCTGTTATTCTTATACTCTGCCATTACCTGATCATATAAAGGTCGATTCCTAATATCTCTCATCATATCCCGTAGTAGGATAGAATTTTTAGGTAACCAATGTACCCATATATGAGCAACTTCTTCCGGTAGTGTATCAATACCTATCTTACCATCAGCTAACTGTATAGTCCTGTTAACTACATTAGTTACTGCATTAGCTGCTACGCTCTTACCATCTACTATAATATCCTGTACAAGATCTATCCTGGCATCTAATTCCTTCTCTGCAAAGTCCTTGAGAATGGTATTTAATTCTTGCTCAAAAGATCCTTGTAATATTCTATCATCTCCTCTGGATGATCCACTATTGTTAGTAACTGTATAAGATCCGTATCTTCCAGTTGTCCCATTTTCTGTGATTCCCTGATTTCTTCCATTTTCTTCTCCACTTCTATTTGATCTTCCGGTGACACTCCTCCCACTTTTTTCCTTTCCAGGTAAAGTAGATAATCTATTATTATTCCAGGTATATCCTTTGCTACTGCTTGGGATATTCCCCATCTCATTTTCTCGTTCATATATTATTGATTTTTGTTGGTTCTTACTTATTAACTGAAAGTGATTATTATCCCGAGTTCCTTCTATATAATCTTTTATTCTTTTAACAACTATTTGGGAAACTCTTGTAGGAGATTCTTTGAATAAGTTAATAATATACTCAAGGGCTCTTGCTATAATGTTTTTAGCTTTAGGATGCATTTCTCTGGTAGTAGAAGTACCAAAGATATCTTCCTGTATAATAGTCCTGATATATTCATGTGCTATATTATAAGGAGAAAGTCCTTTTATCCCATAAGTTTTCCCCAACTCATCTATTTCTTCCGGAGTAAGTTCATCATAAATAGCTTGCATTTCTTTATCACCAGTCAATGCTATGGCTACTGTATGAATAACTTCTTCTGTTAATATAAGTTCAATAGCTTTTATAAAATCTTCTACATTATTAAACCTATCTATCTCAATAGGTAATTTTGCAATATTTATATAAAGGCCTTCCCCATCTACATAAAATAAACCTTGTTCAGGATCATTTTCTAATCTAATATAAGAAGATGATACCAGTTTATCTTTTGAAAGGCTTGCAAGAACTCTTCCTGAGAAACTATCAGATGATTGTAATAATCTGGATGCAATAAAGTAGCCGAGTACATCAAGTGGGATGTTGTTTCCTTTGTTAATATAGTCAGAGAAGAGTTCTGGTAATGTTTTTTCCATAATTTCACTGACATTGGCACTACTTTCTGATAGTTGCAACAACTGTTTACCAACTTGAACGAGCCTCTCAGTGGGCTCTTTGATGGATTGTAAGGCAGAGGAGGTAATACTACTAAGATTACTTCCTTGTGCGAATAGTATTCTCTTATCTTTGAATATATCAGCGAAGATATCTTCAACTCTTCTATTATAATTGGATCTATCCCCTTCTGTAATTGGGAAATTGACATTGATGATCTTTCCTCTGTCTGTAACATCTGATGCTAATTTAATACGATTACCGAATATAATAACTGGATTACCGGGGTCTATTCTGGCTCCGAGAGTAGGGTATTTTTCTTTATTCTGTTGGAACCATTTATTCATATTATCTACCTGTGCTATACCGGCAGAATTGGTCTTAGTACTCACATACCCTTCTATGTGATTCTTGACCACTTTCTTGAGGCCAAACTTCTCAGCAGCTCTTTCTACCTGTTTATCAAATACTGCCCTGGAATCAGCAAATAACTGCCTTGCCTGCTCTACAGTAGGTATATCCTCTCCATACAGTACAAAAGCGGCCAATGCCTTACCTTCTCCAAACTCTGCTATAAGATCTTGGTATTCCTTCAATGATTTGTTGGGGCATCCCATATACTATAAATATTTGCTGTAAAGGTACTATAAACACTCCTCAATTTTCTTGATAATATCACTATCATTCATTGTACCCCTGAGACTATTACGTAAGTCAAGAGCTTCTCTTAACCATACCGTCTTATCCTTACCATCATGCACATACTTCTGATCATATATATCAGATAGTTGACTCTTCCATTGTTCAGGAGAAAGTAGTTCAATATCCTCTGCTCTACCTGAAGTCTTCTGATATACATCTCTAATAGCCTGCTTACCTGCTTCATTAATCTCCCGGGTACCAATACCTGCAAAGTTCTGAGTAAGTACTGGAACATCGGATTCTGTAAACTGTCCTTTAGTGTAATCATATTCATACCACTGCTGCTTATTCTGATCATATACATGTACTGGCTTACTAGCATCTATAGCCATCTGTACTGCCCATCCTGTCCCACCAGATACCTGTCTGTTATTAGCCAATGTAGATATAGCATATACTCCAGAACTATTCCTAACCTGTAACCAATTACGGGATAGTAGACTCTTATATGCCTGTGGTTTTCTGTTCAAAGACTCATTAGCCTTCAATACATGTTGCCAACCTTCCTCAAGCTCCTCATTAGTAATCTGTACATTCCCTGTAGGAGTCTTCTTACCATGCCAATAATGGTTATTCCTAACCATACCATACTCCTTACCTATTCTATCCCATTGTGTATCAGAACCATCAGCTCCTCCTGAATGGTTAGTGTAAGTAGACAAATTAGTGAGTTCCTGCATAGGCTGTGAAGATACAACAGGTTCCTGATATGTTCTAACAATCTCAGGTATATTCTGTAACTGAGTACCTGGTTGTAGTGGTATAAATCGGTTGTCCTTCAATACCCCTCTCTTACCATCCTGTGTAGTGAATACATAGCCATCAGCTAGTAGAGTATCCCTGGTAACAGATTGATTAGTTACTCTCTTATAAGCAGTTATCAAGTTGTTAATAAAAGCTGAAGAAGTTCCTTTACCTTCAAACCTATTACCAAATCCTTCATGTGAAGAAGCCTCAAGAAAAGCAACTCCTCCTCTATCAGTTATACCCTTCACAAGGTTGGGATGTTGTTGCAACTTGGCAGTTATAATATCCTGCATAAGAGTATTGTTCTCAGGAGCAATAAGTCCCTTCTTGGCAAGTGGGTCATCATTCACCTTATTGGCCTTATAAGCAGCCTCTGCATCAATATATGCCTTGCCATTATACTCTACAGGGTAATCCCTCTTAACAGTGCCCTTCCCCTTAGCTATTGAGGTAGGGTTAGTCAGTGCTGCTGCCAATCCATCAGAACTCCCTGATATAATATTAACACCAGCAATAGGTTCATCCTGCATATACTGTTCAGGATAATCACCTGGTTCACCAGTATACTCTTCCTCCTCATTATAGTACTCTATAGGCCCTGGTGTACCCTTAGTAGGTTCAGGTATAGCACCAAATACTCCGGATGCCTTGAATGTGGCCTGTGATCCTGCAAACTCACTCTTCCTATATGTAGCAAATACTCCCTGTAATACAGACTCCCCGGGTAATATAGTAGGTACCTTACCATCAATATCCTGGATAGTGTATAGATATGCTCCTGCTATAATAGAATAAGGGAATACAATCTTCTTGTTACCCACTATAAATCCAGCAGTCTCTAACTCAGCAGTATCCTTAAGCAACTTCACAGTCAGTATATCCTCACTGCGTACTATCTGGTTAGAAGGCTTCTTAGGAAATGATATAGTCCTGATAAAGTCCTTATTCCCTGTATGGGTACCGTAAGAAGCAAGGAACTCATTCATCAGGGTAATAGGATCAGTACCAAATAGATCCTGGGCCTTCTGACTATCCCATGAAGTAGTAGCTAACAAGTCATTAACCTGTGTAGTCATACCCATTATATCCCTGAACATATAGTTAGGAATGAACTTAATGAATGACCCACTCTTAAACTGTCCACCATCCTTAACCAATAAGTAGTTGAACAAAGCAATAGCATCATTATGAGTGAGAATAGGTGCTCCACTCTCATCCTTGTAGTTATTGCTATACAATAAAGAGAAAGCAGATACCAACCTATCCTGCTGTAGTTCATTGATCCTGGCCCATGTGTTAGCCTCTACAGTATTAATACCCTTGTCATTACCTCTGGCACCAGCTTCAGTAGCCATTAGGAACTTAGATACCAGGTAATTCTCATTAGTACCGGTAAGAACACTCTGTAATCTCCTCATAATATCAATAACATCCTCATAACCAGGAACTTGTTGCTCCTTAGCAGAAGGGTATATCATAGCATGGTTCAGAGACTGTAAAGTATCACCTTGTCCTCTCTGATGTAACATATGTAGATATGCCTTAATAGATAAGAAAGAGATAGTATCCATCTTCAACTGCTTACCAAACTCTTCAGCCTGTGAAGGATACATGTCCTTCATATTAGCAGTAGTAACAGCAGTCATACCCTCGAATAAAGGAGTCTTCTCCAGGAACACCTTCTTAGCCAACTGTTGTACCTGTGCAAGTACCTGTAGGTTCTTAGATATTATCTTATTGTCGTGTAGTAATACACTCCTTACATCAACAGGTAAAGGATCACCCATAGCATCTACATTCGCCTTAGGTATATAGTGTCCATTAACATACTGGATACCCAGATCACTAAGAGCCTTATTCATACTATCAACAGCTTCCCAGGTAGTAGGAAGTCCCTGTGACAGCTTCTGTACCTTAGATACATTCATAAGAGTACTGGAGATATGGTCAATCTGCATAAGTAAAGCAAGAGCATCAAACTGCATCTCAGGACTACTAACAGGGTCAACTATAGAGTCAAATATACTCTGGTCACCTACAGCATTCAATCCGAACTTATTAGAAAGCCCTCCAATAAGATCCTTGAGCAAGTTCTTCTTACTGATTCTCATCTCCTCAAGACTCTTCAATCCACCGGATATCTTCTGTAACTGACTGAAGTAACTCCTTACAGATGGTTGTAACATAAGGAGTATAGAAGTCCTTAGTGGAACACCCATAGCAACCATATTAGATACATAACCAAGAGCAGTGATATTCAACCCTAATCTGGATGCAAGTCTCTCCTTGGCGTTATCAGTCATTGCATTCAGTAAGGTAGACAGAGTAGCAAATATACGTACACCATCCTCTGATATAGTCCTGTCAAAACCCTTATATGTCCTGCCATCAATAGTAAACTGGGCACCTTCATGTAACTGTACTCCGGCCTCATTAAGCAGGGAATATACCTGTATAGCATTAGCAGTAGCACCAATGTTCCTGGAACCTTCCTTGTTAGCACTATAACTACGTACCTTACCTAATAAGTCATTAACATCACCTACATTCTCAGATAAGATATTAATGATATCCTGTATACCGTCCTTATCAGTAATAGACTCATCATCTCTGATAGCAATAAACTCAGCAAGTAACTGGTCAGCTAAAGCAGTAAGAGGTCCTGTAGAAGTAGGTGTACTGGATATACCTTCAGCAATATGCTCATTACTCTGCATAGCTATCCTGGCAGCAAGTACCCTGTTATTCAATACTCCATTGTTCAGTTTCTCTGGTCCACCAGCAGCTACAAACTCCTGTATAGTAGAAGGTAATTGCAGACTACCTAAACCGTTCTCTATGATCTGATTCCTGGTCTCTCCAAGAGTCTGTTGTAACTCATCATACTCCTTAGCAGTAATGTTAAAAGCAGTTATCAGTTCCTTCTTGGTATCTCTGAACAACTTGTCATTACCTTCACTGTCTAAAAGGAACCGGTTGTTATCTATTACCTGTTGTGTAAGTTCACTGATCTGTCCAGCAGTAAGGTTCAGGGACTTCATAAGATCCTTAACATCAGGATCATTATCATAGTACTCCTTGATATACTCCTGTAACTGCCTGTTATTAGCTACCTGATAACGAACATATTCATCAAACTGTTCTTTAGCAGTATCTGCAGTACCATAAGCAACTCTCTGGTTACCAACCTTATAGGTGTCAGCAAACTGCACAAACATCTTATCAATATCAAAGTCAGCACCTGATATCTCAATAAGCTCATGAGGGAATATACCCACAGAACCATACTGTACAGGCATAGTATCTACCATCCTAAGGGATATATAAGAGTGCTTATCATCAGATGGTATACGGATACCAAATGACCTCTGCAGTGCATCAGATACTCCTGACATCTCCTCTTTATAATGTGCTGGTCTGATATACTCAGAGAACCTGCCAATAATCTCTCCTGCTGCATTATACTCAGGTGCATTGTGCCTAAGGTCATCTACATAGTAATCACCCTCAGATAAACCATCAAAAGTCCTGGCCCTATCATCAGAAAACCTTACAGCAGTAGAATATGTAGAAGGACTCTTCCTGTACTCAGCATCAGTAATAACCTTCCATTCATTAGGTTGACCATTACTATCCAAGGATATAACCTGTTTCACTCTCTTACCCATACCTAATGCACCTGATACAAGTGCAAGTGTAGTACCGGGAACCTTCTCAGCAACTACTCCCCTGGAGAAGTAGTTCAGGAATATCTGTGTGAACTTCTCCAATGTAGAAGGAAAATTCAGGTTGTATATAGGCCCACCATTAGCAGTCTCCAGGAAACCAAGAGTCTGTTGGTCAGCTCCCGTAGCCTGTAAGTTCTCCTTCATAGTATCCATAAAAGCAGCCATACGGGGAGTAAGTTGTCCTAAGTCAATGCTCTTACCTAACTCAATAAGGCCATCATCCAGGGTAAATATACTGTTAGCTGCAGTAGAGTAGTTATTATCTATTCTCTGGGCAATATCACTCATATAAGCAGCCTTAACAGCTCCTGCAGTAGTCTCTACACCCATAAAGTTAACAGGAGTACTATCTACCTGTTCACTCATGATCTGCTGCTTGGCCTGAGAAGGGTCAGTAATAATCAACTTATTGGAAGGATTCTCCAACTGCTGTCTCATGTACTTAGCATCAAGAGCATTGAAGTGGTTATCTCTAATATCCTGTATAGAACCGGCTATATTACTCTTCATTGCCTTAGATACAGATACAGGATGCGCAAATACTACTGTATTGTTCCTACTCTCATAGTCCTCCATCTTCATACGAAGTATATGAGCATCTTCAGCATATGTAGGAAGTCCTTTGAATAAAGGTATAGCAGAACACTTCAGATAGGTATTACCATCAAAGTATACCATCTTATAACTATTGAATGGCCCCTTATCCTTCAATCCTCCATTATCAAAGAACTCTGCAGCAGTAACTTCCTTACCGGAAGCTAATCTATCCAATATATCAACTTGTACCTTATTGAGCTTACCAAGGCCAAATAACATGTACCTAAGACCCTTTTCTGTACAGTACATCTGACCATCATCACTATCAATACCCTTACCGGATACTGAACTGATAACAGGAGTAGTACGATAAGTAATATGATGAATAGTCTCCAAGGTATGTTCAATGCCCCAGTCCTTATGAGTAAATGGTACTGACATATTAGGGCCTTGTGCATTAGCACCTGCCATTCTCTTAACCTGGTCAATAGGATCAGTAAAGTTCTTGGCCTCATCACCGAATAATACCTGGTTGATACCTACTGTATTCAGGTAATCATTAACAAGTACCTGCATCAGGTTATGGCCGAAATCCTTCTTACTCAGGTTCATCTTACCATTAAGCTCCTCACCCATACCCTGTTCCAGGTAGTTAGGTGCTAAGATGTTCTTAATAGTAGTCATATCAGAACCGGTCATAGATATAAGACCCTGTTCCCTCATCTCTTTAGCAAGTTCCAGAGTCTGGTCCTTCCAATAATCCTGCAAGTGCTCTTCAATCTGCTTACGGTGCTTACTGATATCCTCTCCCTGTAAAGCAAGACTCTCCAGATCACCGGCAATATCTCCTAACATAGGAGCAGCTGTAAAGAACCTAAGACCTCTTGGTGATATACCATTCTTACCCTCAGTATGATACCCTGCTATAGAACCTGTACCTGCAGTAATCTCCTGCTGTACTCTGCCTATCCTGGTAAACTCCTGTTCAATAATACCATATAGTATATCAAGAGCCTTGGCAGATAACTTACTGCCAGTAACTGCCTTAACAACAGGTAATCTAACCATATGTATAGAGTTCTTAGCCTCTATAGTACGTATAGATATTGGTACCTTATAGAATGTGTTATTCCCCTCTACCACCTTAGTATCCGGTTGTTCTCTTACATCATATAGTCCTAACAGGTTAGCAAGGAACTCACGGCTATTGTAATCCCCATAAGTAATACCATCATCTTGTCTGAGAGTACTCCTAAGGCCATCTATCTGCTCTACCTTCAACTGCTTCCTATCCAGTAATACCCGTACATCAGCATCAGAAAGTAACCAACTATTCCTATCAGTACCCATCAACTCTGCTACTCTATTAGCATCATTGAGATCACTGATAGCCATAAAGTCATAATTAGGATACCCATGAGCATAGATAGTCTCCTTAGCAGCATTGGTGAATGACATAGTGTTAACAGACTCATCAAACATTGCATTACCTGTAGCCAACTTCAACAATACAGATCCCGGAGTACTACCAGATACTTTATCAGATGATTCAGTTTCCCTGGAGAATATATCCTGATTCTTCTGTAATGGTGTTAGTATATTAGCACTCAGTGACTTAGCATCTATTACCTCAACATTGTTATATAGATCAAGAAACTTCTGTTGTGCAAGAGTCCTTACACTAGGATCCTTACCCGCAGTTATAAGGTACTTCACATACATCTGGTGCAAAAATATACCTGTCTGCTTCTGGATATCCTCAGATAACTTCTGTGATAATACCTCTAGTGGCTTATCAGTGATCTTCACATCCTTACCACCGGCAAGTGATATAGTATCTATCAACTTATTAACTGCTGTACTGCTTCTCTTCTTCAGTGCTAAGTTAGCATCTCTCCACTGTGAGAACTGGTTCCTTGCAGCATCCCTGGTATTAGCATAAGATATCCTGTACCTGTTGTTCTTATCAATCTGGGTAAACAGATAAGGAGTTTCATACTGGTTAAAACCTTTAAGTACCTGCATCAGTAACTGGCTGTTCTTAGTGGGTTCCATAAGCTCCTCATCAAAGCCTACCTCATCCAGTAACCTATTAATAAACTGTGCAGTCTCCGGGTTACCCTGGTGATTCCTATATTCTAATAAACGCTCTAGTAACTTCTGCTCAGATGAATGGTTAGATAGTACCTTCAATAGACCATTATATACCTTATTAGCAGATACTGATCCATATATGGGAGAACCATCTACAAGTTCCTTGTTACCGAACATGTCCTTATCCAGGGTATAAGAAGTAGAACCTATATATCCTCTCAGGAACTTAGACAAAGAGCCATAATCACTCATAGGACTCTTCTTCTTATGGGCATTCTCTGTGTTATTAGGACCGTATTCATCCTCTATAGCCTCATTCTCCTCATCTTCAAGATCCTGCCTGTAACCCATAAGGTTCAAATGGAAATCAACTGCTCCCTTAAGAGATTGCAAAGCATCCTTATCATTGAATGTCTTCTTCAAATCAATCAAATCATTCATCCACTTAGCTCTCTGGCCAAGATCCTCTATAGCCCTGGCCCTGCTCTTGTAGATAGGTAATGAAGTATCGTAAGTATCCCTGTATACCTTGAGTATCTTATCAAGTTCCTGGGCCTTGTTGTACTCCCCACTATCACCAACTGCCTTATAGAACATATTCACTATACCGGATACTATCTGGTCACTAACATCCTGTGATAAGTATCTAGGTACCTTAACCTTACCAGTAGAAGTCTCAACATCCTGGGCACCTACCTGTATTACCTTAAGAGCAGGTGTATTCACACTCTCACTCTGGATACCTGTAAACTGATTAACTGCTAACCCTGCCTGGGTATACTGACCACTGTTGATAGCAGAGAATAAGCCATGTAACTGTGAACTGGTTAACCTATCCCACAAACCCTTAATAAAGTCAACTATATGGGCAAAGAATCCCTTAATAGTAGGAGATGTCTGTACCTTCTTATCCATCATCCACTTATCAAACTTATTAGCCATATATTCCTCTAACATAGTCTGGTGCAGAGTAGCTCTGTCCATAGCAGCATACTGAGGATGTAAGTTCCTGAACTGCTGTTCCTTCTTATCAGTAATCCTATATTCCTTACCGGCAATCTCCAGTAACTGATCTATCTTGGCCTGTGGTAATAACAACCTGAATATAGCATGGAAAGCCTCATGGTACTTAAATGGACTGTTCTTATATACCTGTATAGTACCACCGGTAACATTCCTGAGAGCATCTAAGTGAGTAATAAACTGCCCTACTGTGATGTTATTATCCTGCAGATTCTTAACCAATATACCCATATCCTCTACAGATATGATATCCTGTGGCAGATTCTGCTGTACCCAGGTAGTAAATGCATCAATATGCTCTACAGACTCTGCAGTAAATGGTTCAGTAGCAGGTACTATCTTAAAAGGAACAGCATCATCATCCCTGTTATTCTCCAGGGCATCAAAGTCAACTTCCTCTACAGCCTTCTTAATATCCTCTTCCTTATTCTTCTTAGGTAAAGGAGTAGCCATCATAAGCTCTTCCTTGGTAATAGTATGTATAGGAGGTTCGATCTCTTCCTGTAAATTCGTCTTAGATGCAGGTACACCGTATACCAATGATATGCTCTTAACAATATTAGGACGTACAGATGCTGTCATACCAAGAATATCCTGTTCAGTAGCCTGAATAGGTACCTGGTGACGGAAACTATCCTCAGTGATCTTCACTCCCGGGAATCTATTCTTCTGGTTAAGTACCTTCTGTATACTCTCAGCTAACTTCTGTGGAGTAGATATGTCTCTATTCTCCAATGTCAGTATAGGTGCCTTTACATGGTTAGTAGCTACAATAAGATGTCCTTCCTTATCAGGAGATGGTTCAACATATTCTAACCGGATATCCCACTTCTTATTAGTATCAGTAATCTTCTTGCCATTCTCCCTGGAATATACAGGTATAGCAATGAAGATACCGTGTATAATGTCCTTAATAGCCTGTATCTGCTCAGTAGTAGGATCCTTTTCAGATAGTAAAGTAGTAAGAGTATCTAACTGTGGTTGTAACTCATCCTGGGTATATACTGTAGGAGTAAGTTGTACCCATCTGGTATCACCGGCAATAGATAATAGAGCACTATAAGTACCTGCATTCTCATTATCAGGTAGAGTATGTCCTGAGTTCAGATCATCCAAAGTACCCTGTATCATAACCCTGCTACCATCATCAGCTATCCTATTACTCACTACTACCATAGAGCCCTGTGGATTCCTGTATAAGTTAGCAGATAAGTCAGCTAAGGGAGTACCTGCCTCACCAGTCTCTGTATAATCCATATTCAACCTGGGAATAATAGATAGTATATCAGATAACTCAGTACCGGATAAAGTAACCTTACCATCCACTAACTTACCCTCTATAGCCTTCTGTATAGCACTGGCAGTATCAGCATCCTGTTGAAACTGCGTAAGTGCCTGATAAGGAGTCATATTCTCCGGTATCTCCAATACCTTACCAATATCATCTACAGTAAGCTGTTTAGCTGTCTTCGGTACTCCATTGATGGTAAAGGTATAATAATCTGCATTGGTCAAATATCCTATAGGAATACCAGACAGATTTAACTGCATACTATACTGCTGTCCATTCTGATGTATAGCAGGGTTATCCTTAATATCAAAACCTTCTCCCTTCTTGATAGTAGTCACTACAAGAGATAGGTTATCCTGCAACTCCCCCTTAGATACTTTGGATAATAGATCAACAACTCTCTTCTGTGACCTGTCCTTAACTGCCTTCCTTGCATCCGAACCTGTCTTCAATCTACTAATCTCTAATGGAGTCATAAGAGAACCATTTTCATGTATAAATGGCACTCCGATAGTAACCTGTGAGTGTAGTATCTTCAACTTAGGAAGTTCAATCTCTGGTTCATCATCAGTATCTGTATCAGGAGGAGTATCAGTGTTAGTATCATCCTGTGCAAAGTGAGCATCCAGTATCTCATTAAGATGTTGAGTATACAAAGCCTCAGGCATAGACTCCCTCTGGTTCTGTAGTATCTCCAGTTCCTTGGCCAGCTCAGGGTTATCATTCAGGTAATTCTGTAGTAATCCAGGAACATCAAAAGATATCTCATCTCCATTGTAGTGATCATTAATAGCCTGTCTGGGATCAGCAGGATATTCATTGGTGGTGTCAGTATCCTCATCAGGAACATCCTCATCAACAGGTCCTGTCTGCACATCAGCCCTTTCCTTAAACTCCTTATCCATCTGCTGTCTGGCCATTCTCTCAAAGTGATAGATACCATCAGTATGACGGTCTACCATCTTCTTAAAGTTATCCAGGTGTGTAAGTACATTCAAAGCAGCTACATAATCACCATGATCCTGGTTCAACTTCATATAATCCCCAAGAGCACTGAATGCATCATCCATTACCCTATGATCAGTAATAACAGGACTGTTGTTATTGAACTCCTTGTTCTTGCTATCTACATAACCGGAAAATGCCTTATTCAGATTCTGTGTGTGCTTCTTATACTCTTCATCAGTAATATCCTCAGCAGATAATGCATCATGAGCAACTGTCCATACAATAAGATGAGTCAACTGTTCCTTAGCATCCTTTTTAATATCAGTAAGTTCTTTATCTTTCCCTAATGCATCATAAGTAGTAATTTCCTGCTTTAATAAAGCCATTTGATGCAAAGTTGCCTCTTTATTACCTAGTATATCGAAAGTGTTATTAACAGCAATTCCTATACCGGGAATAGAACCCATCTCCATCTTGATCTCACCTGCTCTCTTAATAGCCTGAGTAGCATTATAATCAGTAGTAGCTAATGTCTCTATAGAATTATCCAGTGCCAGCTTCTGTATCTGAGCCCTTCTATATGCTACTGGATCATTCCTGTATAACTCTGGCTGTACTATATCAGAATACCGATCCTTAAGATCCTGCCAGTTATTATGATAAGCAGTGATGTCATCAGTAAGACTCTTGATATAAGTCCTCATATCAGTAGGAGTAGCATTCTTACTCTTCAAGGTAGGAAATGCCTGTTCAAACTCCTCATTGGTCTTAAACTTATCAGAGAACTCCTTGATATGGTCTATAAAGCTATCATAATTATCTGTCTTAATAGCAGTAGCAACTGCCTTAGTAAACATATCTTGCTTGGCATTAGTGAATGTGTACTTATCCCCTATCTGAGCAGCAGCAGCCATATCCTTAATACCAGTACTCTGTACCTTAGTATTAGCTATATGTTCATCCAGCATCTTAGCAGGATTAGCATAAAAACTGTTGAGTAAAGCTCTATTCTCTTCCTGTAGTCTCTTGTTCTCTTCTAACTTGCTCTTATACTCCTTATTAACCAGACTATATCCTTTTTGTTGGGCATACATGGCTGTATTACTCAAAGGACTCATGAATAAGCCAGTAGTAGCCCCCATAAGAAAAGTCTTCCATCCTCCGGAAGATTCCCATATATTCCTACCAGTAGTAGGTACAAGATCCTGAGAAGCAAGTCCTTTAGAAAAATCAGCTTCTGCTATATCAGAGAATATAGATCGCCCCTTAATATCCTTACTACCGTCATATAAATTAGTATAGTAGTCTCTGAATGTCTGATCACTGGTATTTTGTAGTACTTCCTGTATACCCTCTGCTATCTCGAACTTAGTACCTTGAGATGCCAGTGTCTTAGCACCAAATTGCCATAGAGCAGTACCCATACCAAAGTCCTTCCTGATCTCATTAGCAGTCCTGAATGTAGATAATGGCCCTGTAGCCTTCTGATAAGCTATTCTCTTACCCTCCTTAGCTATTGTGAATATATCCTTCTCACCTTCTTCAGCAGCCTCTCTGAGTAGCCTCTTGGCACTACCGAACTTAGAGAACATATTACCAAACTCCAACTGATTCATGGTCATCAATAGACCAGTGTTCACTATAAAGTTATCAGTAGCAGCTCCATATGCAGTCTGTTTAATACGTTCAAGATCATCACCTGCAGGATATTGTCCATCGTGCTTGTTCTGGTACTTAGCAACAAGGTCTCCATATAACTGTCCATAGGTATTAGCTCCTTCCATCATAGACTCTGCCTTAGCAGCATTAGCCATAGAGAAGGTCTTGATAGTACCTGGTACACCTGCCTTGAATAAATTCCACATACCAGTAACACCAGCATCCTTTGCCTTATTGATATCTTCAACTACTTGTGCTCCGGGTAGAAATCTCTTGGTGCCATTCCAGATATCTTCCATAATAGACCTGTTAGCAGATAGATCACTCATCTTCCTCAGATCATTAACCTGTTGTGCCTTAGTAGCTGTCTTAGGAGCAACTTCACTAACTATCTTAGCAGCCTTCTCACCTGTTTGTATACCACCTTCTACTGCCCTGGCTCCCTTACTGAATAAACTAAAAGCCTCTCCTATACCAGCAGTAAGCAAAGTCTCTCCCAGTATCTCAGCTCCCATACCCAGGCCAAAACCCATCTGCTGACCAATATCCCCTATAAATTCCTTACTAAACAAGTGGTTATCACCATAAGGAGTATGATAGATAGCGTACTTATTCATGATATCCTCTTGCTTCTTGTTATTAGCAAGTAGCTCTTCCGGAGTACCTAACAGAGCTTCCTTACCTGCTTGCCAACCACCACCAGTACCCCAAGTAAACAAGGCATTAGCAGTATGGCCCCAGGACTCTACAGACTGCTCAAATGAACCTACAGCTAAATGAAAAGCACCTCCTGCAGCATTCTTCATAACATCTCCCCAAGTCTGTACCTGTCCATAGTTGAGTTCATTAACATCATACGGTTTACCATCAACCATAGTAGTACCGGCATAAGGTTGAAAACCAACATCCTTTACCTTGCCACTGTTCACATACCTGTCTGCATTACTCTTCTCCCAATCAAAAGATACAGGTTGCAGTTCAGTAGATAATGTAACTGGAGTAGCAGCATACTGATTCCAGAAATCCTTCTCCCCATTACCCTGCTTACCAAGATCAGCAGCATTATACTGTATTCCTGTATTAGGATCAGGTAATACAAGTTGATCAAGAGATATATGAGAAGTATTCTCCGGTATAGGAAGCAGATCAGGTATTGCTGACATTTAATGTAGTTTAAGTAGTTGTATCAAAGATAAGAATTTCAAGTGTGGTAATATAATAAATTTCCAGCAATTTTTTTAATTTAAAAATGTAAGTGACAGTAAGACTACCCTTATCCTCACAAAAACTTACTAATAGTGCCCTGGTAACCCCTCACTAAATATATGAGTTAATATTTGTTTTATAATTATTTTTGATGTTAAGTAAAGTTTTCTTATCTTTGATTTCGAAAACATACATTAACATAAAAATTGAACATTATAAAACAAAAGATCAACTCCTGATTTATCTCGTAAAAAGAACCTGATATTTCAAAGTGGATTGTTTACTGTCTATGGATACTGTTAAACCAGATAAGAAAGTGGATGATATCCTGACAATACTAAAGGGCATAAGTCTTAATGAAGCTATCAGAATAATAGCATCAGTAACTGCCCAGATAAATGATGCTGCAATTATTCCATAGGATCAATACCAATCATATTGAGTATTGTTCCAATAGTATAGTTAACTGTCATCGTAGTATTGTTAGAAAGAGAAATATCACATTGCTCACCTATTGCAGATAAAGAAACAATACTGTGAGTAAGGATAAAGTACCGGCGACCATTATAGTCTATTTTAATAAACTGTTTCATATGTATAAAGATAGTAAACAAATTGAACCCTTTGATTTATCTCGTTAAAAGATCATGTTGGGCTTGCCTGTTGTTTTATAGCTTATTAAGTTCTTTGACATTGCAGATAATAAAAAGCCCCTGAGGGTTAGTCAGGAGCCTTTGCTATTTCTTCCTGAGATAAGATTGTAGTACGGTATTAAGTACCGGAGCAAAAGCTACAACCAAAACTACTACATCATGTGCAATCATACTATCGAAATTAAAGGGTTAATCTTTCGATTGTTGGTTCCCGTGGCTTTGAGCCCATAACCTGATAATATGCAGTGAGGTAAAGATATAGATATTATCTGCAATGACAAGAGCAATGTAAATTATAAAACAAAAGATCAACCCAATATTTAGCTCGTTAAGAGAACTAATCAGTTAGGTGTCATTATGTTATGTTCAATTACTGTAGATGAAACCTGTGTTTTCTTTCCTGTATGGGTTGGTTTATAGTTGGTCTTATTTTGCTTTTGGTGTCAATATATGCCATAGGAATGCACCAAGACAAGCTCCGGATAAAAAAAGTACAGCAGCTACAGAAAGAGAAAGCCAACAAGGAAGGTGTATACGAACAATTTCTAAACCATAGTACACAGCAGCTACCGAAGTCCCTGCAGCTAAAATCCACGTTAATTGAACCATGTGAATCTGGGATTTATGTACCGCCACTTCTAACTCCTTTTGGGTTTGTCGGTCTTTTTCAATTTGGGCCTCACGAAGAATAGCACTTTTATATCCTCCTGCACTTAAGAATTTACTTCCTTTTATCGTACTTGAGTATATACTACTTGACCAAGATTGCCCTTTGTCATCCTCATGAATAGTAGTACCAACATATTTAATGTATTCGTCATTTTTTAATTGATCTAGCACTTTATTTAAAGTTATCCTGATGTTCCCAAACATAGGAGTAAGCTGAAAATTATTAAGTTCGTCAATATCAGTAAAAAGTCTTTCAACATCTGCATTAGGATTGGCATTAGTACTTATACAATACCATTGTAATGTCCAGTCTAATAAATCTATGAAATCCATAGAGGCATAATCCTTCATACCAATAATTTTAGTGCAAGATACTACCCTGCACCAGTAATCCAAATGTGTACAGGTATGTGAAAGGGTCTATTCAACCTCTCACCTATATTTCCACAACGCTATCCTGTTTCATTTCTTCCGGTATCTGTTACCGGATTACAGGTAGTACTGTAGCCTACTTCTGTATAACTATGGCTGTTATATCTGCTTATTTAACCTCTAATTAATAAATCTATGTTGGAATTACTACAGAGCCTGCTATGGTTCAATGATGATTACCGGGTTACTTTCACCAGACATAAGGCCAGGAATAATGAAGAGTACCTATGGTTTACCTATGATATTGCTACCGGTATAAGGCAGCACAGATACTATAGTGTAGTAGATGATAAGGTACTTATAGAGTTTGATGGTGAGCTGTATAAGGTAAAGGAACTGAAAGCTCGGTTTATAGGTAATATAATGATCCAGCTAGAAAATGTGGATATAGACCTTGATATAATCAACTTTATGGGTACTCACCTGCCTGTTATACATGGTGCTCCTTATAGACTACAGGAAGTTGTACAGGATCAGTAATAAGGGTACAGGGGAAATTACTTATTCTTAAAAGTATCTCTTATTTGATTATAGGTAGATTCTGTATGAGATACACAGGCTGGAATTTCTATTCCTAGTGTAGTACATACCTGAAAAACAACATAATCAGGTACAGGAATATCATTTATAGGAGTGCCTATATAAGTGCTTCTATTAGTTGCAGGATTATAGAACTTAATCTGTCTGGCTGTAACATTTATACCTTCAATAGGTTTTTGTTCACACTTCTTTTCCTTTAACCAGTCAACAAGATCTTCTCTTGTAAGGCAGCTCCCCTCTTTGCTCATTAGGCAACATTTGTCATTTTAAAAGATGTAGATGTAAAATGCTGGTTCTTCAGATAATGATTACGGGCTTCTTGTTCTTTATCCTGCATCATTACTTTAAAGATTTGTTTTAGATTTTCCTGTGCTTCTTCCTCTGTTTCTCCATAGGCAATAGCTTCCGGAAACTGAGCAATAAAAGCAGAATATCCCTCATTAGGACTGTGAGGACAAACTGTAATAAGCGCTAATTCAAAATCTATTGGTGAGTTCATTGTTGCAAGTTTATGTAAAAATACAGAAAGTAAACATATTGTATAGTTAAACAAAGATAATTGTTTTTAAGATACAACTAGTATCTATTACTTACTATTGCAAAATTCAAAACTTTTGTACATTGCAAACCATAAAAATATCAATGCTTATGTAAACACAGCACTGGAAAATATTGAATACTTATAAAGTATCATAATTGTAGTATTACTGCTTCGAATTACCACACTAACAGTAACTATCAATGCAACTATGACTAAGATATACCCAAGATATGGGTGTAGCTGTGTCTTTTGCATTGATAAGGTTGTGGTAAACCTGAAGCAGTAAAAGAACATCGGTTACACCTATTTTATTTTTAACGCTTCTAATTACCACAAAATGAAGAACTATCTTCTAGTTTTGGCACTAATGTGTCTATCTATATCTTCCCATGCACAAGTAATTCCTCAGCTCCTTGTTATACCTCCTAATAACTCAACTATTGCCCTTGATCCTGTACCTGATCAGGAACATAAGAAGTTCTTTATCTGTTCTAAAGAGTTTTCAGTTAACGATGCTCCGGTAGTAGTTAAGAATAATTTCATTGTTATATTCTTTAAGAATGGTGGTTATAATATTGATATAGGTGATCTACAGGCTCCTGTATGGAAGCTCACTTCCCAGGAAGAGTGGAAAGAAACCAAAGCAGGTGGTTATTCCTTCTACACCCTATTAGGAGATATCAGGACAAAGGATCAATCTGTTCATTCTGCAGCTATACTACTTACCTATGGTACTGATAATGTCATACAGAGTGTAATGCTCTCCTTCTTAGATGAGAAAACCAATGTTCTATTCAAGAAAGTATTTAATGATGACCGTTTTAAAGTAGAATACAGTGGAAGATAATAATGATAAAATAGACTGGCAGGAGTTTAGAAGTAAGTTCCTGCCGGTTCTCTTAGTTATACTACTATTGATTATTTATGAATTATATAATCTATTTACCAGATGAAAAAAGAAATACAATTCTTCTGTCCTGTATGTAATAAACCACCAGAAAATGTCAATTATTACAGGCGTATACTAGAACCTTTGGGTATTATTAGTGTGAGAGGTAATAGTTCTATCGAACAGTTAGGAGAAATGGGCAAGCAGTTAGAGGTAATTCACATTACCTGTAGGACTTGTAAAACAATATTAACTACTTTGGGTAATCCTGACGCACTTCAAACAAATAATTCTGAATAGTAAACTAAGTTATTTACTACATTTACAACACTAATTAAATATAATATTATGAAAGAATATACTATTGTAGATGCTATAGGTACTACTGAATTAATACAAAAAGTCAATACTATGATAAAAGAAGGATGGCAGCCTACCGGGGGTATATGCTATATTCCTTTAACTACGGCTACTGAAATAGGTCTTATATTTTATCAGGCTTTGACAAAGTAATATAACCTTTTCTTATATCCTCAAGAGCTTTTTCTGCAAACTCTTTACTATCCTTATGAAGAGGTGGTTGATACTTCGTTGTGTCTATAATAGCACATTGATCTAATAAGGAATTAGCCATTTTTAAAACTTCTTTGGCTGTACTATAATTGCTATTCTCAAATAATGCTATTATCTCTTGTGCAGTAGGTATTTTACTTTCCATTACCAGGATCATAACTTCCTTTTTCCTATCCTAACTACAGAACCGGTATACTCACTAAATCTTGAGTAGCATTTGTTCCATAATAAACCTTATAGATAAATAGATATGACATTTCTGGAAAATGTAATGTCATATCTATTCATGCCTACGGTATCATAAGGGGAAATTATGTAGACAAAGCTACAAGTATTTTTATTACTGGCAAAAAATAATTTGGTAGTTATATAATGATAGCATTAATTAACTTTCATAGATTCTTGTTTGTTAAACTCAGCCAAAGTCATTCCATTAACAGGAACATTAGCATTAGCTGTACGGGTATTGGCAATAACTTCAGATATGTGATTAATAACTCTAGCATTCATAGTAGCTACTAATTCATCAGGGCTCTTAGCACCTGCTCCTACTAACAAAGGAATATCAAAGTCAAAATGGTCTGTCTTAAACTGTCCTGGATGTAAAGGATCTGGAACTCGTCTATCTATAGAGCAATAAGCTATTGTAGCCCTTCCATCAATTCCTTTCATACCTGGCTTAATAGTATAATCAAATCCAGAAGCCTTGGTAATAGGATCAGCTGTCATAGTCTGACCACTAAGAAGAGAACTATAAACAAAAACACCGGTACTCTTAGGAATAGAAGCCAGATAAGGAGTAGTTGCATTATCAGTAGTAGGAAATATAAATGTACTATTCTTCACATCCTTTATAGCATCATCATCTGTATTCTTAAAAGTAACTCTCCATGCCTCTTTACCATCAGGAGTCATTATCCTCACAGGACCATTGGTATACTTCTTAACACTCTCTGCATTTTCCAATATACCCCTAATAGTACTCATCTTATTACCAGCCTTAATAGGTTCTCCAAGCTCATTATTAGCTTGTTGACTATATATAAGAGGTACATTAGCAGGGTTAGCAATTTCCTTACTGATACCTACGGCATATTGTTCTTGTTTCTTATCAGAAGGATCATAACCAATCTCCTGTCCTATAAGACCGTCCTTATAATCTTTCAATTGCGGTATAATAACTTTAGATGCTCTATCTTGTAACTTACCTATAATACCTTCTTGTCCGTACTTTCCAAGAGCAGAGTTAGGGTCAAGTGGTCTATTATCCCATTTATGACTGGCATCTCTTATCTCAGTATATACTTTCCCATCATTTCCTTGATATGCAGAAGTACCATATAAGTGTTTATTCAGTTCCTGAGCAAGAGCTACCTGATTATTCCTTGGTATGAAGTTATTAAAGTCTTTAATATTCTTATCTCCTACAGCCTCTAACTGTCCTTTTAACTTGTCTAAAGTGCCATTCTTCCACATCTCAGCCACATCCCTAGAAGAGTAGTTAATAATATTACCATCTTGTCTGATAGATACTGAAGGAAAGTCCTTAGCCATATCCCTTGTAGATATCAACCTTTTAGAACCATCAGGATTAGTAGTTATTAATTTGTCATACTCCTTTGCATGAGAAAGAACCTGGGTAGCCACTGCATTATCAAACTCTTTCTGATTAGCCAGTAACTTATCCTTAGCACCAGTAGCCTGTACATTAGCTACTATGATCTTACCTATTCTCTCTGCAGCATCATCTGTACCACTTGCCATTATCTTCTCAATGGCCTTAGGTACATAGGAAAGTAAAGCAGTCTGCATTCCTTCAGGAGTTTCCTGATAGCCTGTTACTCCTGCATCTTTCAATACTCCTTTGACCTTATTCAAAGAAACTAGTTGTTCTGCATCCGGAGTACCTCCTGCCTGAATAGTATTGGCCCACTCTGTGAAGTTGATAATATCTGTTCTTGGTAAACTACTGGCACTCAATGCAGATGAAACACCATTAGGGTTATATATAGAGTTATGAACAGTAGCAGCTAACTTATTCTGAGCCTGTTGTACTATATCCAAACCATTAGCAAGATGTCCTGGATGAGCTACATCCTGCCCTAACAATGAACCACTTTCTGGCCCAGTACCTGTTCCTACTCCACCAGAAGTTGATGATGTAGAAGAACTTGATCCTGTAGTAGTCCAGCCAGTAGGCCCAAATGAAGGATCAGTCTTACCTCCAGGGATTAATTTACCGGTGTCTTCATATAACTTAAGATCCTGTCCTCTCAAAGTAGCATTCAACTCCGCCTGTCTAAGATCACTACTCTTCTTATCAAAAAGTACTTTCTCATATTCTACCCATCCCTGGTTAGCCTTTACCTCTACAGTAGACATAGAGGCCATACCAGCAGCCCATCTATCAGCCATAAATGCCTTACTGATATTACCTATATACTGTTCAGGATGTTCAGCCATATCCATAAACTGCTTCTGGTATTTCTGTTTCTGATCAGGAGTCAATCTGTCTCCTCCTATTGCATTATATTGATTATAATACTCAGTAGCTGCTGCACTATGCAACTTGATATTACTATTAAGTTCCTTTAACTTGAATATCTGACTGTCATTAAGTATACCTTTCTGCTGATTAGTTACCTGTGCCTCTATAGCAGCCTTCTCTGAAAGAAATCCTGTAGTCAACTTCTGGTAAGAATCTCCAATACCCTTATAACTACTAAGCAAATGATCCATATTCTCAGTAGCAAAATGCTCATTAAGAGCTCTTTCATCAAGTCCTGGATTCTGCCTTAGTATCTCATCCTTCTGCCTTTGTACCTGTACAGATGCTTTCATACGTATCTGGGCATCATACTTATCTCCTACCTTAGAAAGATAGTAAGTCTTGAAAGCATCTCTACTCTGCAGGCCATTAGTAGTTACTGTCTGGTTAGGCCCATTAAGAGTAGTTGTAGTAATTCCCTTCTGTCCTTCTAACTTGTAAGCAGCATCAATATCAGCATCAATATCATGTACCGGTATAAAATCCCTGGTCTCTAACTTCTTATATGCATCCGGATTCCTATTGGCCTTCTTCAACTTATCAAGAGCCTGTTGTATATAAGTAACAGAGTCAGGATCAAATAAAACTCTCTGCTCAGGATCAGTACTATCCCTAAAAGAATAGGCCTTCTGCATCTTGTTAGTAGCATCCTTGGTGTAAGCTATGTCCTGTAGAATAATATTATCCTGCCAGAATGGTGCATATAGAGCCTCTGCCTGTGCTACATTAGAAGGAAGGGATAGGTCAGTACTGGCTAACTTCTTAAGGCCTTCCTGGGCATCCTTAACATACTTCTCTCTTACTACCTTATTAGCCTCATCAGTAACAGGTTGAGATAATATGCTATTATAGCCGGAAGCTACTTCAGATAGTCCCTGCATATACTGAGATTCCTTCTTCTGCTGATTAACTGCTAAGAAGGAAAAATCAAATTGTGGTGTAGGTGTCTGCAGACTCCCCTGGTCAGTAATATTTTGTAGATATGAGGCCATATAATACTACTAAGATACTACATACAACATATAAAGTGTAGTATTCTGGTGAATAAATTTCAGATGTGTAACAGGCATATTACTATACCACATTGTAAGTGTATTACTTCTTAAGGAATTTATCCAGAGCACTAAATGGTCCTCCGTACTTCTTAACAGATCCATAGTTAGTAGTAACTGTCTTATTACTACCACTCTTCGAAGTAGTCTGTGTCTTCTGCCTAAGACCTGATTGCTCTCTATAAGCATCATCAGCAAACTCTGCAGCTCTTTCAGGATCACCACCACTATCTATATAAGCCTGTTTCCAGTCTCTTAAACTCTTCTGTTGACCAGAACCTGCTGAACCATTCAGCATCTTCTGCATAGCTAGTCTACCTGCCTCATCTCTAAATTGCAATTCTCCTGTACGAGGATCCCTCTTATAGATCTGATTAGTAGCATTCAGTTCATTAATAGACAATCTATCCATAAAGGCCTTCTCATAAGTATTTAAAAGATCAGCTCTGCCTTCCTTAAGACTATTATCATACTGTTGAGCAGCTATAGTATTACCCTGGTGTAAACTCTTCAACCTTGCCCTCTGTTGTTCTAGTACCTGGTTAGTCACTCCTGCAGCATTCTGGTTAGCCTGGTTAGCTATTCCTACATTCTGGTTACTATACTGTCCTATAATATCAGCAGCCCTGGTTCCAGCCTGTCCCTGAGTAGCTAAATAGTTACTCATATTGGCCTTGTTGTTACCACTATTACTCATACCAGTATAAGCACTGTTAGCCTGTTCAGCATTAGCAGCTAAGGCCCTACGAGGATCAGTAAATACAGTATCAGGTAATACAGCAGATATAGGTGCCTCATATGGCAAATACTTATGGATACTGGCAAGGTTCAATAAGCTACTGGCCATAGCCAATCTATCAGGATTAGTAAATGCCCTTGACTGTGGGGGAGCTGTAGTAGTAATATCTGGTTGGTTATTATCAGATATAGGAGTATATGGAGGTACTTCTACAGGAGGTGCTGAATATTCCGGTATAGGTGTAGGCATCTGATTCAAACTATGTAAATACCCATCTCTTACAGGCCTTTTAGCAGTAACAGTAAAGTCCTGTCCAGTGCCTATAGGAGGAGTAGGTGCATTAGGATCATACCACTTCACAGGTACATCATCATAGCCCCCATCAGCAAAATGAGGTAATCCACCATATCTCTGCATAGGAACCTGTTGTCCCTGTTGAGGAGGTGTTATACCCATAGCTTCCTTCATACCTTCCTGATACTGTGCCAGTTGTGTGAGCTTACCCAGGTAATTCTGTTGCATCATCTCAGCTGTCTTCCTAGTCATGTTATCACTCTTAGGATCAGATACTATAGCAGAGAACTTCTGTAGATCGTACTTCTTAGCAATCTCTGCAGGTGTCTTCTTCTTAGTCTCTCCAAATACCTTGAGTACATTAGGATCCTTAACCTTCAACTTAGCTGTATCAGAGAATACAAATGCACCATCTGGTACATTAATAGCCTGGTCATTACCGGAAGCATGAGATCCGGTATTAACACCCATTAATGCAGGAGTTCCATCATTGTTGAAGTCCCCTAAAATCTGCTCTTTTTTTTCTACTACTACATTAGGAGCTCCTCCATATTCCATTTCCTGCTTACCTGTTATCCGTATTCTCATATTTCCAGAATTTATTATAAACTATTTTAGTACTGTCTTTAAGTGCTCTTGTTAAGTGACTAGTAGAATCTGGTTTTTTACCAAAATGTAGAAGTACATCTTTCAGGCAATCAAATTGCTTATATAAAGAACCATCTATATTATAACCTATTACTGCCTTTCTTAGAGTAGTTCTTATTATTCCTTTATTTACTCCTGCACATTTTCCTTTCTTTGAACTACTGACCTTTTCTCCTACTTCTGGAGATCTCTTTTTATTCTTATAGGGGCACGTATAACCTATCCTTTTAAAAGTAGCCTTTATAGCAATAGACATTTTCTCTTTGGATTCTTTACTATGCCTTAATATACTACTAGGCCCTGTTGGTTGTATATTATACCCATATCTATCATCATGGACATTCAATAAATTACACCAATAATGCTCTTGATTAGCCAGGTATTGCTCTTCACATTCTTCTAGAATCTCAAATAAAAAATTGTCCTCACCATACTTATTCCAAGCCCTCTGTAACTTCTCATTATCATGAATATTATTCTTTAAATCATGTATATGACATCTTCTTCTTGCAGGAACAGTAATAGAATACCCTACATACAGTTTACTATTTATCAAGTTAGTTATTGTGTATATTCCTGAATCCATAAGTTAAATTAATTCAAAAGTAAATCCCATAGCCTTTATTTTCTGTAAATCGCTTTCATCTATATCATATTCACTACCTATACTATATTCCTTCTGCATCATAGGGTCTTTTGGAATAGTCCTACCTACCTTATAAGCATCTGATTGTCCCTGTATATTACTGTTAGCTGAAGGCCAGAAGGTGTTGAGCCCTCTGCTATAGCCATTATATCCTGAAGGTGTCTGTCCTCCATAGGCATATTGACCACCATACTGGCTCCTGACAGCATCTATAGAGTAATCCCCTTCAGTAGATTCATTGGTATGCCAGTTACCTTGTTGTTCCTGCATAGCTCCCTGTTGCTGAGGAGTATTCTGCTGTGCTCCATTACCTATACCTTGGAAACCGGTAGTATCTGGTCTATACAAGTTAGCATCATTGCCATATCCTGCCCATGAAGAAGTATCCTGAGGATATTGCCATGCTCCACTATACTGATCAGCCAGGAAAGAACCATTGCCCAGATCCTTATAATAAGGATTAGAACTATTGGCCATACTATTAGCAGTAGTCTGGTCCCTAACCTCTCCTGTAGGAGCATCCTGACCATAGTAGATATTACCTCCATTAGCCATTACAGGGCAACTCTTTATACGTATCTTCTTCATAATATATTAGTCTATAATGTCAAACTGATAACCTGCAGCCTTAGCAGCTCTGATGTCCTTATCACTCATATGGTATTCTCCACCCATCTTATAGTATCCCTGAGCATGTAACTGCTGGAACATAGATGGTGATTCTCTCTTGATCTGTCTCTTAACCAATTCATCCCTCTCCTTCATAGAGAGTTCACCCAACTTCTTACCCTTCAATGCAGGATATATATCAGCACCATAAGCACCATTACTCCATGTCTTCAAGGCCTTATCTACAGTAGTATCTGCCTTATAGTACCTGCTCTTAAAAGTGCCATCTACATCACCAAATAACTGCTGCTTATATGCCTGTAGACCATGATCTACATCCGGGAATGCTGCAAACTCTCCACCATCAGTACCAGGTATACCACTAGGTTGTCCCTGGTAGTTAGCCATCCACTCAGAGTACTTCATATTACCTGGATTATTGGTATCAGTTGCTATATCACCCTTCCTGCCCTTACCAGAGAACTTCTGTATATTCTGCTGTACAGGTGCCTGAGGTATACCCATAGGTGACATAGCAGTGTTATTATCAGGTAATGGAGCACTAGGAGTATAAGCTACCGGCAATAGTCCACCACCTACATCCATTCTCTGTGGCCCACCATATTGTTGTGGGTAGAACATACCTGCCTTAGTAGGAGTATTCTGTGTAGGACGAAAATAACCATGGTTAGCAGTGTAGTCACCCCTAGATCCTGGTTGCATCTTCTGTCCGGCAAATACATTATCAGTCATTCCTGCCTGCCTGTTATATCCCTGCATATTCCTCTGGTCTCTCTGGTTCTCATAGAAAGAAGCAGCTACCATACCAGCACCAAGAAGATTATTGAATCCTGTACCAAAAGGTCTCTGTCTCTGTGATCTACCTGCATTCATTCCATTATCAGGTATACTACCATCCTGAATATTCTGTTGAGCCTGGGCATCATCCATACCTGCTCTCCATGGAGCATTCTCCTGGGCAGTTCCTGGCATAGGTGTATTACTCATCTCCTGTTGCATGAGTCCTGTAGGAGGTGCTTGGTAAGCAGTATCTGGTTGAGGCCCCATTGTATTAGGTACTTCCTGTTCCTGGTTAGGATCATCAAGGTATGTAGGAGTATATCCACCAGTTACATATTTCATAGGGCCACCATACTCCTTATGGAATCCATGATGCTTTTTCATAGTCATAGCAAAAGCCTTCCTACGAGGAGTACAGGTGCTCTTAGTCATAGGTGAGCAATACCCCTTATGTGCTGGATTCACAGCTCCTTGTATCCACCCACCTTCCTTATACTGGTTAGGGTTGAATGCATTGGTATCTACATAGGTATTGGGAGCTGGAACATTATCCATCCTATAATCACCCATACTGGCTATATCACTAAGGTTATAACCTAACTTCTTCATCTTAGCAAGATCCTTAGGAGAAGGGTTATAAATAGATAGTGGTCTATACTGCTCTGTACCCTGGTCAGGTATATAAGCACTGTTGCCTACCATATTATTCCTAACAGGCCTTAGTTGATTATCAGTCAATGTATCTCCGGGATAGGTAACTGTATTATACAGAACAGAGCCTTGGTTAGGGGCAAGATGTGATCCTGCAGGTGCCTTCCTACCACCATCCTGCATCCTGGGCATAGGAATAAGTGGAGTACCTACATTAGACATAGGACTATTAAGCAGATAAGGAATAGGCCCTCCCTGTTCATAATACCCATTCTGTGAGCTGTTATTACCCTGAGACTGAGGAGCATTCCACTGTCCTCCAGGTATAAGAGGAGTACCAAGGTTACTCATAGGAAGGTTAGCCAGTGGACCTCCATTCTGTACTATAGGCATACCAAGGTTACTGAGAGGTCTGTTATATGTAAACCCTTCTGCAGTATATCCTCCATTCTTCATACATTTCTTCATCTTCTTCATAATCAATTACTTATATGTCATGAATAACTGTGCTTTCACAAAACTCTGCTGTAAGTCACTAGCCAAATTAGCAAGTTCCTCTAGGTTCTTATTCTTAGCATACTCTATTAGGGATATAGTGAACTGAAATCCCTCTGCCAAGAAAGCATTAAGGTTCTCATCACTATAAGGTTCTATCTGATCCATAACCACATTACTAAATCGCTCAGGAACCTGTACTCCTAATAGGTACTCTCCTATATCATCCTTACTATCTACCAGGGCCTTATATAACTCATCCAGTAACTTATGATGTCCTATAGTATGTGTCTGTAGATGGTATAAATGAGCCTTGTTATGATAAGAAAATAACTTCCCTATGATAACATCTGGTGTAAGATTCTTGAGTATAGCTGCGTTTTTAATATTCATTATTATTGTTTTGGGTATACTACTGATTGCCAATTTTTACCTTGTCTAATGCCAGAATATATACTTTCTGTAATACCGAATTTCTTAAAAATATCTCTTCTTTTCATTTTATTAAACATACATTCTTTTATCTGATAAACAACATCTTCTGTTAAAATAGCTCTACTATTACCGCTACCTATATGATGTTCTGATATTTTTTTATTCCTCTCTTCTGTAAATTTAAAACCTGTTAATTTTATTGATAATAACTTTTTGGTCTCCTCACTTACTTTATATCCTTTTCGGGATTCTGACATTCTTTTTTTAGTTTCCTCAGTATGTCTTCTATCAATACTGCTCTTTCTTCTTTTTTCTTTTTCTTCAATAGTAACTATTCTATTTTTAGCAGCTTCTACTGCTTTTTCCATGATCCACTTAGGCCTTGTTCTGCCTCTATTAGCATCTCCTATTTTCTTATTATGTTCAGGAGTGTTTTTTCTACCTTTATTACTTTCAGATATTTTAATATTTTGATAAACATCTTTAATATGACCTCCTTTAGTAAGGTTCAATCCATATTCTTTGTTATTATAATAATAAGAATTAAAGAATTTTATAAAGAATATTTCTAAATTATCTAAAAAAATATCTTCACAATTAATAATTTTGTATATTACTTCAATTTTATGTTCTATAAAAGTAAAGT